ATGTGTTTAGCGGAGGTGATTCCATGAAGCTAACAACAGCAATTAATCGTGTCGGATTGTCCGGATCGAATAATTGCTGTTGTTTCATGTTTTATATAATACACAATTATGAGCAAAATGGTATCGGTAATATTTTACAAAAATTTATTTCCTTTTTATGCGATATTACTAATTACTGCAATTCCTTAACAACCTTTCTACAAGACGTGAGAGTGATTTCTTGTCTTTCTGAATACGATATCCTGCATATAAAATTTGCAAAATACTTGTGAACAGAATTTTTACACCTTGTTCAAATGATTCTATAAAATCCACACTCATTTTATATAACTTCATTAAACCTGACTTTACTGTATTGATAGTTTTAAACCCAGTATTTGTGCTTGGTTTGATGATTTTTAAAAATGATTTGACACGGAAATTGACACATTTTTAGAAAGCCTTAATACACTTTAAACATTATATTAACTATTATAATTTCTTTGTGATAATTAATATGGTGTTTAACCGTAAAAAATAGGGTATATGTCTAAAATAAAATTGACATATACCCTATTTTACTGTATAATAAGAATATTAAATGACAAAATAAAATACAAATAATAACAAGAAACGAGGTAAAAAGTAATATGAAATCTGTGTTTCCTTCTAAGGAAGCTTTTTTCTATTTTTCCCAAAATAAAAATCAAAAATATAAGCCTCTCGACAAGGAAAGTAGTAATAAACCATATATGACATTAGGATGGGAGAATAATATTGTATTCATAAAAGACAATAATGATAATTATTTTTATATTACAAGTGAAAGTGAGCGACAAAGACACCTAAAATGAAAAATGTATCGTATAGTAGCATTATTGAAAAATCTAAGAATAATCGAAAACGTAAAAAATAGGCATACAGATTTTTATTTTTGTATGCCTAAAATTATATTAAGATGCTGTTCCATGCAGAGTCACATGAAAACTAATGCTCTTGGTTTCTGCTAACGGAGAAAATACAAAACCTTGGATTTTGCTCGCCGTGTAATTCGTTATGCTTACACTTATTAATCCGCTTGTCGCGAATGGCGTAATGTTGATAGCATCAAAAAACTTAATATTATTGCTTTGCGGTATCGTAATTTCAAAGCTTGCCCAATACATATTGCCATATTGATTAGTCATGGTGTAGTTTTGGGCTGCGGTGTGAAACGCTTCAATCAGATAACCACTTGCCAAGCGGTTAACCGACCAACCGTAAGCTGAACTTCGACCGGAAAGACATGTGCCTTTTGTATCTGTGAATTTTGCATCTGACGGTACGTCTGCATTAACGCTGTGTCCGTTTACTAAGCCTTCAAAGTTATACGCTTTTACAATGCCTTCTCGACAATCAATTCCTACAGCAGTTTGATTTTTGCCGCCGTAACGACCAGCCGCAACAGGAGAAGTGAATGACACACCCCACCAAGACCGAATTACAAGTTTGTTTAGTCCTCCACCGTGTCCGTTAGCTGCGTCATTACCAGACTCATAAATCGCATTAGAATCGTGTTCCATGTAAATTGCACCTGTTGTAATATTGCTCGAATAAACATTCGTGAATCTATGTGTCGAATCACCCAAATCCATAGCAACGTCTTCATTCGGGATAATGCTGCCTGCAAGTCTGTCAGTACCCGATGTTGTTATAAAATCGTCTAACATATAGTTATGTCCGCTTGTGCCTTGCAGTCGATACCACCAGTTAGGTTCTGTACCATTGCCACCACAGAACGTTACTCTTGGGAATTCATACCTACAGCTAATAACTGCATGTGTATCCGCACCGCCGAAGGCGATACCGGAAGCATAGTTGTTTTCGAACCAGCTTGGAGCAGTATATTGCCCTCTAATTGTCTTTAAAAAATATCCAGTTGTGTAGCCATTAGAGTTTAATGCCGTATATGTAGCTGTTGTATTGTCGGGTAATGTACAACCAAAGTCCGAATCCAGTGTGTTGTGATTATGTGCTTCCGGTGGATATGTAGACGGCTTATCTGTTACACCGTTCCAATTTACGTTTCCCGCACTTGCCGCATAATTTACACTGAAATTACTAGGATTGTAAACGTACATATCCGAACCGTTTTCACCACCCCATAGCCATGTGGGTTGCCCATTTTTACCGTCCCAATTAAATGTCATTGGATAGTTTCTATTGCCGCTCCGTCCAAGCTTTAGTGCAAGGCCAGCTATATTTGCTTCGCTTGCAATTTTTGCGTTGCTTGCTGAATCTGATGTTGTCGCATGGTCTACAGATTGATTTCCGATATTTTTGCTGTGAATTACATCTGCATAATGACTTCCATCTTGATTGTATAAGCTTATCCCCGGTGTTCCGTTTAGCCCCTTTACACCAAGATTACCTGCAACATTGTGGTCGCCAATAGCAACATCATCGCCGACTGGATTCCATGTATTATTTGCAAGTCCCAATGCTCCCGTAAGTGTTCCACCCGTCTTAGGCAATGCATTATTTGCTTTGTCGTAAGCAACATTCCAGTTAGTTCTTTCGCTAGGAGTAATATGTTTAACAGTATCTGTAATATGTTCAACTGCATTATTCCATGCCGTAATTAATGCAGAAGTAATACTATCTAAGACAGATTTATTGGAATGTGTATGCTTTTTAGAATTTGCGTCGTTCCAATTAGTACGTTCATCAGGCGTAATGTGAATTGAATTATTACCTGTATGTGTATCTAATTCCGCTTGATTTGCCTTTGTGCCAATTGCCTTATTTAATGCTTCTTCTGTAGTTTTGCTAGCAGAGATAGCATCTGCAACTTCTTTGAGGGTATCTAACGTTTCAGGCGCACCACCAATTAAATCGGCAATTTTTTGGTCGGTATATTTGTTGGAATTAGCATAAGCATCATCAATGGCTTTTTGCTGTGCGGTAGACACAGGTTTATCAACATCAGATGTGTTATCAACATTACCAAGATTTATCTGAGATTTTGTTGTTTTATGTGGATTATCATAATCAGACGTGTGAGAATAAATCTTATCGTTCACTATTTTTACTGCATTTGCGGTAGGAGCAGTAGTTGTAGAATCAGATGAAATCGTGTTTTCAAGCTCATTCGTTAATACGAAATGATGATTATCTAACTTAGTTTGTAAATCATTCGCTTTGTCATTAGCGTTTTTTGCAGCATTATTAGCATTAGATATTGCTATAGTTGTATCAGATTGTCTTTTATCTTCTTGTGTTTCTCTCGTTGTCTCATTTTGTTGTCGGGTGTTCTCATTAGTAATACGTTTTTTTTCATTTTCGATGCGGATATTCTCGGAATCTATACGTGCGTTTTCTGCACTAATTCGATTGTTTTCATTGGTATTACGGATATCTTCATTCGCATTTCGAGTTTCCTCGTTTTTTTGTCGAATATTTTCACATTCTGTGACTGTTTTGTTGAGTTCATCTAATTTTTTAAATTCGTTCTGTACACTTTTAAACTCATCTGAGCTTAAAATTGTATCATCAGGAACAGCACTAGCTTCAACGATTGCGTTAAAACTTGTTGTAGAAAGAACTTGATCTGTATTAATGTCATACAGTGAGAGAGTAGCTTTTGCAACCCCCGAAGTAATTAACATCTGCTCTGTCAAGTCGATGGTAATAGTATTGTCTGAATTAATTACACAATCGTTAAAAACAGGCTTTTTATCTGGTTTAAGCCATTTAATTCTGGCTTTAATTGTATCGCCGGAAATTTGATACTCCTTTCCTTTATACGTTAAAGACACAGTAATATAACGAGAATTCTTGTCATATTCTTTTGTGTCAATTGTCTTTTCTTCGTTATAATAGAGGTCTAACGAAAGATTGTGATTTAATTTAATCATTCTATCCTCCTTAAAAATAAAAAAGGACTGCATAATAACAGTCCTTTTATGCTAATATTTATTTTTTACCCTTCAACGTCTCCCCATGGTGTACTCCAGTCGCCACCCAGACTAATTACACCTTCGTTACAGTCGATTGAAATGCTACGACTTTGGCTATCATTTTGCATATATATCTGTCCGACATATGCATGTAAATTTGCACCTTCCCTTCGACTGAGCAAAAATTCAGTAGGAGTCAAATAAGCTTGTTCATTTTCGTCGGCGACATATCTTAGATTACCATCTACAATATGCCAGTTGCCAATTCGTCCTGAATTTGCGGTAATGTTGCCTACTATGCTTGCATTTTCCGCATATAATGCACCATCCAATCCTACGCAAAAAATGTGTCTATCTGTTCCTGCAACCATATCACCAGCGTATACCCCCCATCCAGCGGTAGTATTAATACCTACTCTATTGTCTGCTGAATTAATACCTGTTGCACTTATTACAAATCCTCCAATATTACCACTTGTGGCAGTGATATTGCCTTTTATAGTTGCATTCTGTGAATATAATGCGCCATCACGACCAACACAAAAAATTGGATTCCAAACAGGATTAGCTTCAGTTCCCCAGTTATAGTCTGCGCCTGCATAAAAAGCCCACCAGTTTGTTGTCATGCCGACACGGGTTGCAATTTGATTTAGCGAATTATGTGTGCGAGAATCAATTGCACAATCGGTAATCGTAAAACCTCCAATTTGACCGCCTGTAGCAATAATGTTTTTTGTCGTAACATCCCCTGAAAATGTACCGTTTCCAGAAGTATCAACACCCATAACAACATCACCATTTGTATTATATATAGCAAAAATATGAGATTGTTGAACTAATCCGAGCGGATCAATAATGACCTTACCAGTATTATCACTGGAAATTTGAAGATATCCACCTCCAATATAAGGCGAGATAACATAATTACTAGAAATTTCAGTTGTAAAACCAAGACATTTTTGTAATGTATTTCCTAAATTTTTTGCACTTTCAGCAAGATCGTATGCAGAATTTGCTCTTGTATCATCTGTGTATCGCACCTTTTCAGTCCAATCAGAGACACTATACCCAGTGTTATCCTTTGTAGAAACGAGAATGGTTCCTTGCTTGTATCGTGGATAAGTACCATTTTTACCATCTGCATTATCAGCTTCAAGTATCCACAAATCTTTTGCTTTATAATTGTTTGGTTTTGACACGTAAATAGAAGCTTTGCCGTCAATCGTGTCGAATACTTCTTTAGATATTTCCATCTCTTTCCAGATGTATGATGAAGTATAAACAAATGTCTTTTTTGAAGTAGAGGATATGTTATACCACAAATCTCCAATATGTTCTTTTTTCGTATCATTATCTTTCCAACTATCAGATGGGTCATCTGCTTGATACCATGTTTGTGTTTTCTTATCAAGTTGATTTTTAGTATCTTCAATGTATTCCTTGTAATCGCCTGATATAAAATTGTTTAGACTAGTATCATCCGTATATTTAGAAGCAATTTCCCAATCTGCATCAACATAGCTGCCCGTTATACGAGTTTGTTTGCACCTTAAAATATCTCCATTCTGCCCTTGCACCCATAAATCGCCAACATAATACGGTGGTTTTGGTGTAATAGTAAAAATTTGTGCTTTGGATTTTGCTAATTCAGAGAGCTCACTATCTGTAGTGGCTTCCCATTTTTCACCTGTCCATCTTCGAGTAACTGAGTTTTTGGTGTCAAACCAAATATCTCCAATATGCTCTTTTTTAAGAGAAGGAGTAGTCCAGTCTAATGAAGGATCGTTATCTTGAGAAAAAGTTTGAATACGACCATCTAGCTGTGTAAGATAGTCGTTTAATCCATCAATATCTGTGATTTCAGGAGTATTAACATTTTCCCATTTAATTTTTGCACCACCGCCAAGCGTAACATTCCCATTTTCATCAATATAAAATTGCTTTTCGTACACACTTCCTGTTGCTTTTGTGTATTGTTTTTGAATTGTAAAAGCATTGCTATTTTTACCATCGTCACCGTTAGTAGTAATAAATAATCCATTGTCCGAAAATTCCATAGTGTTATTAGCGTTATAAATACCAAAACTGTCTTCGCCAAGAATTTGTTTACCGATGATTTTTTTTGCAATAATACCATATTCTCGAACTTCTTCTTTTGTAACAGGATCAACATACACAAATTCACCGACACCAACTTCTATAGTCTTTCCATTATCTTTAGTAAGATATAATCCGTTGTTTTGCAATTTTGCCCAACATGGGTCATAAGATGCAGTAATGTCGTCATACATTCGCATCCACAACCCATGTTCATCTACAGTCATATTTTGATTATCTGCTGTACTTACTATTTTTAAATTAGTAAGATTTAAACCATTTTCAACCCAACTTGGTGCAATTGCAGCATTTGCGGTATTCTTATTCATTTGATTAACAACAGCAGGATAGCTTGAGCTTATTGACTTTGCTTGATCGAGAATTTCTTTCAGACCCAATGCATTATTTTTAGCATTGATAACATCAGAAAATTCAACGTTGATAGTCTGAATATTATCTTCAGAAAAGTTGACTTCATAACTTAGTAATCGCATTTTATAGATTGTATTATCTACTTCCATACGAATATAGTTACCAGTTTCAAAATAATTTATAATTGGTTCAAATTCTTTTAACACCAATAAATTATTAAGAGTACTACTAATTGTATACTTCATTTCCGCAGACTTTTTCAGTTCTTTTAATGCCTTTTCACGAAGTTGTTTTGCCTGTTCAATGATTTCCTCGTTTGTTAATCCATCAGAAATATAATTACTGTTTTCATACTTGTCTTCTCGAAGATAAGTAAGGTAGGACAAATAATCTGACTCACCGAGATAGGTACGTAGATTTAGCATTTTTTGAATAGTTTGCTTTTCCCATTCAAGATTAGCAATATTAGTTACAACAGATTCAATCTGCTTCGCACGTTCATTATATTCATCTTCAATATAATTTCTTCTATTGTAATAAGGAAGATATAACTTTTCATAAAAAGGCGAATTAGACATGCCACAATTAGCCTCGTTTAGAACCTGTAAACAACCGTCATACGCATTTAAAAATGATTCCAGACGTTTAAGACAGTACAATTTTAAAGTCGATTTAAAATCTTCATCTTTTTCAATTTTAAACAAATCTGATAAGTCATCAGAACCTTCTTTTTGTATACTTCGTTTTACTTTTTGCTCAATATAAGTCTGTAAATCATCATTAACCATAACCGCTATTTCATTGCTTGTAGCGGTATCTTTTGGGTTTTCATCGTTATCTTTTACATAACTTGCAATCGTAAATCGTCCATGCCATGTTTGATTTCTCAATGTTGATCCGTCTTCAATCGTAAGTTTAAAATTCGTTGTATCTACCAAGCATTTTGCCATTCCCAACACAGCATTAGTTACAGTGTACACAGAAGTTATAGACACATCTTTGACAGCAACGGGAGAGAGTGTTGCAGAAGTTAATTTTGCAATTTGTTCAGCAGCCGTGCCAACTTCATGAGAAATATCTGGCATCATCGTAGATGTTAAATAAGCTTTATTGTCATACCCATCGTATAAATCTGTCAAAACTTGAGTGTATTGTTTTTCATTATCTTTTACTGTCCTGTCGTAATCTTTAAGCTTTTTCGCTAATTCAGTTTGCATATTTCCATAATCAGAATCAGAAAAATATGTAATATACTCACTGCCGTTTGGCGATACATCTTTTACGGCTGCACTCATAATATCGTCACCAGCAATAATTTTGAAACAGTTTTTAACTTCACTTTCATTAGAATCTAAAGTTATTTCCTGTGCCAAATTATCTTTATTAACAAAAATAGTTGTATCTTTACCATAACCTTTAACGAGTTCAGTATTGCCGCAATCAGGACAAATATCATCTTCGATTCGTTTATTGCATTTAGGACAATAATTTAACAAATCATATGCAGAGATGCTTCTATTTGTAGAATCAAATTTAAATAAACAATCGAATTCAGTAGCCACATCACCTGTAAGTAAATCGTAAACGGATGTTCCGTCTGCGCTTATTATTCTTTTTTCATTTTTTAATGTGTCATCTACGTGATTGATTTTATAATGAGGAACTCTTGATAGAATTCGATGTAAAAGCGAGAGAGAGGTGTTGGATGGATTGTAAAAAGAAGTTCTTTCATAATTATTAAATTTAATATCATTATCACTATTGATGTCTAAATTATATATATTAATTTGAGATAATTCCGCTTCGCACAAAGCAGTTGCAGTAACATTTTTTATAATTTCATCAGTTTCATTAATACTAACTGAGATTTGAAAATATTCATTAAATTCGGGTATCCATACAATCCTAAAATCGGTTATTTTATTCCATAAAGAGCATAATTCGTTATTATCTCGATGTTTATGAACTGTAAACGATAATGAATTTGCAGGATTCATATTATCTTTATACGCAATGTCGGTTACAGAATTAAGATTGCCTATTTTTTTATAATTATTTTCACACAACACAATTGTCGGCTGCTCAACCTGATTATTGACATCAAATTGTAATTTCCCCAACTATTCTACACCTCCTTTAGTATTTATAATTTATTTACATCTCAATAACACTGCATAATCCAATCATACAATCAACTGGTAACTTTGCGTCAAATACATCTTTTGCTTTTAATTTATCCACTGGAATAGTCACTTCAGTAGACAGTAACTGCTCCATAGAATCATTGAATTTTTTAATAGATTCGGTATCTTCAGCAGAAATGTATGAATTTTCCCGTCCTTCGTCATCTTTACTTTTTGTTCCTAATTCAACAATTTTTTGATTACGTAACATATCAAAATTTTGTTCCAGCGGCTGAATAGAATTAGCCAATAGAAGCAATCTAAATTTGAATGCTGTATTATTTAATTCAGTATTTTCAAGTATTTCCTTAATAAATTTATTAACATTTAATGCTTCACCTAATTTAATCTTCATTATTTTTCCTCCATTTTATTTTGTTAAATTCCAACTTTTCGGATAGGAGAGTATGTAAGTGTACATTCTACAGGAATCGAAAAAGTTAAAACATTGTTTTTATTTTCATATGTGTTTGCTATCCTTGGGAATTTAAAGTTGAAATCATCATAGATTGAATGAGAAGAATAGTTTGATTCAATGATTTGTTCCGCACCATGAAGAGTGATAATTTCACCACTTTGGACATTACCAAGATAAAAATATCTATCTTCAATAGAATTTGTTATTTTAAGATTTCCAGATTTAAGACATCGAATAGTCATATCGGGATATATATATCCAATTTCATCACTTTGGTCATACAGAGAAATAGTCTCATTTTTAGCATTTGTGACAATGGAATAAGTCACCGGCTCTAAGAACCCATATGGTCTATTGGTTATTAAGGTCAATTCTAAACCATAACATTTTCCACCAATATTAATTTGGTTTATATTAAAGCTCCCTTCAAAATAGATATCAATATAATCGTCTTGTAATATTTTAAATTTGCAAAACTGCTTTCTGTTAAGCCACCTATTTAATTCAGATATATCATGTGCGGTTAATTCTAATTCTAATTCTTCTTGAGAGGATGTTTTACATGGATTTTTACAGATTTGAAAAGGATTGCTTGTAAGATATTCCGAGTAAGAGGACGAATAATTATTCCATTTATTTTGTCCCAACGGTTTTACCAGATTAAAAGTTAATTGTGATCCTGCCGAAACACTTTCTGTTCCTGATTTTCCATCAAAATCACAAATAATCATGCCGAAATCAGACAAACAGTGTTTATCATACATAAAGTCAGTAGCATACATTAGCCAACACCACCTTTTTGAATTTTAACGGTTAAATCACCAATCAGTTGCAGCAGTTCGCTACGTCCACGTCTAAGTTCATTAATAATTTCAGATTGAACTTTTTTCTGTTTCTTTAAATCGTCAATCAATTTTAAAACATTGGAGTCACTGTAATTTTCTAACTGTTTCTGTAATACGGCTTCTCGTTTTTCAAGAATTTCAATAGTTTCATTTCTTTTTTTTAATAATTTAATTAACTCTGTTCTTGACATGTTTTCATATTTCATATTTTTTCACCACCTTATAACATAATTGAGCAAAATAAAAGAGCAGGAGATTAGTCCTGCTCTGAAATTAAAGGGTGTTGTAAAAGTCTTTATTTTAAATAATAATAAAGGAGATGGTTTGAAAAGTAGTTACACCACAAGTTCAAACTATCTCCTTTATCGCTACTAAGCTAAGTCGCACGGTTACACCCTTTGACTTAAAATATTATATGTAATATATAAACAAAATATACAAGAGTCACGGTTACACCCTTCTTCTCTTGCAAGCTAAAACATAGAAATGGTTACACCTTAGTATGCTTCGCTAAATGTATTATACATTAAATTAAAACCTAATGTCAATTCGGAACATTTGTTCGTATTTGAGCTATTCTAGCAACTTTTTAAAACCAAACCTATCTCCCATATTATGATTATATCCTTGATAAATTTTATCTTCAAATATTTTATACAATCCACAATAATCTTTCGATCCTACCATATGTCTAATGAAAGACACTGGGATAAAATCTGCAAGTTGAACCCCCAAATTGTTATCCGATTTTAAAGGAAAGCTAAGTATTGATAGTTTATCCATAATGGTGTTTGAATCTATATATAGTGTGCCACCAGTTAATAACCTATAATAACAAACTTGTAAATACTTATTTTCAATCGAATTTCTTGATTCGACAAAAAATGAACCTGTTGCATTGTTTTCAATTAAAAAATGAACAAAATTTTCTAATATTGTTTGCAAAGTAATATCATAAACGTCATTAATTTTATCATGATACATATTAGAATATTTCTTTTTATTAATAGAAGCAACAAAAATATTAATAGGTAGGTCTTTAATTAATTGTTTTATTCTATCAAATAAACTATTTCTTACGTTCATATCGGATAAAAATTCAAAACCCTTAATATTTTTTCTCATATCATATAAATGCAATGGAAGATTTGGGTCTGGCATTAAATCCGTTTTAATTTTTTGCAATTTGGGAACTAAAATGTTCTCATAGTCTTCTTTTAAAATAGCGTATCCTCCTAAAGCAAAATAGTCACCATGCGCATTTGGTTTTGTTTCATCTAAAAATAAATAATATTCTTTGTTCATAAATCCTATCCCCAATCATTAGTATCATATTCCATTATATACCAATAATTGGTAATAATCTACAAGAACATACATTCACATTTATTCAACACATGGGAAGCCATAAAACTTCCCACATGTTAGTTTTTTCATCATTTGTACTTATTTACGGCAAGTTCATTATGTCCTAGTGCAACACCCAATGTAGCTTCACTCATGTAGTTCTTAAATCCACGATCATTCATAAGCTGTGTTTTAAATTCTGTATAATTTGTTACATTTGGCAGACTAATTTCAATCGTGTCCACGTTACTTGTAACATTATTTGGAATTGATGCAGGTTTGACGTTAGGAAGTGGCATATGAGAAGATAGATACTGTGTTGGGTCAATACTAAAATCAGCAATATTTTTAGCCATATCCGCTGTAAAGATAGTATCTTCCGTACCAACTTCACGCAATGCACCATTGGTAATTACGAATTCATTTCCTTCTTCGCCAACTAAATGATATCCAGTTGAATATTCTCCACGTCTTTTGCCTTTAGCATAACCATGTTCTTTCAACCAATCTAACATTCGAATATTTTGATAATCAGAACCGGTATAGTCATCATCTCCAAAAATACCTTCATAGTAATCAGCACGTCTATCCCAAGAAGCATCAATATTATTGGATTTTAATCGATCTACGACTGAATGTTCAGTGTCAAGTGGCTGTGGATAATAATATTTGTACACAAACAAGTCATCGTAATTTCCATCATCGCCAGAGTCTGAATCGTCTGATTCGTCATAAGAATATGATGGTTCAGGATCAGGTTCATAAGATGGGGTAGGAGCAGGAGTAGAGTTATTCGGATTATAACTTCCATCGTCATAATTATTAATTTCCGAATCCAGATTACCACGCATAATAGCAATTAAATCATTAAGTCGTGTAATAATGTCATTAATTGCAAGTGTAATACCGCTCACAGTAGAACCAATTCCTTGTACAGTTGTGTTCAAATCTACAACAGGTGTGGCAGAATTCCATACATCTCGCATAGCTTTCGTTAATGGTAATTCTGTATCCTGACTTAAATTTTCAAGTGTAGAGCGAATTGTATCTCTGTTTAAATTTACAGCGTCAGCAACATCACCAAGTTCCTTATCAATATTATCAATTCTATCGTTAATAAGGTCTTCATATTCGGTCTGCAAATCATCAAGAAGCTTTTCTTGGTCAGAGATATACTTATCATATTCAGTTTCAGCCAAATCTTCCTGCGCATCTTTTAGATTAACTTCAATTTGCTGTACCTGCTTTTTAGCCTCTTCGGACGTATCATTTGCATATGCGGCTTTCTGCTTTTCAAGTTCGGTCACTTTATCAGATTTTTCCTGAATACTTTTCTGATAATCATGCAAATCTTTTTCTGCTTCAAGAGCCTCTTTACGCTTGTCAATTAGCTTGCTTAATGCGTCAGACGCTTTATCGTAGCCATCTTTGATTAAGTCTATAATAGCATTCTTCTCATCGTAAGCAGCTAAAACAGATTCTCTTTGTGCTTCAATATATTCCTGCTTCTTGTCAATGAGTGTAGTATTGGCAGGATCATTTGCAAGCTCGGCTTCGATTGCAGAAATCTCTTTTGCATAAAAATCGGCTTGCTTCAAATATGCGGCATAGTTTTCACTGTGAATGCCCTGTACAGTCAGACCTTCATTAGTGATTTTTCCGTCATCATCATATAAATCCTTATTCATCTTATCAAGCAAATCAACATAGAACTGACCCTCATTGACAAGATTGGAAATATTATCTTGACCACGCTCAAATATCGTAAAGTTTAAATCACGTAATGAATTACCGACCTCTTGAATATTGACAACAGTATCAACAATTTCTTCATTTACAGATTGAATCTGTTGCAACATGTCATTCCATGCTTCTGAGCCCTCTTCAACCAAACCGCCTTGAACAGATTCTTGAAGTTTTGATTGCAATGTATCTCTTTCACTCGTGAGAGTATTAAGAGTATTATTGTACTGTTCAAGTTGTTTTTGATATAATTCAGGTGACGCATAATATCCATGTTTGTCGGCAAGGTCAATATATTTGTCAAGCATAGTAACTGCATGAGAAATAGAAGACGAGATATCCTCAAATTGAGACACTACATTGTCAAATTTAGTCTTTTGTAATTCCTTCAGATTTTGATTAAGGTCTCTGATTTTATCATTACAATCTTGCGCCTTATCATAAAAATCCTGAAACTTGTCAATCTGGTCTTGCAGACTTTCATCGTCAACAGTGATAACATCTATTGCTCCGTTCTTGATAAGGTCTTCGTAATATCCATCTAGACCAACAGAATCGGCTAAGTCCATATACTTTTCATATGCCTGTTGCTGTAATGAAATCTCATCAGAAACAGATGACAATTCATCTGCTAGTGCCGAATTACGATTTCCCCATGAAGCATAAGTGTCTGATACGGCGGTATCAAGTGCTGAAATAGCCGATTCCAGCTTTTTAATTTTTCTTTCAATGAGGTCGTAATCTTTGGAATTGTCTTTATCTGATGAGTCTGAATCTGAACCTGAACCAGAAGATGATGAAGAATCACTACCTAATCCTTCCCATGATAAATCAATAGAAGATGATATGTAATCATAAGCTGCGTTACCCAAAGAATTTTTTGCATTTTCTGCATCAGCCAATACTTTATCAATATTATCTAATAATTCAGAATATTCAGGATTTTGTTCGGAAGCAACTGTATCAAATTTTTTCTTATCATACAACTTCCCAAAAATATTTGTCGCAGAATGTTCAGGAGTGCCACCCAATGTATTTTTATTAACATCAATTGCATACTCAACACCATTATCTACACCCATAGCCTGATAAAAGTTTTTATATAACTGTGCTATTTTTTGAAGAGTTTGAGCTGAAATATTCAACTTTGCTTGTTCTAGGTTGTTCCAATTTTGAACATCATATCCATACATTGTCCCTAATGTATCAAACAAACTTCGATTGTTTGTTTTTACCGCTTCAAAGAATTCTTCATCTTTTTCATTTTTAGCAATTAATGATTTAATATATTGCTCTTTATCATCCTCATAAACTTGTTTGAATTTATTAAATAACTCTTCTTCTGAGATTAAACCAGACATATAATCAGCAAGTGCAGCCTTCGCTTCAGGATACTGCTTGATTATTTTCTGCATAGAGTCAACGCCAATAGTGCCTGTTTCAGACATCTCCTTCTGAATAGAAGATAACAAATCTGCTTCTGATTGAAGGTCTGCTAATGTTGCAGTTTGAGATTTGTCTTCCGATTCAGTGAGAAGAGAAGTTGGATCATCAAATTCTACAGAAGTTTCGACAGGATTCTTATCAGCTTCTTCTTGGGCTTTCTTAATCGCTTCTCGTACTGATTCGACAGTTGCATTTTCGTCAATATAAGGTAAAATATCTAGTTCAGAAGCTTTTTTAATTTCATCATCCGATAATTGACTTTTAATTTCATTTGCCGCATCCTCAGATATACCATTATCTTGTAAATGCTTTACAAAAGTGTCGGAATAAGTTTCGCCTTGATTGTAATCATCATAATTACCATATAATGCCTTAAGACGATTAACTAGGTCTTCCTGACCAGCGATAACATTACCATTAGAATCGTATAAAGCATCGTCTTCATCCATAAGAGCTTTAATATATGTGGCAGCTTGTTCCTCAACTGTCTTAATGTAAGCCTTTTTACTTTCTATGTTCTTTTCGTTTGCTTTCCATTCAGAATCGTTTTGAAATTGAGAAGCATCATTGTTATACTTATCTTCAATCTCTTTTCTTTTTACATATAAGTCTTCAAGTTCTTTATTGTTCTGTATGGCTTGATCTATATTCCACTGTGCCGCATCAATTCTATCACCTTGATCATAAAGATATTCATTTTCTGCATATTGCATAAAAGTATCTTTGTCACCAAATTTGTAGTGTTCATTATACTTTTCAGACTGTTTAGTAATTGCAGCGTTAGCATCATCGGCAGACTTTTTTCCTTCAGTTTTTGCAATTGCTTCTTTTATTCGCAACTCACGCTCTAATTCACTATTAGTTTTTTTTAACTTTTCAAGTTCATCTTCCTCTGTAAATGTAAGCGAATCCTTTGCCTGTAATTTCTTTATTCTATCTTGGGTAGTTTTTAATTCATCATTAAGAGATTTTATTTCAGAAATAGTACTATCATAAGCGGATTTAGAATCCTGTGCCGTTTCTTGCAAATCTTTTAATGACTTGGTATGTTTAATAACAGCAATAGTAGCAATAGTTATTGCACTGACAACTAATGTAGCCCAACCAGCAGGAGTAGTTGCAAGCCATGTTACTGTCGCTGTTATATTCTCCCAAATTGCTTTTGCGCTTAATTTTAAAGTTGCTATCCATTTAGGGAGAGTTGAAGCAGCTTGTTTCTTAACAGCCATATCTACACCAAGCATACTTGCAAGTTGTAATGCCTGTTCTTGAGTTAATTTACCACTAGCAATAGCAGCTTCTATATTCTTCTTTGTAAGTTTAGCAACTGAATTACCTTGTGCATCAGTGGCTACCTTTAATTCCATTGCACTCATTGTCGCTTGTACATCGGCATCAGAACCTAAAACAGTTTGAAGAGTTTCTTCAATTTGTGCAGTAGTAAGTTTTTGCTTAGAACTTAACAAACCAGCTTCAAGCATTGCCTGATTAATAAGTTCAGGTGTTAATTTCTGTGCGGCTAATGCTTGTTCAATCTGAGCGTTTGACAATCCCTGTGTGCTTAATAAAAGTGCAGCTTGTTTTGGTTCAAGGTCAGAGAGGGCTTTTCCATATTGCTTAAGCTGTAGTGTCTGGTATAAATCCTGTTTATCATTATTTAATTTTGATAAATCTTCATTCTTGATAGCTTGGATTTTATCAATATAAGACTTTAATTTATCTGGACTAAAATCCTTAAAAGATATCAATTGTCCAACGGATAATTTTGAACCATCTATTCCAATTTCTGAAAATCTTTTTAACACATTTTCTGCGTCTTTAATTTCAGTTATAAAATCTTTGATTTTCTATTTATGAATATTGAATATAATTAATTAATTTGGTATAATTTTTATAATTTATATACGGAGGGCAGTAAGATTATGAATAAAAATTATGTCGTTGAAGGAAAATATAAAAATAGAAAAATTGATGGTGGGTCAATATTAAATATAGATGTTGAACTTCAGCCATTAAGTAAAACCTATATATCTTCCTACACAGTAATTGACGAATCCAACAAAGACCAGTATTCATTCTGGAAAGGTGCTTTAGGCGTAGCACTATTTGGTGGATTAGGTGTCATAGCAGGTGTTAAGGGCAAAAAGAAAAAAGAATATCTTATTGCCGTAGAGTGGAAAGACGGTGAGAAAAGTCTTATCAGCTTAGATGAAGAGTATTATAAAGTTTTTGTTAAGAGTAATTTTTAGAAATATTTGGTGATATTCTACAAAACTGATGTTCCGACTATAAATCCTTTGCATATAATACTATAATATAATTATAAAATTATATGCAAAGGAGGTTTTATTATGGGATTTACTATCAAAGCTCCAGAGGGATGTAAGACGGAAGATATTAAAATTGAGACAAAAATGTTAAAAAACACTATTGAAACAACCGTTACATATCCGAATGGCTTTTTTGTTAAGGCAATTATGGATGGAGATAAGAACACCCTTATTCCTAGTGGAGAACTTATTGATTTAGGAAATGGAGATTTCCAGATTCCAAATTAATAACTATGTTCCCGTTCTTGTCAATTTTTAATGAGATACTGTCGGTTATAATTTCAAAACTGACAGTATCTTTCTTTTCACTATTATTTAAATTTCTCATTATTTTTTCACCTCATTTCGTAGTAGTTCAAATAATATTTTTAATAATCTTAGTAAGACTTGGAAATGCAATAACTGTGGTAGTAAGTTTTAATAAGATATGGGATAGAAGAGTAGCGAGAAATTACTACATAACAAAAGACACCCTAGTTGGTGTCTTTGTTAATATCTGGATATATGTATTCTTCAAAATATTGAAGTGTAGAAAATTTCAAGATATCATCTCTATGTGATACAGTCAAATCAACTTTGGCTCTTTTATACAATTCAATATAATTTATAAACTGTTGTTTTATTATATAATCTTTTCCTCTTAATTTTTTGTACTCATCTGGTCTTAAAAATGCTTTTCTAGCAGTATCTATATAGTCCGTATTTAAGACAACCACAGCCTTTGAGTAATCAACACCGCATCTTTCACGCTTATTGGTAAAGAAAGCATGTGGGTGATCTACATGAGAACGCAGCGGAATACAGAATAGCTGATTATACAATTCAACTGTTACATGGGCATATGGTCTATCTTCTTTTATTTCCATTTGTGGATATTTATCATGAGGATAATCTTTATAAAACTTCTCTGTTAAAAAAGTATATTCCATAAATCTCTCCTTTGTATAATAAAAAACCTCTGGTTTATGCAACCAGAGGAAGATATCTTCTCAGTGGACTTTTCTTTATTTTTACTTGGTTGCGTCCTACAACCAAATATTCTCAGTGAGCTTTCTTTAATTTACTTCTCGTGGCTCTACGAGAAATCTTCTTATGAAGATATGTGAGAATTATCTTTACTTATATTATACACAATTATAAGAAAAATAGTAGTAGTAATATTGCACAAAGATTACAAGCTATATACAGACATTTTCAATAATGATTACAAAATTGTTCAATAAGCTTGTAAAGGTTGTTACAAAATATAAGAGTAGTCAATCGACTATTCTTCAAATCTTTTACTGTAATTCTCTTATAATATTTCTCCAATAATCCAATCTAAATCTAACAGACTCAGCAGAATTAGTACCATTCATGAGATTAGTCTTGTATTCAGTATTATCATCGTATGTTGCCAAGAACTCACTTACTTTCAAAGCAAATTTCTCAAAACTCTTTTTGTCTTTGCAAATTCTATATGCTGCGAAACACAATACAGAAATACTTGTCTTAGGAATTTTTACATCTTCTTCAAGAGATTCATCAAGCTTATTGATTGCAGTTTTAATAACTTCAATCTTTTCTGGCTCAACTTTGTCATTATAGAATTCAATAAAATTCTCTTTATCTTTTCCACTAAATGAAGCGAAGTCATTATCTTTATTAGTGGAGCATAGCATCAGTGTTTCAAGTGCAATACTCTGATCGACTGAACTTTTCAACTGAGCAGATGTCAATCTCTTTTCAAAGAATGGGAGAGAGACAATATCAAAAATTGCATCACTAAGTTCATCTGACATGTCGGGTGTAAGCTTTTGTGAAGTGTTTAGAGGTTTCCCTGAATTGAGCCTTCGGAACATTTCTCTGACATCTTTATCTGTATATTTAGTGATTTCATATACTGTGATAGCAGAACTATCTAACTCGTCCTTTACAACTTGGTCAAGTTTGCTAAATTTCATTCCAGCAATATTATATTCAGCCCCTTCAATTATAACTGGTTCTGCCTTTTTAGATATTGCGAACTCATCATTATAGAACCCTTTTAACGTACTTAATCGCTGTACACCATCAATTACGTATTGTACACCGTCTTCAGAAATAGTATAAACAGGTGGTACAATATATCCTCTTAGAAGAGAGTCAATAAGCAATGACTTATTTGGATTAGACCAGACAGATTCTCTTCTCTGTAATTTGTGTTTTAATACAATTTTCTCTCGTTTCATTTTGCCTATTAATGGCTTAACTGGACAATTTTCTCTTGAAACTTTCATTGTGCTACCTCCTTCAAAAAAATTGAAAATTTTTACTATCTTGAAGATAACACAGATACCATTTTTTGTAAATATTTTACATAAAATTTGAACCATTTTTAATATTCAAAATTTGACAAAACTAATGTTCTGGATTGTATTTAATTTAATACAATAGTAAAATATAGATATTGGTAAGTAGCATAGAAATGTGCCATATCATTCTATAATCCGAAGGCTACTCCAATATCTATATCATATAGCATTCGGAAAAATGAATCTGCCCTTTCTGGGCGCATATTTCCCTAATTTATATTTCTATTCTATAGAGAAGGGAGGCGAGACATGTTAAACTTTTTAACAAGTATTATCGGAAGTGGCAAGTATAATTTACGCTCCGTTTTAGGAAAAGTCATTGTCACAAGCATGATTTGTAAACATACTGAACTTTCCGATAGTAAAGTAAAAGACATCACTAATATGATGTTATAATATCTTCTTGCATATGCTGTATTCATATTTCCTTTTATTCCATTGGTAGGGCTGTCTCACGACAGTCCTATTATTTTTTTGATTAAACACCAACAATCTTATAAGCAATGTTAATATGCATAAAAAACCTCCTTTATATTGGGTATTTTCTTCAAAACTTATGTTCTGAATTGTATTTATTTAAGTACAATGGTAAAATATGGTTATACATAAGAGGGCTATGAACGCACCATAGTCTGTGCGTATCTTATGTGGTAACTTATTAATTTTCACGTTTTCCTTTTATTAAGGAAGAAAGTGAGTACAACGCTCTTGGAAGAAAAACATCTAGTGGGTTCTCCACATCATATTCCCAACCGTTATCAACATCACGGAAAGGAGGTGAAAGATGGTAGAACTAATGCTTACATATTGTCTGAAATTCGGCGAACTTGGATTAGGTTTTTATCTGGTACATAAAATTTTTTCCAAGAAAACTAAAAACTTTCATTTTTCTGCTGACCAGAGTAGAATAGAAGTTGATAGTTCGTTCTATGAGGAGTAAGAGTTCTTCATTTTCATTTTTCATATCCTTTTTGTGAAATTGATAAAGAGTGTCATTCTTATCTGAGTCCGTAGTTTATGCTACGGACTTCTTAATATTATATTCTCTTTTTATAAGTTATCTTTTTGGAATTTTCTAGTTGAGTGAAACACACACTCAAATACATTACTGAATTCCGAAATCGCAATGTAAATCAAATTAATTAATTATATTCAATATTCACTCTATACTACTTCTTTAGCTGGTCTGATTACCAGCGAGCATAGACTATTGTATAAATACAATAGAAACCAGACTGTACTTCCATATCTCATAGAGATATCGTGCCTTCCAGTCGTTGAACCTTCGTCCTCTCAAAAGAGTAGGAGGGGAATTTTCCATATTCCTTTCGCTTGGCTGCGAATATGTAATCTTGTATAATAAAGCCTATTTTATTATACTGTTCACTTAGCATTATTGGTTAGCATATGAACAAACATCAACTTTTCCTGTTTTTCAACTCTATCATATATAATATTCTCTATTATATACTTTTGCATGATGTTAATTATACAATCCTCGACAATATATTTTGACACCCATCTTTATTTTACTTGGCGATTGCAATATGGCATCACTACCATACAGGGCAAAATCGTTGTGTTGATTTACCTTTACCAAGAATAGCTGCAATTGGCGCAATAACAGAAGGAATTAATCCTAATTTACCAATTACAAAACCCAATCCTTTTGATACACCAATTAAACCACTCATTATGAGTGACAAATCTTTTCTATTAGCAATATCCTGAACAGTTCCAACCCAAGTTTGTTTTAATTCATTAAGCTTGTAGGTAATTGACTGTTTTGCTGTTTCCATTTCTTTATCTGAACTGCCAGCGGCATTATCCATAACATCAAGGGCTTTTTCAACTCCTTTAAAGTTCTGAATAAGAGCAGCACCAGCCTGAGCCTGTGTACGACCAAAAGCTTTAAGAAGGAAATCATTTTGCTGTTTCTGTGACATCTCATCCCAGATGTCGGCAATTTCTCTAAAATAATCTACTAAACTCTTAAATTCTGTTGTAGAACCAGGTTTAAAAACAGATACGCCTTGAGCATGTTCAGCAGTTTTTGTTAAATCAGCTAATTCGCCTGTAATATTTGCTAAATCTTCAGAGTATTCTCCTGTTGTTTCGTCAAAAGAACGCAGTCGTAGAGCAACGCTTCTGAGGGACGTGCCGCTTTTTTCTGAGTTCTGAAGGACTTCTTGTATACCTGAAAATAAAGCAAAAGCATCTTTTGTAGAAGTTCCAACAGCGGCAAGTGCAGCAGCAGAACGTTCCATACCTTCTACTATATCCTGATTGTCTTCAGCCATTGCATTACCAAGTGCATTTATATCATCCATTATCTGAGATTTAACATCTTGATATCCGATATCCCACGCCTTCATAATGCTGACAAGTCCTTCCTGCGATGTTGTGGTGTCCATACCAGGAGAAATTAAAGCAAATTGCGAACTTAACTTAGCCATCTCAGTTGCGGCTTGTTTCGAGTTGTATCCAAGACGACTCCAACTACTTGCTTGATCTATGATTTCTTTGGTTGTTACACCCATTTGTTTTGCAACATCATTAGAGTCATAGTAAAACTGTTCAAGTTCAGATGAGTTCATTGCTGTAGTTTTCTTTAAATCAACTAAAGCATAATCAAGTTCTTTTACAGTGCTGAAAGCCTGTTTTCCAAGATTAATAACATCATACACACCAAACATACCTGCCATCTGTGCAGCAATCTGATGGAATCCGCTATTCTTCATAGTATCCCACAAAGTTCTGCCAGCACGACCAGCTTCGACTTCGGCATTATAAATCTTTAAGATTTCACCATGAATCTTGTCAAGACTCATACTAGGATTACCACTTTCAATTTCTGCATAGTAAGCTTTAATCTTAACTTTAGCCTCAGTAGACATATTACCGTTCTCAGCTAAAAGCTTATGAATCTTGTCTAATTCTTTCTGACCAGATACAAAGTTATATCCTTTTTCAGAAGCTGACATATTAGTAACAGTAGCGATAGTATCTTTGATTTTCTTTTCATAATTATCCAATTTAGAAATATCTTCGCTTGTCACCAAACTAGCATCTTTGCCTTTTAATTCATTGAGCAGAGTTTCATACTCTTTAACAGCATTCTTAACTGCTTGCACATTTTCCAAATATGTACTACTTGTCCAACCACCATCATTAAATCTATCAATAGTTGTCTTGTATTTATCAATCTTACCATTGTAAGAATCTAACCGTTTATTATACTTATTGAGGTTTGCGTTGGCATTCTGTTCTTTGGCTTGTGTATTTTCCTTAACTTTCTGAGTATTCTGTTCTAATACATTATTCTCTTCTTTAATTGAATTAGTAGCAGCCTCTACAGATGCAGAAACATCTTTGTCAGGAAATGCGTCTTTCTTTTGCCCTGTAGAAGCAGTAGTAGTAGATTCCTTGACAGCTTGAGCAGTTTTCTCTGCTTGTTTCTGAGTTTCCTTTAATTCAGATTGAAGCTTTTCTTGAGATTGAACTGTATTATCAACTGAAGAATTGTTGGAATCTAAATTCATTTTTTCATCCAACTTATCTAAATCTGTATAGAGATCATTTATCTCATTTTGGATTTTTTCTTTTTCCTCATCAAATTTTGACGCTATAGAAAAATTATTATCTTCATATCCAAAAAATGATTCAGCTCCACCGATACGAGATAAACCTCTTGTTGTATATTCATCAAGTGCTTTTTGATCATTTGCCTTAATTAAATCATCATACTCTTCAAGACTATATTTTACTTCAGATAACCATTCGTTTCTGTCTTGTATAAGTTTGTCAACATTAAAGATATTATTAGTACCAGTTAATTGTTTAATTCTCTTATCTGCTTCACGAATTTCTTCCTCTGTAGGTAATTGGTCTGCAAAATATCTGTCATTACCATGGAAATCTTCATGAACAGTTAATTTCTCTTGTAACTGTTGAAGCTCTCTGATAATATTCTCTCTTTTTTCAATTTCAGCATTCAACTCTAATTCAGATTTGATTTGCTGTTCAACAGTAGAATCAGAAGTCAAGGAAATATTCGTTTTCTGTCCAATCTTACTCTGTACATCAGCCAACTTCTCAGCTTCTTTGGCAGCATCTTGATATGCATTACTAATATTCTCTACTTGTTTGACAGCACCACTCGTATTGCCGCCCATATTGCTAATGTTTTTATTAACATTGAGAATATTCTGACTCAGTTCAGAAAGTGATTTATCAATATTTTGGATAGAAGAGAGTAGTGTCTTCGCACCAGAATCATCTACTTTACCAAAAGCTTTACTTAAGCTTTGTACTTCTAATACAATACTTGATAACTCTTTTGATAAATTCTCAAACTGTTTAAAATCACCCGTTCCTTTACCAAGAGAGTCAAGCATTTTATCAAGTTTTTGAATAGCACTTTCTAATGTCTTTGTGTCTATATCTAATTTTACTTTTCGATCTTCATTGGTGAAATTATTAATTTCTCCTTCGGCAACCTTAATTCGTTTTTTTAAATCTTCAATGTCAATACGAATTTGAGCTTGCCAATTTGCTATTCCTGACATAAATTACCTCCTATCCAAATAATATTTTCTTTGCTTTGTTATCTATAATTTTTTGTACACGACCTCCAAATCCACTTCGAAAGTCTCTATCGACTCTATCAAACGGAGGTATACTTTGATGCATCATCCAACGACCATGACCATGTTCACCATTCATAAACATATAATCGAATGCCGTATTTGCTTGTAATGGTTGTTTTTCATACGTTGGATATGGTGGTCTACTAAAACCTGGATAATCATTCATTCTCGAAGAATCAACCTGTAATGTTAAAATATTGCCATTTGCTGATGTATAAGCGGAATTATATACATTCATAAAATTTTGAGTTCTTACATATTCCATTGGTGAATAATCGTTATACCAATCTATTAGAGAATCGTATACAGATTCTTTGAATAATTTATTGATTTCAGGCGCAACTTCTTTTGCCAATTGTTTCTCTGCATGTTTTATATCTTTTAAAACCATTGATGCTAAATCACCTTTAGCCATGTATCATCACCTCCAAATTTTCACTATAATTTCACTATTTTTGCACTAAAATAGGAGAGCAGTATAACCACTCTCCATAAGAAAAGCTCTATACGCTATGACACGCATAGAGCCTGTTTATTTCACAAGAAATTTGAATTTCCTATACACCTTTCAAGATGTAAATATATTCATTGTTGTGATAATCTTCGTTTGCTGAGTAATTTTCAAATTCAAAATTATGATATATTGATTCACATTCGATTTCATTTTGTGTGTTTTTTGGATCAACTCTCAGTTCATGCGTTCTAATAGTCTTTATTTTATTTCCTGAAATCATACAATCATATAATAGAGGACTAAATGACAGCAAATGGATTACCATATTACTATTGGAAGTGTAAGAGATAGACTGAATTAAAGCTCCGTTAAGTTTGATAGCAACATCGTTATCTAAGATGAAATCTACAGAAGTGTATTTATCAAAAATTAAGAAATCATATTTTTTATCATTTCCAATAATTTTAAATTCTCCAAGATGATTTAAATTATTCATGTTCTATACCTCTTTAAATCCACCTTTCTTAGCAAACTCAATAACCTTATCTAAATCTTCTTTCGGAATCGCATCAACTTTTTTACTTACAACTTCGACAAGCGGTGTGAGAGTAGCATTTGCCAAATCAGAAATCCTTCCAATCTGTTTGCTAATAAACATCTGAGTAGTTGTCTCATTAAACTGAGTGTCTGACTGTTTCATTGTTAAAATTGTCTTAAACTCACTTAATTCACTCATAGGAATAAGTGGATCAGCTTTATCAGAACCAACCATTAAAATATCGAGTAAGCCAGATGATTTAAGTGCATCATATTCCTTAATAAAACTTCCATCTTCAATCTCAAGATCAGTATATAATTCAATAACGGCACGACAGAACTGTATGTACTGAGCAACAGAATTGATTCTAATCTTATCTGTTTTACGATACTTTGTTTTTCCATTGTCATCATAAGCTTCCTGTTCAAATGTTGTTTTATCTACAATCAACTGTGCATAAGCATCTTTCTTGATGATTGATACATATGGTGTAATTTTAACTTTTTCCTTAATAAATCTATCCTTTAACTGCTGAGTTGCCATGTTGTTGTATCTTTCTACAAATTCTAAAATTTTCATATTTCTTTGTCTCCTTTACAAATGTGACTCGTTGACAAACTTCTGAATGTCATATGTATATCTAGTTCGTTTTTTTCTGCTATTTATTTGAATAGCATTATTATTTTTCAAGTCGTTAATATTAAACGACTTCTTATTTATATTCTCCATCATCTTTACGAAATCACAGATTTCTATAAAGAATGTGTCGTTATTTTCGTTCCTAAAATTACAAATAAATCCTGCGACAAGATTATGCTCACTTGCTTCTTGCAGAGATTTAATCTGATTATCTCTAATCATTGATAATGGCAGACTTGTTGATTGAGTCGATTTTAATTCGAGCAAATACAATGTTCTTGAATCATCATCAAATAGAAGATAATCACAAATATTACTACTAGCAAATCTAGTATTATTTCCATTCCCAAACGATGCTGCATTATCCCTGAAACGATAAATCCAACACGTATTTGGGACAGAATCTTTAATCGACTGTTCAAAAATCTTTCCTGGATTCTGTGCTATTTCCTTTCACTCCTTTACATAACAAAAGAGCAGCTTCCGAATAAACTGCTCTTTCTTTTAATAATATTTAATTGTTATTTTAATTGTGCTTATACCACTAATTGCATAGGATATAGTTCCCACTTACTATTAGGATATTTATCAGCATTATCAGTTACTATCTTATGTACTTCTTCAAGACTTCCAACATTAGTGTCTATATGTATAACCTTACCGCCAGTTATACATAATTCCTCACATATTAAGTTAAAATACATTTTATTTCCTCCTCAATGTTTAATACAAAATAATTCATATATATCAACATTAAGAACATGAGAAAGAGTAATAGCATTGCTAAGAAGTATATCCTTTGTGTTTCCATTCTCAATTTTATTTAGAGCTGCAACAGATATTCCGCTAAGTCTTGATAACTCTTGTAATGTTAATGCCTTCTGATTTCTATAATACCACAGTTTATTTTCCATAATGTTAATATGTGTATGTATATTTTGTTTATACAAATTTTATCATGGTAAATTTTTACTGTGGTAGAAATTTAATCTTCTTTAATTGGCAAAGCCATTACTTCAGGAATTATTTTTCCTTTAATTGAATGATTGCCACCACAAGCAATATATGTGTCTGCTAATAATTGAAATGTTTCTAATCCTGCTCTTGTAATATATTTTTGTGCCATAAATTTACTATGTAGATTATAAAGTTCAGCACCATATTGCACAATAATTCTCTGATTAGTTTCTTTTTCATTTATATCTAAAGACTTTTTAATATCATCTATACCTCTGGATATTTTTTGAATTTCTTGGTACTGCCAATTATCATGTTTTTCAAGCGTTTTAATACGATTTTCAACAGTTTCTTTATCTTCTTCGTTTCCTGTTTTAATGCGAAATTTCTTTTTAAAATAACCGAATATTTCGAGAATTTCCTTGGCTGCAAATAAGATGGCAAAGAACCCAAGAATGACTAATAAATAATCAATCTGTGCTAAATTCTGTATCTCCTGCACTCATATGCACCATCCCTTCTTTACTTTTTTAAAAAATTCTTGAAGGCTTCATACAAACCAGTAGAAGCAAGACCAGATACAAGTCCACCAAGTAAAATTTCAGGTGTGAAGCTCATATTCATCCATGTGTTTAATGTAACACCAAGCACTGCCATAATCAGTGGAATATACTTATTAACCACATTCGTTGTAACGATATTTTTTAATACATAGCCAATACATAAGCAAATACCAACGATAATCGGTACTGTAAAATTTGTTAAAAATGATAAATCTGTCATAATTTTAATCCTCCGTATTAATTTAATTCATGATTGCACCATTTCTTATAAACATCTGTAGTTTCTTCTTTAAGAAACACAACAGCTAAAATGATGTTACTTGTATCCTCATCAATACTTGTATACATATCTATTGGGTAAACACCATTTTTTATATATAACAAATATTGTTTTGGGTTGACTATTCTCACAACTTCATGTATTGAATAATCCCTTGGTTTTAAATTTGTTTTAATCATTCCTTTTTATCCCTCATATAAATAGCGTAAAAAATAGGGATTACAACATTGAATAGTGGTATGTCATAATCCCTTATTTAAAAATCACTATTCAACATTACTTTCAGCCTCGTTTTCGACTTTTGTAACAATATCTTTTTTGACAGATTTAACATCTATCTTTTTATTTTCTTTCTTAATAACTTGTGCCTTTGCCTTCATAATAGAAGCAATAGAATTTTTATAGCTTTCGCCAAAATATTCTTTTCTGCTTAAATCTAACTTTTCTAATTTTGCTTTGGCTTCAATATTTGTTATACGTCCATCTTCAAAAGCGGAAGCAACTTTATCAACCTCATGACAATTATCTGAACACCAACAAAAATACCATGTTGGTTTCAAACGATCTTCTGGATTACAAACTGGACAAAATGAGTAAGTTTTACCGCAAAGTATACAAGTTCTCAATTCTTTCTTTGACATTATTCCTCCTTGTAAGAATAGGGCAGTGGTTAAACTGCCCTAAATGTTCTTATAATTCGATGTCGTCTTCTTCCTCATCAATGTAATAAATAGAGAAAAGTTCTCCATCTGTAGAGCAAGCATTTAACATCATAGAACCCTTATAATCCATTGTCTGAGAATCACCACCCTGTAACGCAAGTGAGAACTCAGGACTTGGCATAAATGAAGGGATATGAATGATAGCTGCTTTTAATACATCAGTTTCACACTTATCTACTACAAGTGCCTTGAAGAACAACTCATGAGACTTAGGGAACTTTTTACCAGAATTAGTAATCTTTGCTCCGCTCTTAATTGTCTTCTTATACTTGACAATATACTGAGTTTCACCATCTGCTGTAGGCGGTGTTAAGACGTCACTCGCAGGTGTATTATCCGGCTCTCCCGATGCATCGGTATGCTTAATTGCATATTCAGTAGCAGAAGCAGCAGATCCTTTCTTAAATTCGTCCTTCCCCATAGAACCTTTTGTAGAAAGAGCATTTACATGAATAGAACCTTCAACAAATCCCGTAACATCCAATGTCTCGCCAGCTTTTACGATCTGAATCATTGGCATAACAATACCCTTATCTGCAGTTGCAATCTCAGCATCAGTAGCAGAAATAGTTTCTACAACGGCAAGGTTAAGGAATGCGTTAGTTGCAGTAACCTCACCTTTCTTACCTGTATACTTGCGATATACAAGGTTTCCATCCTTATCATTGATATCTGTTGAGTCAGCAGTAATATCAATATTAGCCTGTGTAAGCTGTGTTAAAGCATACAGAGGTGTACCATTAGACTTTGCACCGTAACCAAACTGAAGTCTATCTACGATTACGTCACCTAATTTAAATGCCATAATTATTTTCCTCCTTTAAAATTGTTATTTTTATGCAATAAAAAATGAGCGATTAAATATCGCCCATAAAATTGATTAAGTCTTCGGGAATATCTTTGGTTGACACCATACCACCGTAGATTCCGTGTAGAGCAGCCGTTCCCTGTTCATATTTTTGAATTCTGTTTACAGAATCCATAAACTGACATATATTCACTTGTTTTAATTCTTCCAACTTATATTTAAATCCAGGATGATTTATACAACTCGAAATAAGTGGTAAAAGAGTTGATGTGCATTTCTTTTTATCATCCTGTTCTGCTTTCATCCTATCTTCCTGTAAAATCCATTGTTTTGTTGTTTTACCTTTTGCACGCTCTACTTTAGGATGCTGATTCATCATTGTACGAATATACTCAGCAATTTCTAAATATTCATCATCAAAAATAATTATATTTTTTTCTTCATTATACAAAGCGAGATGATTATACTCTTCGTTCTTTATATTTTTTTTCGCTGGTGTTAAAACAAATCCATCAAAACTAAAATCTTTAAAAATCAATTTTAATGGATCAAAAATATCCATACAATCTGGATTTTTTTCTTTTGCTGCTTTGTTTTGGACTTCAAGTATTTGATACAAAATGTAAAACACTTCGATGTCTTTAGTTTTATTCCAATCTTTTTTGAAGGTATCGTATAGAAATACACGAATAGATGTAGAATTGTTTATGAATGGAGAAATAGCTTGATAAAAATTTTGTTCTCCAATATTTAAAATGTCTCCTATAGTTGGAATGGAAATAGTAATACCATTTATAGTATAATCCTCGCCAAAATACATTTTAAGTTTGTCAAAATGGTATTCTGAATGAGAAATTTTTATTTGTTTCTTTTTTTTATCTTCTTCGACAGCAGATTGAAGACTATCCAATGTTTCTAATACATCCAAATAATCACCGCCTTATACCGTAATTCATCATTTGTGATTTTCCACCATAGGGTGTTTGAACTTTACTATTTAAGTCTATAAGTTCAAATACAAGAGTACGAGTTATATAATTAGTATCTGTTGTGGATTCATAATTTTGTACAAGATATGTCTGCATACCAAATATATTAGACCATGCAAAGCGTTCTCTTATAATAGAAGCAATAAGATCATGTCTTGGGATACCAGTCCATTTATCCATTCTGTCACCACCATGAACAAAAATAGTAAATGTTACTTGTGTTTCTTTTAATCCTGGTTGATATTTAACCGTATCTTTAAAACCTACTTGATAACATAAATAGTGTTTTACCTCTGTTTGTGTCTCAGGAATAAATGTGTAAGGTCTAATGTTTGCATCACTAGAAGTATCAGAAAAATATCTATCCCATTCACCTAGCGGCTCATATTTTTGTTTTTCTTCGTCCCATTCCCAATTTATTCTGCAATCTTCAGTAGGAACATATATTTTTCTATCTTCGTCATATTTCCAATGAGACTTATCAGATGGATCAAACAGTTCTTTGTATAAGCTTGATTCATTTAATGCATATAACAAACATGGATTTGACATGAATGCATCTTCAATTTTCTTTTTATATAGAATCGTCTCATCGTCAGGTGTGTCGCTATACGCACGAAGTTTTGTGAGTAAATCTTTTTTTGTTTCTAACCTTTCCATACGCAACACCTCCTATTCAGTTAATTCTAACGACAAAATTTCAGATTCAATCGGCAAGTTATCCTTAACAATTTCACACTTAACAGACAATATTTTGCCGATAACAGAAGCATCATTAGGAAACTTTACTTTCTTTTGGTTGTACTCTGTGCCAGCTCGCCATGTAACTTTATCAGTCCAGTCTTCATTATCAATAGAGCAAGTCCATGTAAAGGTTGCATCAGCATATTCAGTTGTAATATCTTCATTGGAATCATTAAATAGATTTACTGTGAGATTTTTATAAGAACCACCAACTTTAATAGTTGAAGTGGATGCTGAAATTCTTGCTGTGATAGAAGATGGGGGAGTAGTTGGAGTGGATGGATCGGTTGGGGCAGTACCATCAAAATAGTTAGCCCAAAGACCTGTGATAATACCGTTTTCATCTTTCTCGATGTAATCAGTATTGCTATTGAATGGTTTCTGATATAGAGTAAGTTTTGTCCTTCCTCGAACATTTACTCGTTCCACCTTACTTACCACCCATGTATTAGGTGTCCAATTCTCAATCGAGTAGTTTGGAATATCTACAATGAGTCGTTGGTTATTATTGTTATCTTCAGAAACGTAATAGATTGTATCAGATATTTCATTTGTTGGAATGAACAAAAGTTCCTGATTCTGTTGACTTGCGGTCACATTATCCACCCAAATTCCGGAGTTGTAACTAGACTGTGATTTTAAAACGCACCACATACTTCTCTTATATCTTTTATCTGCTTTGGTCTGAATCCACTGCAAAAAATAATCACAAGGCAAGATGAAATACTTTTGGAAGTTCTGTTCAACATCTTTCATACAGATTAAATGCCTATGATATACTTTCTTTTTATCTGGTACATCGAGATACATTCCAACAAAAATATCATTTAAATGGTATTTCTGCCGATATTCTTCCATATAAAAAAGTTCATCAGCTTCTGTAAAGTATTCTTTCTGACTTGGTTTGAATTGACACTGTAAAGTAGGAGAGTCCTTATCAATAGAACCATACTTACTTACAAGTATCTTTGCGTCAATTGGTGTCTTTGTAGTATTCTTATATGTCATACCTATATTCATATTTGGAAAATCATCATGTTTCCAATCATAAATATAACAAAGCTTTGACTGTTCATCGTTATCCCAAGTCTGTTCCATTGCCCAATCAGATTGTTCCTTATAAATCTGACCAATTGTTTTAGCACCGTTGTTCTTGGCGTTTGCGACACGCCTAGCTGTTTGTAGACTCGGCATCGCTTACACCTCCCTCAAACATCTGCTTAATATATCCGTGAGAATCTAAGATTGCCCTACGGAATTTTTTATAACTAAAATGGTCACTCTTAAAATTATCCATAGCACCTTGTAAAGTCGCCATAAGAGTTACCATAAGTCCGTTGTCGTTAAATAAGGTTTTTGTACCACCTAATTTAAACATAACGTTTTCAAAGAAGACGAGAAATGCATCATCATCTTCAAATATTTTCTCTTCAATTGTTTTGTCTTTATAGAGCAGTAGTTTGTGAATATCACCATGCATTGCACGAACTGCTTCATTGATTTGCTTGTCTGTAAAGTTACCATATATGTATTGCATATTAGGACTCCATGTTAATATAGGAATTGTACATATATCCGTAATCACGAATACGTTTATTTAATTCAGTTTTCATGGAATCCAGACGATCAATCATATTTTTATGATTGTCGAGTAGCTTCTTTTCTTCTTTACCACCTATCATTACTGATGTGTGCATAATAGAATCAACCTGTGGCTGTAACCACTCAATCGTCATTCCAAGCACAAGAATTCCTACGACAAAATTCATATCAGCCGTTTCATCTACTGAATTATTCAGTGTGAAATCCAACTGTTGAATTTCATCATCGAGTGTGAGAGAAGAGAATAGTCTACGCACCCTTGGATTAGCAATTACATTGCTTAATCGCTCTGTATAAATTTCAAGCAAATCGTTTTCGTCAAGAGAGAGTTCTTTCGGATCTGAAATTCGTCCTCTTGTTCTTGAAAAAATTGTTTCGTATGGAAGCGTCATTGTGAGCCTCCTTTACTATTCCTGAACCAATGTAAGTAACATTTTTGTGCCAAAAATTTCATCAAGAGCCTTAATTCTGTGAACTGAATCAAGAGCGTGAGATTCAATCATTGTAGAAGCAATACCTTTAAGGGCTTCCTTTGCTCCCTTTGGAAGTTTCTTAATTGTTTCTGACATCTGTGGAACAGGAAGATTTAAAATCTCATTTAAGTCACTTGTTTCATACATGGACTCATATAAGTCTTTTACAGACTTATTCTGTTCGACAAAATCTTCATCCTCAATAATAATTCTTGGTGAATAAATGTTTACATCTTCACGGGTTCTAACGAGATAAATTAAATCTCTATATTCAACATCAACAACATCTCCACAATCAGCCCAGCTATAAAGAATATGTGAACGTGCTCCCTCGATATAAAGTCCACCACTTACTAATGAACGACATGGAATAGTATCTTCGGATGAAAATGTTTTAACATCTTCTTTAACTTCTGTAGTTTTTGTTGCCTTTTCTGTACTGTCAGTAGTAGCAGTAGTTTTCTTTGTATATGCCATTTCCTTTCAATTCCTTTCAAAAATAGGAGAGTGGATTGCCACTCTCCGTATAATCAATCTATAAGTAAATCTTACAGATCCCACTCACCATGATAACGAGTCATAAGAGTTGCAACACCCATACGTCTCTGTACCTCATAAGACTGCATATCATCCTTAGTAGCACCTTTTTCGTTTACTTCAAGTTCAGTCTCTCCATAGTCAACAAACTTGATAAATCTATCATCAACTGCTGGCATAATATAGAGCTTCTTGTTATCAACGATAGGAGTAGCAAGAGACTTATCAGTAAACTTCTGTGGAATCTCCATAAGAGGTGTTCCCTCATAACCACCGATAATACCTGTGTTTGCTACAGACTCCTTAATTGAGTTAGCAGGATCAGCCCAATCAACTTTTGTAAGAGCATTAAGAGACTTTAATGCTGTCTTAGTACCCATGATTACAACACCACTTTCGTTAGCAGCACCAACCTTTTCGATAATTGCATCAAACTGAGCTTTTGTAGCAGCGGCTAAAGCACCAGTACCTTTGAGAGTAGCAGGAACAGGAATAAGGTTTACACCATTTGCAAACTGAGAAGAAATGAGTGTCTGAACCTTCTGAATATAAGCCTTAACAACCGCATCCACGAAAGCACCCCAATCCTTACGTCCAGTTAAGAAGAGACGAATATCTCCACCAACCTTGATACCATATACTGCTGTATCAACATGATAAGACTGACCAGAACCTAAACGCTGGATAGATCTTTATGTTTAACTTATATATTATTTTCCACAAATTGCCAGTGATAACCACCAGCCGTTTTTCTATTTCCTTTACACACTTCCAATATAGAAGTTGTAATTTTTAATTGTTTCTGTGCTTCAGCAGAACATTCATATATTTTATTTGTTTCAATACACAATACAGGCGTTAAATTTCTATATTTTGAAATATGTCCTTTTTGTGCTTCTGATATTTTCTGCCTTGCTTCTTTTGTATGAGTTTTACCATACATTCCATTATTTTCACCAAGAATTTTTGCTTTTATTTTTGGATTACTCCATTGCTTAAAGGCTCTTTTTGAAAGTTCATCTTTTTTATTTGGATTTTCTTCGTAATATTTTTTTAATGATTGGCTTTTTCTTTCATTAGCTTCCTTAGAAACTGATCCGTCTTGTCCACCATCTTTATCGTTATATCCATAGTTTTCATCTAATGTTTTAAATGTATCTATGTAATATATTTCTTTTTTATCCAAGTTATCTTTTGAACATTTTTCTAATATATAAAACTTAAAATTTTCTTCTCCATATTTATTCCATGAATTTTGTAAATGTCCATTACAATGACAATTTCTATTTAATTCACCTTTATGAGAAGACCATCTATTATATATATTGACTGATTGACCTACATATTTTTTCTTATTTATTAAATTCTCGATGCAATAAATTCCACAAATAGTATTTTCTTTACTTCTCAATTGCATCATCTCATTTCTATTTTTATGTTTTGGAAAATAATATTTTATTGGGACATTACCCCAGTTGAGTTAATAACTCCTCATACTTTCATATGAGAACAGACTATATCTTCATCCAATTTTGGATGTGTACCATTTCCATTTAAGGGATTTTCACCCACTCACTTGAGCCGTACTCCTGTTGTTATACTTCTATAACCAATGGGATAGTCGTTGAGCGTTTCTCTATTCGAGACTTCGTTGCTGATTGCCCATTTCATTATTCTCTGTTTAAAAAAATAATTGACATTTAGGATTTAACCATGTGCCATTTAATCACTTTTTTCTACTTTCGTAACTTTCACGCTTGACTATATTTCATGTCTACGTTGTAGTGTGATTAACTTTAGGGGTTTCCAGCAGTTAAATACATATTTTTTCATGTAACTTACGCTACACGGACTCTACTATCAAAGTCATGTGAATCACCTGAAACCTTACTTACAGTAAGTAATACTTCATCATCAGCCCAGAATTCATTTACGTCTCCATCTTTCATATTCTTTGACTCAACATAATTGTTGAAAAACTCATTCTCAGAAAGACCATGAGCAATCTGAGTATCAATAATTTCCTCAATTACCTCGAAGAACTGTGTTCCTCTCTCAGAGTTTAACGCTCTCTTAATCTGCTTATTAGAAGAATCCTTAGTAAGTCCAAGGTATTCAAAACAAGCCTTTCTAATTGTGTCACTAGCTTCTGCCTTAGAAATTACACGATTAGAATCAGCATCATAAATTTCACGACCTGCACCGAGGTCAAACATAAGATTTTTTACACTTGTATCTAACATTTATTTATTTCTCCTTTCTCAAAAATTAGGCTTTCTTTGTAAGCTGCATAGCAGCAGTTACACCAGAAATGGCTTTGAGTTCAACACCGTCTTTAACAGCAATTTCACCAGAAAATCCATCTGCTGAAATTTCAACTACATCACCAACTGCGAGTTCATAAGCTCTAACTACCTGAGTAGGAGCATTTGTATAGTTGCTTTCTTTCTTAAATGTATTGCTATATGTCTCCTCGATCATTGGCACCTGGTATACAAACAGGGCATCTCCAGGAGTTATTACCTCTACATAAAAATTTCCATTGTTCGCTTTACCAACGACCTTTCCTTCAAATGAAGTAGGTGCTGCTGCTTTATAAAGATCTAACTCTACGAATTCACCCTTACCAACGAACCATCCGTTGTCTACATAAGCACTTGCTGCTTCTGCTAACTGAATGTTATAAATATGCTTTCCACCATCTCTTGCGAGAACTTTAGAAGGGAAAGCCACTGCATGTTTTGCAATAGTCATCTGAATCATTTATTTTTCCTCCTTAAATTTTTGCATTAAAAAAGACACTCAATTTGAGTGTCATTACATTGATTTATATTTCTTGTTTTATTTGCTAAAAAGATTTCCGTAACGGTTATCCTTCTTAGACTTGTTTACATTAGCAAATACTTTTACGGTTGACTTTTTCTGAGTTTTATCAGTGGTAGCTGCAAAAGTTTTCATATTAGAATCCGCATAGATAAGTTTTGCTTCCTTCTCTAAATCTTCGAGAGAGTAGTTATCCATATTTGTATACAGTTTCTCAAAATCCTTATTAATGAAATTTCCTTCTTCATCTTTTTCAGAAATAGAAGCAAAGTTTTCATTTGCAAGAATTTTCTCACGTTTTGCATGAAGTTCATTCTTTTCTGCTGTCTCCTTAAACTCTTTGAGTGCAGCGTAGTTTGAACGCATAGACTGTAACTCTGCAAATTCACTATCTGTTAAAAGTTCACGATGTAAATTGTATCTTTCTCCATCAAAAGCTACATTATCACCGTCTTTTGTATAGTTCTGACCGAAGATTTTATCACCATTCCAGTTCTCATATGTAAAATGATCATCGTAAACAGCGTTGATAAAGTACCACTCATTATCAGCATCTTCATATTCAGATAAAAGCTGGTAAAGTGCATATCTTGTATCTTCATGACTGATTTCATATGTACGAACAATCTTTTCAAAAGTCTGACTTTCTCCTTCATTACCATCTGGATCAGAAACTCCTTCACCATCACCTTCTCCATCATTGGAAGGCTCACCAGATTCTCCGCTACCTGAGTTGTCTCCTTCTGAATTGTCATCATCGAACATCTCAGCGAATTTTGCTTCAAGTTCCTCATCTGACATTTCTGTATAGTCGAATGTTACATCTTCAGCAGTCTTACCATATTTGGCAAGTAACTCTTCAAATTTTGTCATTTTGTTATTTGTTCCTCCTTCCTTTGATTTTTGATTTATATCAAAACTCTCAAGAATATTAGTTAATTTCTCTAAAGTTTCAACCAATTTGTTGTCTGTGTTAAATGTTACTGTTTCTGCATTTACAGCGAAATCTTCAATTTTAAAATTACTTCCTGCCATACCAGGGGATACATCCTTTGACAGAAGAGTAAGACCTGATACATAAAAATCATCTAACTGCAATGTTTTATTAGCAGTATTAAATGATAACTCCCTAATGCATAATTCCACCGAACAATCTACAGTTCCACGTCTATTAAGAATCTCAATAGCGTCCTGACAATACTCATCGTATAAATAACCATGCAAAACTGCACGATTTACGCCAGCATCTTCATCATATTCAATAGTAGTCTTTGTGCCATCAATAACGCCGATAGGCTGTTCTTCGTATACAACTTTGTCGTTACCATCTTTGTCAGTAGTCACATAATAATCATGGCTACCGAAGTCTAATTCATTATCTGAATTGGTAGTGATATGTGCTAAGATTGGACGAAAGTTTGCTGATGGGACATTTTCATTAAAAGATTCTTCGGAGATTTCCGATTTATTGAGATTGACATGATCGTGAAATGCACGACTGACGAATGGAGTAAGAGACTCTTTATGTTTATCTTTATCTTTAGAAGTTTTTTCAAAATTACCATTCATACGAACCATAAGTTCTTTACCGAATTCATTACTATCAAAATGAGCAAAATTATTTTTTAGACAGAACTCATACAGCTCATCAATAGACATAATTCGTTTTTTCTTCTTTTTTGGCATTATTTAACCTATTCCTCCTTTCTTTGTTGATATACCACTCAAAGCAGGAGAGTGGTTAAAATGTTAGCATGTTGCTATACTGAATTTTATTGTTTGTATTTTCAAAAGTGAGAGAGTGGTTATTCAAAAATGTTGCCACGTTCCCATCTTGAGATACCAATTTAAAACCTTCTTTGAGAAGATTTTCCTTTGTCTCCTTGTCGGAGGTTTTAATAAAATTGTATTTCATATTAAGATACCACCTTATTTAGCCTTTAGCCTTATCTTTCTTATCACGACTAGCTTCGCCATCATCTGAAATTTCGGCATCAGAAAGAGTAGGTTTAACTCCTTCATTATCACCTGTATTTGATGTTGTATGTGAACTTTGAACTGGGACAAAATTAAGATTTAAACATTCGTTTTCTAAGAAATGAAGAGACAATGTTTCTCTTTCTGAAAAACCATTTAGACTATTTACCAATAATTTTGGCGCAAGACCATATGTATTGTCTTTGAGAATATTATCTTTATAAGCATCTTTTGTATAAACAGATATTTCAATAAACTTAATAAAACTTGGATTATCAACATAATAAGATATAATTCTATTTACAATGGCTTGTGTCTGAGGTAAAAGCATAGAGATAGCGAATTCTGTATCTGCTCTAATAGCGGCATTAAATGCCGTAGAACCTGAAATAGAGCTAGAATTTAAGATTTGCGCTCCACCAGAGGTATTGAGAACTGTTTTTGTAGCGTTTTCAACCTTATTTGTATCTGTTGCCTTGTCACTATCAAAACTAATTTGATTAATTTTTCCAGGAATAATAGCAGCAGAAGTATAGTCAGGTAAAGCTTCGTTTACCATTCTCTGCCAATAAGGTAATACTAAATCTGGATCAACTTTCCACTCATTTACATCGTCTGCACCAGACAATGTTTCAAGTTCCATCCAAATCATTTTGTATATTTCCTGCTGATCTGCAATACTCTGAATATCTTCGAGATCCAATAAATTTATTAACGAATTTAACAATCCACTAAATACAGGAACAATGGTTTCCCAGTCTTCAGCATGAAATTTCAAACATACACCTTGCTCTCCAATTGGTTGCCATTTACTTTCTCCGCTTTGCTGCGATTTATTATACATAGAAACAAACGGTTCACCCCAAATGTCTAATAAATCTTTATTTCTTTTAAAATAATCCATATTCATTGTAAATGCGAAATCACCTGTATCCGTATATACACCAGAAATTCTACAATAATCCGCTGGAAGTGGGAGAATAAAGAATGGCGTTTTCCCATCTGACTCTGGGTTGAAATAATAACAACCATAAAATACGTCTTCTCTAAAACATGTCATATATGCTTTGAGAAATTCATACTGTAAATTCATTTTATCAAGGACTTTTAATGTATCATTATATGATTTCACCATCGCATCTTTATCATTATCTTCAACCAAATCATAATCAGGAATAACAGTTCTCGCATCTAAACAAAACATATTCGCATTATATGCAATTAATCTGAAATATACTTGTGAACGATAATAAAGATATCTTGATAAATTTCTTAAATTGACCTCATTAGAAGTAATATTCTGTAAATAACTTCTCAGATCTTCTTTGTTAAAATTGCTAATAGTAGTGTAGGTTGTCGATTTTGATGTATCTCTAAAATTAGTAAACGCATCATTTGCTGCATCAAAATTTTCAATTCTACGCTTATTTTTTTCATAGAATTCTTTCATCTCAGCAGCCGTAGGCTGTTTTGATTGAGTAGAAGACGTATTGTTTGTCTTTCTTGTTGTATTTGTAGTAGCAGGTGCATTAGCATCCGCTTTCTTTGTTCTTGGCATTTTTCGTTAATGCACCTCCTTTAATTAAACATTGAAAATCGCTTACCTTGACGAATTGGAAGTTTGTTAATGAGACTCTCGACATCTGTATTCTTTGGTTTTAATTTAAATCCTAAATCTTGACAAATTTTGAAATTGTATTCAAGAGATGAAAATCGGTCTTTACGCATTCCTGGTTTTTCTACAATTTTTATATTTGTTCCTTTTATCTCATGATCAAGATTTATTAATTCATTAACCATAAGAGAAGTTTGTATATATGGTAATTTTAATAACGCTTGTTCCTTTGATGTCATCTTAGAATATCCACGAATCTTTTTTACCAATTCTTCTGCTTCAAATTCAGAAGTAAGAAGATTAATAGAACCATTCTGAAATCCTGCACGTAATGCAATGGCTGCCTTTGTATTAAAATCAGCAGTAGCTTTAATAGACCATACGACCTTATTTGCATTTCTAATTTTACATCTATCAGCCATATTATCATCATTAATACAAGTCATTGCTTCGTATGTAATTCCATACTCAGCATCATACTGAGGTTTAATTATAAAATCATAAACGCCAATACCTTGTCCATTAGTATCCAATACCAAATCTGTACAATTGAATTGATAAAATAATCTCATAACAAGAATACCTAACTCGTCTGTAGTCATTCCTTCATGTGTTTCTATATAAACAATATTAGATATATAATCATTTTTTTCTGTTGGAATAGCAGAATTAATTATAAGAGCAGCAGCATCATTATTATGCTTTTTACTTGCGAGCAAAGCTACATCGACAGATAATATTCGTTTTTCATTTGGAACTAATTCTGGAATTTTGATTTGATGATTTTTATAAATTTCAAGAGGATAGAAAGAATTTCGTATCTTTCTCCTTGGAGATATATCATCGAATTTAAAGAAAGCACCATCAGTATCACCATACCATTCAGCACCCATTTCCATTTTAAATGCAGTAGGATCAAAGTCTGCCTCAGACATTTCATCCTCGACCTGCTCACGAGATAATAAACCTTCTCGTATAGCACACTGATAAGGTAAACCTACGCAAAAGTAACGCTTAGTATCATCAAGCATGTTTGCATAGTAAGCTTTTAATTTCTCGAAACTCCAATGAGACTTATACCACGCAGATGACATATACATTTCGATGTTACGCTCCTGAAGATGAGCATATTTTGGATTATTAAGATAACCAGGCGAACGTGGAGCTGTTAAGAATTTACGAAGAACTGTATTAATTGTATTCAAATCAACCATCCTGAACTCATCCACGACTATGAGCGTTGCTCTGTTATGACGAGCCGAGTCATTTGAACTAACGATTTTTATCCAACTACCATTACGAAAATCAACATGAGCATTATTTATAGAAGTAGAAATTTCAGAAATTTCAGAACGAAGATTAGCTGAACCCCAACCATAATTTTTCATAAAATCATCATTTATCTTTTGAATAACCTCTAGTGATTGAGATTTATACCCCGAAGCAACACAGATTTTTGTCCCAGGATACAAGATGCAACGTACAACACAATACAAAGAAGTTAACCACGTTTTACCAGAGCCACGACTAGCAATATACATGAAGTTTGTACTAACCATCATCATGTATATTAAAATCTTTTGAAATAGCTTTAATTTTACATTTAGATATTCGAGTACAAATCTTTGTGGATTTTTTCTATAGAACGATGCCCAATAAGCAACCCCTTCTAAAACACGCTCAGATTTTTCTTGATATACTTCTTGTAATGACTTTTTCTTTTCTTTCTTTGCGATAGCCATAATTATTCATCATCCTTGCTACCAAAAATCTTATCAAATAGAATTTCACTATCTGATTCCTCATCATAAGATGGTGGATTGACAGTATATTTTGCCATTACTCGTTCATATATATTTGAAAATCTGTTTTTTAGACCAAGCATTTTTGATGCATGACCTCTATAAAAAGCATCTATATAAGTGCCAATTTTATCAACATCTGCAAGTTCTGGATCTATTTCAGGAAGAGGGCGTGTTTCCTCATATTTCTGAATTAAAGTACCCATTGTTTGAGCATCTGAAAATGTATCAAGAGTATTTTGTTTGGGCTTTAAGTTACCTGTATCAAGCCATTGCTGATATGAATAATCTAAATCTTTTGTAGAAGCCCCCTTTTTAATTGCATTTCGTTTCATAAGTTTTAGTATTGACAAATTCTGAAACGTTTCTTCTTGTGCCTTTTGTGAACAATCATATCTCGAAATCCAGTCTTGATATTCATTCTCAAGGAACATTAATTCTTCATTATTATAATCCGTGCCAAATCTCTTTTTAGCTGCACGTAATGTTTTTTGTACGATTTTTACATCTTCAGAATTATTTTCTATGTCATCTTCAACACTTAATTCTGAATCGCACCAATGTTTATTTTTATATTGTGGTAATGATTTAACCATAACAATATATTGTTGTGCTGCCGTGGCACGATTTTTTTCACCAACACCTTCAGCTAATGTGTTAATTTGTGACTCATAATCAGAATCAATAAACACCCAATCAAGTCTTCTAAATGTATTTATAGTTTTTTGTTTATTATCTATTCGATTTCCATCCTTGTCTTTATCAGTACACATATCTATTAAACATTCTTTACATGCAAAATGTTCAATTCCACTTGCTGTCTCAGTAGAAGAATAAAACGCCTTTACAGTTTTCCATTTTCCACAATGAGGGCAGTATACATAATCCAGATTAAGAAGATGATTGTAGTCTAAAGCTAATTCATGGTATGCTGATTTTACCGAATTTACAGTTAGCTTCTTAATTTCATCATCTGTTTTTGCTTGTTTTAAATTAGCTATAGTAATCACTTCCTTCCTTTTATTCCAATATAAAAAGAAGCCACTTCATACAAAATGACTTCTCATAATTTCCAATATTAAATTTCCAATGAAAGTGCAATTTACTTCACTTAGCACACCCACTGCGCATCGAACACAGGTTAGAAGTTTTGGAGACTTCATTCTTGCCAAAAGATAGGTGCATATAACAAAAGAGTCGTCTCAAACGAAACAACTCTTTTAATAACAAATATCAAATTAAAAGTATAAAAAGAAAAATTAATTATCTTTGAAGTTTAACAAGAGCTTCATAAGTTGCCTTATCAACCTCTTGTTCCATACCATCACAGTATACGAGATATTCTGTAACCTCACCAGTTACAACATCTCTTCTTGTATCAAATGACAATTCATCCGCGCTATTAAACGGAATATTTGCTTCATAGACATTTTTAAATGATAATAATGCCATAATATATTCACCCCACTTTATTATTTGATGAAAATATTATATACCAATATTAACTAAAAGTAAACAAAATATTTTATTGTCTTTCTCATTATCTCCTCAAACTCCGAGCTTTCATCTAAGTTGCATAGGACGATCCCATTGTTTCTACAATGTCAGTCCGAAGACCGCAAAGAACATAAGCGAGATAATGGCGATGAACCACTCACATCCTATATCCTTTGCGTACATAAATATAAGATTTTGATTATCATGGTTCTGGCATATTTAGGGTGGAAGAGTCCACCCATTAAATTATAAAGTCTGTTCTACTGTCTGTTCAAAAGTAGTAACATGACTTCTTGCAACATCAAGTAATTTCTTAATCTGTGCAATAACTTTTGTTTCGTAAAGAATAATCTTTGCCATTGCTAAATCATGTTTATCTGTAAATACAGTGCTATCTAACTCCGCATCAACAATTTTGTTTGCATCAACAGATAAAGATACTTCAAAGTTTTCATCAATAGTAAACTCTTTATTGTTCAAATTAAGAGATACTTCAACAGCACCTGGATCAGATGAGATAGTAGGAATTTTATCAGTAATTACAAATTTATCCTTAAAATCAATATCTGCATATCTCAAAATCTGAGGTGTATCTTTTAGCATTTCAATTTCTGCATCGGCAGTAACAGTTGCTGTACCAAATTCTGTCGGTTTAATTACTGTAGTATAGATATCGTTTTCAATACTTCTTTCAGGTAAAATTTTCATTATTCTGTTGCCTCCTCACTTAATAAATTGTAAAATTCTTTTAATCCGCAAATCATATTTTTAATAGTAGACTTTGACAAATTACACTGTAATTGTGGTAAATTCATATCTGTATCATTTACTTTAAAAACAAGACAATTGTTATCAAAATCAATACTCATACTTGCTTTTGTTTGATTTCCAATAAGCATCTGTAAAGCTTTTAAAGTTTTACCATTATCACTTGTAATACTTAATATATCGCCAATTTCCAAGTCGTTTTCAGTAACCTGTAAATATGCCATTATATATATATACTCCTTTCTTTTATTTTTCGTTTTCCTTTTATTCTAACTGGGCTTGTCAGATTCGAACTGACGAATGCAGGAATCAAAATCCTGTGCCTTTGCCGCTTGGCGAAAGCCCAATAATAAGGAGAGGAGCGACCTCTCCATAACACCGCCAATGAGCAGTAGCAGTGGGAAGTTTTAGACCATTCCAAAGGTCAATAATTTCGCAAACCGACCTTTATATTTATGTCACATATCGGTCAGTGACAGCTCACTTGTAAAAATCTATCAACGGATTGACAGACCGCCATCACTTCTTTTGGATGTGAGCAGCTTGTTATGTCTATTTATTCTCTACATTGTCGTCACCTCTCGGCTCAAATATCACATTACTATGCTTTCTTGTTAAGATTGAGTTGTTGATGTTAGACGAAAGCTTCATCGGCATCTTCTGTGTCCTCACGGATGACATACATCTGAGTTGTTTCGGAAGATTCGTGTCCCAAAAGTTTCTGTGCAGTTTCCAATGCACGATGGTCATAACATACCAGATTGGTTGCACGACTTCTCCGGAAATTATGTGGAGTCGTTCTCCTGCCAACAATTTCAGAAAATTCATTTATGCACCAATCATTGAATGCACTATATCCAATCTGTCGTACCTTTGAACCATCTTTAGTTTTTACGACAAACATATAAGGGCAATCATCATCGCCACGCACTTCAAGCCATTTCTTTAATGCGTCCATTACATCTTGTCCAAACTGCAATTTTCTAACCTTACCAACGGCACTACGTCCCTTGCAACGAATCTCATGTGTTTTGTAAGAAACAGATTCTACTTCTTGTTCTTTACCATCTTCATCGACAATTGTTACAATTTTCCTCTTAGGCTCATAATTAACAACCTCTTTGAGCAACTGTAAACTCTCTGCATGTCTGCATCCTGTAGAATATGTAAACTTTACATATGCTAATTTTTGCCATTCTTCACGTTCAGCCAATACAGAACATAAGTTATCCATTTCATCAGGCGTTAATGGTTCTTTTGCAAAAACCTTACCTGTTTTTGGCACTTGCATCTCAGCAGTTACATAATTACGGAACGTAGGATAGTCCTCATCGTAGAAATTCTCGATGAATTTATTCAATGCACTGACAGAAGACTTTTTAAATTTAATTGCAGCTTCAGATAGCCCACGATTAGCAAGAAAATTCATATAGCGAAGAAATTCTTTCTTTCTAATTTCTATGCAGTTTTTGTTATTTAGGTTATTTTTAACCCATACGAAAAATATCTTTAATGCAGACCTATAAGCATGTAAACTATGCGGTGAAAGATGAGTCTGATTACTGAGGTAATCTTCAACCATATTTCTATTAAACTCATTAACCTCTGCCCATTCCTCATCTGTAACTGGATCTAATTTATCTGCTATTTTACCATTCAATAATCTCACTTCCTTTCATATATAAAAAAGAAGTAGGATAGTGGTAAACTAAGCTACTTCTTTCAAATATTTATCCATTCTTCTTCTGTATATTTTTGTATTTCTGATACTTTTCTTGGTAAATTATATTTATCACACCATTTTCGTATTGTATTGTCACTAACATTATACATATCGCCAATTTGAGTAAACGAGGTAGATCTTATCAATTCTTTTAAATTATCTCGTGAAATTATATTATATAATTTTTCTATTCTCTTTTTGTTATAACAAGATTCACACATTGTAGATGTTGAATTCATTAAATTTGTTTTACAACATGGACAAATAATTTTAACTCTATTAATATATTTTGTTTTTGCATTTTCCCTCTTATGCTTGTGTGAGCAAGAAACACATAGTCCACTTTTGCTATGACTGCTAATTTTTATACCACATTCGCTACATACTAATGTTGGCTCTTTTGCTCTTTTGGAATTATATACACCAAAATTATCTGTCATACTATGACAATTGGGACATAATATTTGCAAGTTTGATAATTCGTTATTATCATGATTGCCATCAATATGATGCAATTGTAATTTAACAGGTTTTCCTAGCCATTCGGATATACCACATAATTCGCATTTACTTTCTTTGTAACCGAATTCAATCAATTTATTTCTTAATTTATGACTATTTGTTTTTGTATTTCTATGTAATTTCGATTCAATATTATATTCTGAACATAAAGACATTTTTGCCATTTGTTGTTTATATAATTTTCTGTTTTCTTCAAATTTAGAAGTATCTAATTTATATTCTTTTATGATTCTTTTTAACGTATTTGTACTACTTGATGAATTTATACCTGCGACTCTAAGAATTTCTGTATATGTATTTCTTGAATCTAGCAAGCTTTGTAATTGTTCAGGTGAAAAATTATATAATTTACTCGCCATTATATTCCTCCAATCTATTAATTTATTGAAGGTAGAGATAAACTTTATGTTTATAATTCTCTTTATTAATCAAACAGATTAACCTAGTCCTCCCACTTGGTAATGCTCCAAGCCGATCCGAAGATGACAGTTTTACAGACTGCCCCACATCTTTAGTGGTCTATGAGAGGATAATAAAAGAGTGTGCAGCACACACCACACACTCTAAATAATTCATTCACCGATTAAGTAACATGGAATACTCATTCATTTCATTGCAAATTCCCCAATATTCAATTGATTTTTTAAATTTTTCTAAATATTTTTTCTGAATATCTTCGATATACTTTTCATAAGTTTCCTTGTCTACATATCTACCATTAATCTTATAGGTAGAAGTAGTATCTACATTATAACAATCACAATTCTCACAATCGCCATCACAGTTATCATACTCATAACCAATTTCTACTTCATATACCTCATCAGATTCAATCTTCGGAATAATCTTAGAATTGCAATCATCAAAGATGTATACAACATCAGCTTCAACAAAGATATAACCATCTTTTCGCTTTACAGGTTCACACCAAATTTCGTCATCTAATAAGCTGATAACGAAAGCGTCATCATATCCGTCCCATTCAGGATTTGCTAATTCATTGATAAATGCAATATCATATCCGATTCCAACAAGTTCACGAATAATCTCTTTTGCATCTTCATATTTAGCAACAACATCTACTGAATTATATTCATCATCAAATTTTACTCTGTCGTATACGTCTGAAACAGCACAAGCAAAATCTTCATGGTCATCAAAATGTAATGTATTTATAATAATCACAACCTTTCAGATTAAGCATTCTTCACTGCATCTTTAAAAGCTTTACCTGCTTTAAATTTAGGAGCTTTCGAGGCTTCGATGTGAAGTGATTCACCTGTATGCGGATTTCTACCTTCTCTTGCAGGTCTTTCAACAACTTCAAATGTACCAAAACCAACTAACTGAACCTTTTCGCCTTTGATAACCGCATCCTGAATTGCCTTAATTGTTGCATCTACAAATACGGTTGTATCCTTTACAGTTACACCTTCTAATGTTTCTGATACTGTATCCTTAATTACTTTAATTAATTCTGTTTTGTTCATGTTTTTAAATTCCTTTCATTCTTAATTAATATTTAATCAAAAGAGGGTAGTAGCCCCAATTTGGTCTACTCCCTCATAAATTCTTATTCAACCCAAAGCTGAACCTTATCAATATATCTGCCAAAACAACCAGCATATCCGTCCTGTCCATTAACTGTTTGGTCATCTATCTGAACAGGGTAATATTCGTCCATACCCTTTGGAGATACCTGTATATATAAACACTGATATTCATAACCATCGGGTGTATAGAATACTGCTTTTAATGCATCAATAGGTGTTCTGCCATTTCCTGCGTAGCCGTTTTCATCATCGTCAATATCATAACCATCGACTTCAGGAAGCCAATCGCCATTAAGTAAGTGAACCTGATATCTTACATAACCTTCACTAACACCAATAGCGATACCGGTAATTGCTTGATCATCACCGGCGCCAGCCCAATCATCTCTATCATGAACTTCATCCCACCAACGATTTGTCTTAACTCTGTAATAAACATCAACATGACCTAAATCATTATTAGTTCTACCACCTGTAGTTTCATTATTATCTGAACTATCATTGTCAGAACAATCTTCATCAGAATTGTCGGATACAACTTCTCCTGTCAAAGCTTCAACAATAGCTTCTGCACAAGCTTCTGCATTCCATCTGTTTGCATCATCTCTGTCATCTACGAAGCAACATTCGATCAAAATAGCAGGGGCATTTGTGTTTCTAAGAACATAAAGTCCTGGATTGGTTTTAAATCCTCTATTTCTTATATCAAGCTTCTCGGATATTGCCTGACATATCTTTGAACCTATTTCCTCTGTTTCGTTATCATATCCATACACTTCTGTACCACCAGTAGAATCATCACCTTCATAGTCATCTCTACCAGAATTGAGATGTATAGATATGTCTAAATCAACATTATGTGAATTACATTTAGCAACAATCGCTGCTAAACAACCATTCTGTGATGTATTTTCATCACATGTACAATCATAAACAGTATGTTCAAGTGCTTCTAACTTTGCAATTACAGCATTCTTAACGATTCTGTCTTCAACAGACTCCTGTAAAATACCAACTGCACCATAAGCACCCTGATCCTGTGGACAGTGACCTGCATGTACATTATATGTAGCCATTTTATATTCCTCCTATACAAAATAAATAAAAATAAAAGAGGATAGTATAAAACTATCCTCATAATCGTTAAACTATTGTTTTTTTTTAATTTAAAATAAATTTGTAAGTCTCTAAATGTCCGTGCAATTTGTCGAATCCATAAACTTTCACACAAGCCTTACTTCCTTTGCATAACTTGTCACTATATGGATCAGAACCAACAAAAGATGGGCTAATTAAAACTTCTGCATCTCCCAAGATGCCCTCATGAGATGGAATTTCTTTTCCATTATGATAATGTCCAAGCAAAATCGTATCATAGAATTTCTTATGCAAAATGCTAATATCTCTTACTGCATTTTCGACATTCTTAATTTGATGACCATGCATGGCGATAATTTCATTGCCTGGTACATATACTTCGATAAAATCATCACCTTCATTTGCCAAATGTACATTGATTCTTTCGTTATTGGCACATAAATCTTTAATATAATTCCCCATAAGGTACTCTAAATCTTCATCAGCTAATTCTGATGCTTTTGTATTCAACACTCTAATCTGCGTATGATTAGCAGATGGCGTATGATAATATGAAATATTCACGTAAGCAGATAATTCATTAAGCATATGTGCAATCAATCGGCAAATCTCTACTGTAGCCTTTACAATAGAACTGTCATTAATTTTCAAATCACTTAATCTAAGTACACCTTGGATCAAATCTCCTAACGAAACAACTGTTAAAGTTGTAATGTGTTTTTCTTGTATAAAATGAATTAATCTGCAAGTAAGATATTCAAATCGTCTTTTTGCTTCCTCTGGTGAATATTCATTATTGATACTTTTATACGTTGCACCATAATGAATATCCGCTAACCCAACAAGATAATTGATTTCATGATGAACATTATCTTCAATTGGTTGGAAATCTGGCAATGGTAAAGTCTGAACCACATTTCCAACATATTCATAATACATTTCTTGTCGTGCTTCAGACCTATCAAGACGATTTCTTTCTACATTGCTTGTTTGTAATTTAATTCGTTCTCGTCTTAGTTCTTGAATTTTTACATCCAACTCACTATCAGAATTATTCTTTGTTTTATTTAATCCAGTCTTATACTTTTCATACTCACTTCTCATCTTACCTCCAAATGGAGTAGAAGATGACTTACGAATAGTGTCTGAGTTACAATTAATTCCATATTTATCCTTGATTTCTGACCAATCGTAATCATTTTCACCATCAATTTTTGAGTCAATATCTGTGATAATCTTGTCATATGTTTCAAGAGTTAGTCCATATTTTGAAAGTTCTTCTTTGAATTTTTCAATATTAAACAATCATTCACCAACTCTCTATTACTCTTCATCAGACGGAACATCCAGCTCCTCATCTGTCTTTAATGCAACAGTAAAATCAATTACTTGATTTTTAAATGAAGTAAGCAGATCAGTTACCTTGACTTCCTGCTCCATATCATTCTCATCTGTATATGTAATAGTGGTACAATCCTCTGAGAGTGTACCTGCCTTTACTGTTAACTTATCTGTAGTTGTTCTTGTAAACTTTAATTTACTAGTTGCCATTTCCTTTTCCTCCATAAAATTAAAAACTCCCACCAGAACGCTTTCTACCAGGATTGTAATATACTTGTTTACTTTTATTCTGCTTTACTTTAATATACTCACGAATCTTCCTAATATAATTTTCATCATAACTTAATCTGGCATGTGATTCTAAATAATAACATCCACAATGAGTAGGAATTTTATTTGATAATACATTATCTATGAGCCTATATGATGGATTAAGATTCGAGAGATGGGTATGCTTTTCTGTATCTTCTTGTCTACAGATACGATAGCCATTTTCAGTCTTGTCAATGTAAAAACCTTTATATTCAATTCGATTTTTCATAGGCAGAACCTACTTAACGTATTTATCTTCAATGTAACGCTTTCCACCACAAGTTTTATAATACCCAATATGTTCGCCATTCCGATCTACATATCCTCGTCTTGTGTTTCTAATTACACCTTCAGATAATAATTTTTTAATTTCATTTTTTGAAATGTACTTAATAATTTTCACTTCTTTCTTGATTTATTTCCTACAAAGTAGGATAATAGTTGGAAATGTAGGATTTGAACCCACGACCTCCTGAACCCAAATCAGGCGTTCTAACCAAACTGAACTAATTCCCAAAATAAAAAATCCCATACCGAAGTATGAGATCCTTACTTAATATGAGCTGAGATATTTGACTCAATACACTAACATCTACTGTGGTTGGACACAGTTTATCACACAAGCGATTAGCTTGTAGTTAGCAACAACACCAGCTTTGACACAACTGGCAAACTCTTACCACAAAGTATTATAGATTTTCTTTCTGCACATTCTTCCTTGCGAGATTCATAGGTTGCAGCCTATTAGAGTTGCACGTACTTGTACTTTCTCACATAACACCTTGCGAGTGTTATATGTCACCATATTGCAGGTGAATAAGTTGTTTTTCTCTCTGTGGTCATACACACTTTTGCTTGTCCTTTAATCAATTTACCTTTTAATAAATATCATTATATTTTCTTCTTCAAAAGTATGTTGTAATTAATATTTGCATAAAAATGAACGATGAGGTGTACATCTGACCATCTGTACCTTTTGAGTACAGCCCAATCATCACCATTCTGTTCGTCTTGCTATCGACTTGCTTCATTGTTCTGTTCCTTGCTTTCGCATTAAGAAACGTTGTAACAATCAATATTAGCACTTTTTCTTGCGGAAATCGCACCAATAAGACAGTAATCATACCCATGTTTCCATGTTAATACAGCGCATTTCTCATTACGCCTACCAAATCAACTTATCTAAGAATTATCAAGCTTATCAGAGCTATCAAATCTACAAAGATTCATAAATAGTCATTAGCAGTTGCCCTCTGACCTTAGACTTGGTATAGATTATCTGTGTTTTCCGTCAAACTGCTATACGCAGTCGCAGTGTCTTACGCAAACTAAAGACATTCCTGCTTTATCCTTATTGCTAAGTTTATTTAACGACACGAAACCTGCCGCCTACAAGTAGGAGAGTTGCGGAAACAGGACTCGAACCTGCATACTCTTGGTTATGAGCCAAGTGAGCTTCCATTGCTCGTCATTCCGCTATAATATTTAAGAATTATCAGTGACCATACTACAAGAACTGTAATACAGTCACCGATTATAGAAGGTAAGGTACAATGAATATGTACTTGATGTTTACATTTTATTATTCTCTGTTTTATTAGCCAAGAAAGGCTGATTTCATTGTTTTAATCTCTTATTACTATACATATAAAGAAAAACGGAAGTAGTATCTGAAACCCTAGTAAAATCAAGGCTCTCAAGACTTTTAGCTTTTTCGGATTTACATTTATTTATTTTCCCGATCCCATATTTTCTTTTGATTAAACTGGATGTAATTGGCACATTCTCTGCAATATTTTGTACTTCTATCATAATTATTTTTTCTTTTTACAAGTCGCCCACATTCAGAACAGCGAATGAATTTACCATCACCAATATAATTCTGATACTCATAACCAAGTTCTCTAAAATCTTTTATCTTTAATATAACATCACTGTCATTGTTAATAAAATTAACTTTCATATTCAGATTATCATTTTTATTAGAAAAAGAGATTAACCCTGTATTCTCAAGATCGTTTAAATACAAGAATTTGTCATTTCTATATCTTACTGTAACTCTAGCAACTTTATATATCTCTTTGATTTCTGTATTAACCCATCCATTATTTGTATCTGACAAAGTGTTATATAATTTTGCATAACATAACATAGTAAATAATAATCTTTGGTATTTTATATTTTCAACACTTAAAATTTTATCCAACTCGTCTTTTGTAATATCAATTGACTTAATTTCCTGCAAAAGATATTTTTTTCCTTTTTTTGAAATATCTTCAATAATATCTTCCCATAACGCTTCATTATATCCTTTGTAATTTTTCTCCATAAACTCATTTAATTTTTGAGCTGTTTTTTTCTCTCCAAGTTTTTCTTCCTGTCTGTAGTATTTCGATAATAGGAAGAGGGTAGAAGTTGGTTTATTCCCAACCTCACCTTTCTCAATTATTTTTTCTGCTTGTTCCTTTTCATTTAAAATAACTGACATTCATCATCCTCCACATCAATAGTTACCTTGATTTCTGTTTCTTTCATAGAAAAACACATACCATTAAACTCTATATCTCCATTTTCATCTAACTCAGGATATGATATTTTATACCCATTTCGTTTTAGAAGATTTTTCATAAATGTTTCTCCGCAAATATCCCACGCAAACTGCTTACTGTTTTTTGATTTTGTATAACACAAATCAAGAACAATATTGCAAAGTTCATCTTCGTTAGGACATTCTTTTAAACAGTTCTCTCTAAACTGTTCCTTTAAAAGATACTTTTGAATCTGCTTTTCATCTGATTTCAATCTCTCTTTTTTAGCGTAAAGCATATAATTTTGAGTATCTTTTTTATATCTCTCATATATTTTCTTGATTTTATTGTATACTTTATTTGTATATTCGGCATCGCTTTTTAAAATAGAATAATCAAAATTAGATTCTGCATTACAATATCTTCCATCAAATAATTCTTCAATTTTCCAACATATTCTATTGATAGTACATGGTGCGTTTCCTAAAGGCATTCGATCATAATAACAGTATAAAAAACGTTCTTCTTCTTTTGTTTTATTCTCTTTTTTCAATAATTCATCCAACGTAATTCTGAATCGCATTAAACATTTTTCGTTATTTTTCTTTTTGTAATTATTTAATTCGGCTCTTTCAGATGGATAAATGTATTGCATAAAATACGGCTTTTTGTCTGCTATTATCTTTCGATTTATCCAAAAATCCTTTTTAGTATCAGAATCTTTTGCCTTTGAAAGTTTATTTGCTATCCAGCTGTACCATGTATCAGGCATTGGTTTTGCTTCAATTCCTTTAGTTTTATCAATTGTATTCTGTTGATAAAGCTGACCACATTTAATTCTATAATCAAGAATATTATATTCTCTACTTCCTTTTGGAAACCTCGCTTGAACTTCAAACATTGAAGTAATTTTATTTGTTACCCCACCAACGGCATTTCCGAAGCTATTAATATTAGACATCATAATATCATCATCGGATGGAATACATTTTGGTGCTTTTCTTTGTACACATACAATAGCAGGTAACTTTTTTGTATTTTCGACAAGAATAGGAAATGATGTATTAATAACACAATCTCCATCTTTATCAAAACCATTCATCGCATCTGCACATGTATCCCAACTGTTAAAAATAGTAGGAGTAGTCATATATTTATAAAATTCATCCATTACTTCATTATGTACGACATCTAATAATCTAATATTATTATGAGATGTCATTGGGGCACGAAAACTTACAATCTGTGCAACATCTTTATCAATCCAATATTTTGAGTAAACTTGCCCAGCTTTTAATAATCCAGTAACTTCCATACCAAACATTGACTGGCATAATGAATACGGATCTCCTGAAACAAGAGAGTAGTTGGCAGGTACTTTTAAAACACCTACCTTTGCTTCGTCTATTCTTTTTCTAATCATGGAATAAATTTGACTTTTAATATATGGATCTTGTGCCATAGATGGGTCGATCATAAGAGCTGTAGCAAAAGAATTGTCAAGATTTTGAACATTATTTTTATTTAAACCAATTCCTTTTGTATAAAGAATAGTCTTTCTATAATCATCCGATAAAATATCTTTTATCTCATTTACCGTTGGAGCAATCAGTTCGTCAATTTGTTCGTCTGTAAAATCATAACTTTGTAAAAACTGATAATTCATAGTTCTTACGTTTTCAAGTTCTTCTTCAGAAGATTTCGTGATTGCGAATGTATATTTATTTTCTTCGCAATTTCTAAAATACTCCTCAATAGAAGAATAAGAATCCCATAATTTAAGCATTGATTCTGTTAAAATAAGTTCAACATTATTAATTTTATATGTGTTACCCCATATATCTGTTATTTCTTCAAAGCCATTGTCTAATGCAAATTTCTGAAAATCTATTGGAAATACTGCACCTTTACAAAATGAATTTCGTATTACACAACCTGGCAATAAGAAATTTTCCCCAATTTCTTCTCCCCATCTTTTCATAAGATTAGGCATTGCCAAACCGTACCCATCACTATCTATAAGTTCAACTTCTTTATCTTTAATAAATTTCATACTTGGTTGATCTAATCCAGTGTCATCTAATTCAATAATGTCAGATTTAAAATGAGTAACACAGTCACGAACTACAACAACACCGTTTGGCATCGAAACAGGAGTGGAGGAGCTGCATACTAATGCGATATAAGCTTCAAGTTTTGCAGGAGCAAATTTCATTGACATATCACGTCCATTATTAATTCTTTTCTTTATCTCAGGAAGAAGTTTTTCATTGATAAAAACAATGGTGTTATTCTTTACTCCACCTGTTGTGCCAAGCAACCATCTATATTTAATTCCATTTATCTCAAAACCATTTTTATAAATGTAGTGAAAATCCTTTTCTTTATCAATAACTACACAAACATAATCCTTTTTAAATTGATAACTATCCAATTCTGCATATAGTTTTTTGATTTTTGGTCTTGATATAGCAAGATTTGTTTCTTTCTTTAATTTTTTGATTTGAGATTTGATATGAGAGATATGAAGTTCTGAATCTTCAATTCTATTCAATTCATCTATCCATCTCATTATCTGACTTTCACTTAAAGCAATTAATTCCTGATTTTCTCTTGCAACATTTATTGGAAGTTGTAACTTCCATTTCTTTCTTCTTAATCTAGCTGAATGAATTTTATATACATATCTCTGCGATGTTAAATGTTTACTCATGTCGTACCTCCATTATTCGAATATAATCATTACCTACTAATGCCTTATTATGACATTCAATCATATGAGGCAATAAAATTTCTTTTAATTGTTCTTCTGTACTCAATCTATAATATTCAATTGAAAATTCTGAATCGAAATAATAATGATACGATATACGAATTTTAAATTTGTTGTTTCTATGAGAAATAATAGAAAAATTCCAAGCGTGATTACTCCAATTTTCAAAAAATAAACACAATTCTTTGTAAACCTTTTGCATATGAACTACATCATAAATTTTTTGATAAAAATTATTTTCATTATGATGGAATTTAATTGTACGAAAATATCTATCACTCCAATAAGAACTGTATAATTGCGAAATTCCTTTATAATCTCTTTCAATATCTATTCTTAAATTATCAATATTATTGATGTAGTTTTTGCATCGATAAAGACGTAAAAATACTACGTTGTTTTTATAATCTTCATCATCTATGCGATTTTTTTCACGCATATTATATACTTCTATTAATTTTTCTGTATCTGTGTCTTTATGAGTAAATAATATAATATTTTTTTTATTAAATACGAAAAATTTAAGCGGAAAAGTTTTTTTAACGAATTTGTTATAAAATCTTCCATATGAAGAAATATTATTTACACGATATTTCTTTTCTATTGGGTCATAATATCCAATCACATGATTTTCAATAAATTTGTGTCTTGCATTAGGTTTAAAATATTTTTTTACACCAGCAATCCAAATATCAGTAAAACCAGCCGCTTGATACAATTCATGCCTCTCGATATATTGGGTAGCAATAGGAGAGCATTGATATTCAATAACATACTTTTTATTATTGTAATCAAATACAATGTCAGGTCGCTGCTTAGTTTCTGGTATCCATCCCTCTAATACTGCATTTGTAACACCAGTCTGCTTTTTAATCCATTCGTAAAGATCTCTTTTTCCGTTAAGATGTTCTTCTGTCTCTGACTCGGAGTACTTATCCTCACATTCTGCTTTATCCATATGTCTAAAATATGGTGTCTTTACTTCACCATGACAATATTCATATGGTTTGTCACAAGCAGGACAAAGCAAAATTTTCTTTTTACTCCATTTTTTTAGCATTTCTTTTTTGTGTGTTCCATCATAACAATTTATGATTTCGTTTCCAATTTTTGCTGTAAGTATAATTCATTCCTCCTTTAAAATTTTCTTTTCACTTATATATTCTCCAAATGAAATTTCTATTTCTTATTTTCAATCAAAACAATTACTGTTTTCCATTTCTTTGACTTCATAACCAAGCCAATTGATTACAAAATCAATACCTGGAATACAGTCTCTATGTATGTATTGCCCTTCACAGTTACACAAAAATTCTTCACCATCGTAAATACCTTCTTTGCAATAACAACAATTGAAATTAGTTTTCGGTGACACAAAATTTGGACAACCAGTTTCATGTCCATTAATTCTTCCACAATATTCACAACCCATTTTAAAAATTCCTTTCTTTTTCTTATAATTTTTCATAAGCGTATCCGTCATTTGTTGTATAATATATATGGCTTATTCCAATATCTTTAATGGCTGCCATACAGCTTGGACAAGGACGAGCCATACCAAAAGTACAACATTTTCGATTTCTAAAAATATACAATTTAACTTTGTGGAAATTAACGCCTAAATGTCTTATGGAATTTAAACAGTTAATTTCAGCGTGTAAACTTGGATTAATTTCATTATTATCCCAAGAATCGCGAAAACGATTATAATATTTTTGAATAGGATGCGTCTTTTTTGTATTACAACCAACACCTATAATGTTATTTTGATATACTGCAACGCATCCTATGTGTACTTTATAGAAATCTGAGACACATGCTATTTTCTTTGCCTTTTCAAAATATCTATAATCTGATTTACTCAACATTTAATCTTTCTCTTTCATATAAGGCATTTCCTCGCTCAAAACATTTAAGTTCATATTTTGTGCGATTAATGTAATAAGTAAAGTCAGTATTTTCGATATACTTAAGAATTTCCATACACAAACTTTTCTTGTTGTCTGTTTCAACACTAAGAGCAAAATCTATGAGGTCAAATCTATCTATGTCATTCTTTTTGAGGTATAAAGTAGTGTTATACAATCTTTCTTCTTTATTCCATCTACTCATTGCAAGGATTGAATATCCATTATGTAAATCTATTATTATTGATGTATCTCCAATTATTTCGTATTTCATTAAGCCATTTCCTCCATTTTCTTAGTATCTCTAACGTTACATTCCTTCTGTCTGTCCCGATCAAATTTAATATCTGTAAAAATTCTTCCAACAATATCTAAATCAGTTCCCCCAAAATCTGCTCCTGATTTTAATAACAATGGTGAGCAGATTAACTTGTTGCGAGCCTTAAGTTCCATAGTTCTTGTCATTACATGATTCTGTGTTTCCTTTGTCATAAATATTTGTTCTCCTTATTAAATATAATTTTTTGTTCATATCATCGCTCCTTTATAGTGTGATACTTATGTGTTACATTGATATATTCCCTTATTATGGAATGGTTTTATTAAAATTTATTCTTAATTGCCGTTTTTAATTTCTCCAAATGAATCTACATTATAAATCTCCAACATCTTAGCAATAGCCCATTCAATTTCTTGCTCATATCCTTCTTTATTAAGTACATATATATTTGGTACATTTTGTGGTGGCTTTTTTGCATCTGGTTGAACACTACCAACCTCTTTTTTAATTAGAAGTGGTTCTTTGTCACCAATTGAGGAAGTAAGATATTGAATACATTGATTAATTGTATCCTTTGACATAGAGAGTTCTTTTGACATAGATTCTATACTTCGCCAAAAAGCTTCTGGTTTAGTTTCAGGGTTATACATAGTTTCTTCATTATCTTTATTTTTTGGACGAATGAAAATATACGAATTAATATAAAGAAAAGCCATTAATATATTCTCTTTATTAATACTAGATTCGCTCATCATAATAAAATCAAGCTGAGAAGATGTGATCTTTGAAAACTTATCAACTGCATCAAAATTTTCAGGAATTATCTTAATTTCAATGCCAGTATCATATCCAAAAGTATCAAGGTCTTGTTTTACTTCAATCATCTTGTTATTAATCATGTATTCTAATACATCCAAAATTTCATGAAACGCTTTTGGTTTATGTTTAGTTGTTTTATAGCCATAGAATTCCATAACCTTGCGAATAGTAATCCAACTATAGTCCTCATACGATCGGTATTTATCTATAAGAATATAGGTAATGTAGAATTTTCTACTAACTCCGTATTTGGTTTTGATATTCCCTTGAATATAATCGTTTGGGAAACGAGTAAAATATTCTATTTTTTGTTGCAATTAAAAATCCTCCTTTATATGTGATATTTATTTATTCTCTGTTTCTATTTAAAGAGAAACACCTTTACGAGCGTTCAGTAAACTACACTTTTGTGTATGTTCAATTTTAAAATATGAGAATTTTGACTACACTTTTGTGTAGGTCAACTGAACTGAAAGAAGATATATAGCTTATTTAATAAGACAGACTATTACGCTTGTATTTCGCTACGCTTCATACAAGCTCTTTAATTTTTTGTTTTGATTGTTATTGGTTGATTTAGGTAAATGGTGTTTTGGATTGATATTTTTTATTTGAGTACATATACGATGTACCTATGTGAAATTATTCTCCATTTAATTCTTGAATTTCTTCTTCTGACATAGAATCCAATTTCTTTAATGCTCTTTCAATATAAATAAGTTCTAATAATGTGAAGTTATCTATTATTAATTTTGTATCATGGCTATTAATGATATCTACATAAATATGATTAGATAATTTCTTGGCAACAGATTCTCTTGTTCTTTTAAATAAAATTGATTTCTTCATAATATCATTCTCCTTTTGAATTATTCTTTTCGATTGTCTATCCCAAAGATGTTCTTTTCTTCTAACGCTGCGAAAAGACCGCCCTTATCAAAGGGCTACATCTTATGCTTACGCACATACTATATCTTTTTGAGCTTGTATATAGTTTTCTCATACCCCCATCTGTGGGTTAAAAATGAGTTTTAGATAGTGATTTTAAATTTTTATATATCAAGTGATTAGTTGTTAGGGTAAAAGGTAAAATTGAAATTTGAGCCGTGAAAGTGGATTTTAATATAAGTGTGAGAATTGATAATATTATTTATAGTAAATGTATGTGAATGTATATAAATAGTTAATGCAATTTTGGGTGATGCGAAAAATTGACCTTGTATTTTAAGCATTTAGGTGGGTAAAAATGAATTTAAGTGTTATTGATAGGGTGAAAAAGAAAGGCTGTGTATGGGCGTGATAAAGGGGTTAGATAAGAAATGGGATATTTTTGGTATTGTTGTATTGGATTTTTGGTTGTTTTTGTGAAGTATATAGGTAATTTTTGGGTTTTCTGGTGTGGTTTTTATGTAGCCCCTGTAGATGATAGATAGTTGTGATTTGTGTGATTGATTATAATGATGGATTCTGGATTAAAAATGGTTATCGGTAAAAGTGCTTATAAATAAGGAAGATTCTGGATTTGTGGATGGATTTTTGGTAAGATAGGAGTTTGATTTTTGGGTTGTGAAGTGACTGAAAGTGGCTTGGTTAGTGGGTTTGAGCGATATGGGGTACGATAAAGGATTTGATGGGTAAAATTTGGGATTTTGCTTGATTTTAGTGGGATTTTGAGAGTTTTAAAATTAAGTGAGTGTGTGGAACAATCAGCTATTGAAAATATAGAAAAACACTTGTTCGATTTTGGTTTTTGCTACCCCGGTCAAACACTTGTTCGATAAAACAATAGCTAATAGATATATATTATACATTCTTTTTACTGGGCTTTTGAGCGGTTCATAAGTAGTATTAAAAACTATGTCAGATAGTATTAATGATATTATAATTTATAGTTTAAAGTTATGACATATCGTTTATCATAGTTTTAATCTATATACAATAAATTATAAAAAAATATTAAAAAGTTGTTGACAAGTAGTTGTGAAAGTATTATTATATAGTCAAGTCAAGAGGATACAACACGATAGTTGAAAACGACATTGACAAAAATATTTTAGATAACTATTGACAAGCTACTTATAAAGTAGTACAATTTAATCATCAAACAAAGGAGGGATGTGATTAAAACGGCAGACAAAAAACAATTAAATACTCCGATACAAGCTGATATTTTGGATAATTTTAGATTAGCTTGTAAAGAGTATAATCTTAATATGAACGTTGTTCTAGAGGCATTGTTGAAAGATTTTAGCAATGGCAACTATAGCATCATTATCAATAGAGGTAATGATATACAGGTCAAGAAAAATATTTAAAAACTACTTGACAAGTAGTAAACAGCGTGTTATATTATAGTCACAGGGCAACAAAAAACCCTGTACCATCAAAAAGATAATACAGGGAGTAGAAAAGATTGTATATACAATCTAACCTAAGCAATTAGATTATACAATTCTTTTCAATAGCTGTCAAGTCTGACAGTAAAATCCCTTTATTATATATAGCTACATAACGATTGTTTGACGGCTCAAGCCTGATGGCATAGTGGGTTATTGCAACTTACGCACCGTGTAGCTTGTACATTGATAAATAAATACCAGCTCAATTTATAAAAATTTGAGGGCTACCAGTCTACCCACTTGAGGGCTACCGCTTGCGGTAATAAGTGAATATATAGCAGGGCATAGGGTAATAAGTGCATAAAGATTAAACGATTGACAAGGGTATTTCATAAAACACACTTTGAACTATACAGAATTAGTCTATTTGCATTCTGCGAATAAAAAAGTTATAGGTGTTTAACTGGCTATATTCTAAACTGTCAGCCACGGGGCAAGGAATCATAAAAGTGTAGTGATTATTCCACTTACTAGCAGGTAGTTTCACGTTTTAACGGTAGGATTAAACCTTTCAGAAGTGGGTTCGATTCCCACAAGTGGATTGCGTAATAAAATTTTTTACGCTCAAACTATAACAATAAAATTATTTCGCAACTATGCGTAAAATAGTAGAAAGAGGTATATTATGGCTAAGAATCAGATTAATTTTTCAAAAATGACGGAAGAAGCACGCACACAATTAAAAGCTTTTAAAGAATCAGCTCTTGCAATCGCACAGGAAGATTTACGGTTTAAGGCTGAAATGAAGCCACTCAAAGCACAATTAGAGGCAATCCTTGCAAATCGTGATAATGACATCAAAGCAGGTATTCCAGTGGATGATGTCATTGCAAAATACTCAAGAGTTGAAGCGGATAATGCTATCCGCAAGGCTCAAACTGAACATAATACAATTATTGAGCCTTTAAACAAAACTATGAAGGATACTTATTCCTTCGTACCAGATACAATGCATCCAGCTTATGTTAAAAAGATTAATGAACATAAGCGTGGTGACTTTTTAGAAGCAATCAAGCAGTTTCTTGTAAATCTTGGTATTGAAAATTGTTCTCAGGCTCAGATTAGCAAACTTGCTGAGAATATGTCAGATATGTTTGGTGCAAGATATGCTCAGAGTAAGAAAATTGTCAATGATAGTACACTTGTAACAGCTATCAGCAAAGCACAATTTAACAAGCTTTTCATGGCTGTATTCTGTGAAATGTATGTTAAATAAGCAACTTGTAAACACGCAATAAATCCGCTATACTATAAATAGGAAGGCGGTGAAAGGATGGAAGAAATGAATAACCAGGAAACAATTAAAATTTGTGTAGAAGAATTTTCACGCTTGCAGGAATGGATGGGAATGACAGAAAAGGAAACGCCTTTATATAAGTCAATGAAGGTGCGCTATAGAGATTTAAAAGTCATTCTATCTGCTTTAGGTGTGAATGTAACGGAACTTGATGTAATAAAAGAATAATTGCAGAGTGGAGGCAGACTAATAATCTGCCTTCCGTCTTACGGTGTAAGTCCGTAACCGATGAACAGAAGCGAAACGGAAAATAATATATGGTTAGAAGGGCAGACAACGCAAAAGTCTGCTCTTTTATAATATGCATTAACACAAAAATAGCTTGATAATTATAGTAAGCTATGATATATTGGAGGTGATTGGAGGGAAACAAGATGATAGTATATTATAAATTGGATTCGTTATTAATTTCTAAGGGTATAAAAAAAATAGACTTGCAACGCAAATTAGGGATTAGTCCGTCAACAATGGCTAATTTTAGTAAGAATAAATATGTTGCTATGTCTATAATAGATAAGATATGTAAAGAGTTACAATGTCAACCAGGAGATATTATGGCTTATGTTGACGAGAATGAAGCTGAAATTGCCTCAATTGAAGCTCAAATAGCAGAACTTCAGGCAAAGAAAAAACAGCTACAAGGCAAATAAGGAGGACACAATGGAAACAAAAAATACAACAATCGGTTACTTAGTAGGCAAAGAAACCTTCTCTCCAGGAGAAGGTGACAATCCGAACTTCTTTAATTTTCCACGGAAATTTTTTTCAACAGAAAAAGAGGCTCTTGATGCCTTTGAAAAAGAGAAACAGAATGACTACCATTATGATTCCACGGGGAGTTATCAAAGAGCCTATATTTGCTCGGTTATGAGTGATGGCTCAATTAATGAACGGATATATGACAAGGAGGAAAATTAAAATGGAAACAAAAATTTTAAACCTGACACCACACGCAATCAACTTTTGTAGTCCAGACGGTACAGTTATCTTAACAGTCGAGTCGTCTGGATTGGCAAGAGTAGCATGTAAAACCGTCACAAAGGGAAAAATAAATGGAATCCCTGTAACGGAAAACGAGTATAGCGAGATCGAGGACTTACCAGCTCCTCAAAAAGACACAATCTATCTTGTATCTGCACTTGTTGCAGGTAGATGTAAAGATAGAACAGATGTATTCATCCCGAATGAACTCTTGAGGGATGAAAAAGGCAACATTATTGGTTGTCGGTCATTAGGGAGAATTTAATTGTTTTTAAGGAGGTATTATTATGAGATTAGCAGAAGTAAAACAGGGAGAAGCGTTTAGAACAAGCGATGGGAAGTATTTTTTTGTTCTGGAGCAGTCAGAGCTCGGAACAAAAATTATGAGTGTTTTTGATTTCATTCATTTCGTGTATAAGTTCGGAAACACGAACAATTTTAACGAAAGCGACATAAACGCTTTGTTAAAAAAAGAAGAAGAGAAACTTAATGCCGAATTTTGTGGAAAGCTTATTTCCCATTCGATTTCATTAGACACCTTGGACGGTCAGAATGAGTTCGGGAAATGGGAAGGGAAGCTGAGAATCCTCAGTTTTGATGAGGCAAGACAGTACAATGATATAATCACGTTAGCGATGAATAAACATAATCACTTGCTAACCCAAACCGACTCTAGGGCATGGCTTCTTACACCATGGACAACAAGGTCAAGAGACCATAATAATTTCATTATGGTGATGAATACCAAAAAAGGTATCATCAGTAAAGAAAGGAGCTTTGATAAATTAATGATAGGAGTCTATGCGGTATGCATAGTAAATCCAGATTTTTCAGATTTGGAAATTTTGGAAAAAAGAAGACTAGAAGACTTAAATGGAATTAAAAGAGTAAGATTTAATAATTACTCAGAATACGATTCAGAAAAATCCAATGACGGCGGCAGTTACGGGTTCTGGACTGATTACAGCCGTCTTGAAAACGGAAAATGGGAGGTTTCCTATGGTACAACTGCTGATTTTGAATATTGTCCTGTCTGTGGTAGCTTTAATGACCATTATGCGGAAGATGAGGACGATATATATAATTCTGGTTACAGTTGCGGAGAATTTGCAACAGCCACATCAGATGAGCTTATTGATGAGATTAACAAGTTTGAAAAAGAACATGAAAACGATGATGAGTATTTTATAGAATACTTTGTCATTTAAACCAAAAGATGATATTATTATCATCTAAAAACACTTGACAAAATGATTCAAGTTATGCCATAATATAAACATCCCATAAGGGTGATATATTTTAGTAACTGGGAAACTTGAGTTAGTGTAAATAAAAACAGCATCTGCCGAAAGGTAGGTGCTATTTTTATACCCAAAAACAATATTAAAAGAAAGGAAATACAACTATGAAAAAGAAAATAACATATGCAACTATCGCAGTCGTAGCAATCGCTACGGCTTTTTTAATAGGCAGAAATATGCCTAGTAAATACGATTACTTAAATCTCAATCAGGTAACAGAAACGGAAATCAACGGTGATACTATACTGTAACAATCTACACAGATACAGATTATTACGAATTTACAATATCAAAATAAAGAAGGGAGAATATAACTATGTCAAGAGAAATGTACAACTATAAACGAAAAGCAATACGAATCGCAAAAGATTTTCGTTATACAATGGAAATTATAGAAGCAATAGCCAATGCAAAAACGGAAAGCGAAATTACACGGATTTTAAAAACAGCAAGATTGACACAGGAGGTATAAAGGGAAATGGAGCAGTTTAATTTTAGAATTATAAAAGCAGGGAACGGAGCTGAAATAATAGATAATACTCTATCAACTCCATACAACTCATTAACACCACTACAGATGATGGATTATATCAACGTTGAAAACAGTCTGTATTTTGCAGAAAGGCGGAAGAAATGGCAGAAAGCAACCAAGCCAACAATTATTGACAAGGTAAAGAATTTTGCAAGGAGGATAATACATGAAGGGATATTATAACGGATTTGCTTATATGGGATTTGTGCCATCAATAGGCAAATATCAGCAGTTTGAAAGTGAAGAAGATTATCTGAATTATTTAATAGAAAGAGGTGAGATATGATGTATATCACTTACGAAGAACCCTTTAAAGGGAAATGCTTCACAGAAAAACAGATGCATGAGGTCTACAGAGACTTAGTAGACAAGGCAGAATATCCAAACTTTGAGTGTTGGAAAACGGACATGCTCCGAAGCGGAGTGTTTAAAAATTTTAGTAACTAAACGGCGAACCGAAAGGCAAGCCGTTATTTTTATGTAAAAAATATTATAAGGAGGACACAATTATGTGTAAAAGAGTTTATTTAAAGGCAAAGGAAGCAGAAATGGAAATGCAGGAAGCACGGAGTGCGGAAGGATTCACAGGAAAGAATGAGAAACTTCTAATCGCAAATATGGTAAAAGCAGCACGGAATAATTCACGAATTGGAGATAAACTTCTCATGGTGATTGATCCAAAAGAAATCCATATTCCAGATTGGCAGAGACGAATCAAGTTGGAAAGAGCTTATGCAATCGGTAATAATTATAATTCATATAAATGGGATGAACCGAAAGTATTACTTCATAATGGAATTCTTCTTTGTATTGATGGTCAGCATAGAATTTATGGCGCATTCAAGGCAGGCAAAGAAGATGTGGTTGTGGAAGTCATGGAATGTAGTCTTGAAGAAGCGATTGACTTATTTCTTAGTCAGTCAAGTGATCGTGCAAAAATGCAGCCAATGGACATTTACCATGCGGCACTTGCAGCAAAGAAACCAGAATATGTGGCATTGCATGACATTTGTGCAAAACATAATGTGGCAGTAAAGGGAGATGATGAGAAAGAAAATGTGGTTGGTACATTTACATCTATCTCGGACGGAATCAAGTGGTGTAACGGAAATGCCGATTTACTTGATTCTATGCTTGGATTACTTGGTAAACTTGAATGGAACGGATATGCAGACACTTACAACGGAAAAGCATATACAGCAAAAGTTGTTAGGGCATTAAAAACATTATACGCATATTGTGAAGGCAGGACAGATGAAATGGAGACGGCACTGATTAAAAACTGCAAGGGAACTGAATTCTTTGTAGAGAACATCATGGATAAGACACAGGCACAGATTTTTGATTATCTGTCTAAGATTGTCCGTTACGAAATGGAAAGTCCATTCAGAAATAACAAGACAACAAAGAAAACTGTGAAAGCGAAAGTGATGTAGTAGAGAATAACATATTGTAAACCAAATACATACAACATATAAATACGAAGCTGTGATAACGGCTATACGGTCACATTATAATAAGGAAAGGATTGAGTCAATATGGGAAAGAGAAGATGGACAAATGATACAAGGATTGTAAAGCCTGTATTAGAGGCAAACGGATATTTTGCACTTAATAATGGACATAATTGTAACGGAAGTCACACAAAATTTGTGAATGAAAACGGAGAAGTAATTAGTGTGCCGAAATCAATTAATAGGATGTTATGGCAAAGAGAAGTACGGAAACATAACATCGTTGGTGGTATGACTGTTATAGGCAAATTAAAAAGTTAGGAGTTGATTAGTATGAAATGGATAGAGTTATTACGGAATGGAGACTATGCTTTACTGCAAAGCGAAAATGATACGCAGTATTGTGTAGCAAGTGGTTACGATCCAATGCAACCTGAAGATCAGCAGTGGTCACACGGAACATATTTTACTTATTGGAATGATGCAAAGCGAAAAGCAGATTGTTTACAAAATGCCTTGGATTACTTTAGAAACAAAACAGAAGATAACTATGTAACCAAAGGTCAGAAGTATCTCGAAATCTACAGAGAAGATTATAGTGAAGGCACATTTAACGAAATTGTTACATCGCTTGGAGTTGATAATGACAGAGTTGGAGATGCACTTGGTTGTTACTGTATTGTAGATGAAGAGAGTTTAAGAAAGTGAGGACAAATAAATGAAGGTAAATGGATATAATATCACAGATTTTGTAGTAACAACATACGCAGACATATTTCACAGAAAGGCAGTTCTTGCTTATACATCAGACGGAGAATGTTATGGAGACGTTACAATCAATATCCCACAGTATTCGCTTGATGAGGAAGAATCATTTTTAAGTGCAGATTGTCCTAATCTGATTGATGCAATGGTTGAGAATGGATATCTGGAAATTACGGATGAGGTAAAGGTAAACTATGGAACTTACAAAGTAGGTAAGTTTACACAAAAGTTTATTGACGAGTTTGAAAAGGCACAGTAAATGGATATTTCATAAGGAAAGGTGATTATATGACAAGAGATATATCAAGTAAGGCAAAACCATGTCCGATGTGTGGCTCAAAAAGGATTTATATGGACGAACCGAATTATGATTTGATGTTTTCTGTAAAGATACAATGTGCTGATTGTGGGCTAAGTGGATATAAGAATTTTACTAATAAGGCTAAAAACCCGATAGAAAAAACTATTGATTATTGGAATACAAGAGCTTATGAAAAGTAAACAATGAGTGTTTTATTGTAGGAGGTGTCGATTTGAAAAGACAGAATGTTAATAGAAAAAATAATATGATGGAAACAAGAATCAATGGAATTAACGAATTTGCAAAGGAAACAGCAAGTAATCTACTTAAAAAATATCCAGATATTGATTTTTACGATTTGATGTTTCAATTTGAAATGCAATTCAGACATGAATACTTGATGGCTATGTTAAAAGAAACATTAGACTAATTCGTGTTCATTAGAAATTGGAGGTTAAGGTAAATGAATAGAATTGATGAAATTATCTATAAAGAGACACAGAAGGCAGCTTATGAAGAACAGTGCGAACAGGGATTTGTTCATCGGGAGCAGCCAAACGAAGATTATTTTGAAGGCTTAAATGATTATTTGGATGGAACAATGAGTATTTGAAATTCGCATTTACTAAGGAAATGGAGGAAATTATGGATAGATACTTAGTTGTGTGGTTAAGAGAAGGCAGAGAGAATGTTGATGTCATTGATAATGCTATCACTCCGCATGAAGCAACTAATAAGGTAAGAGAAGTGCATGTAAATGCTAACGTAGTAGCAGTAGGCATTATGTTAGACAACGAACAGTGGAATTACTTGTAGTAGTTGAAACTAAGATTTCTTGGGAAGGAGTGAATCGAAATGGCTAAAAATAAACCACGGTGGAAAGACTTGCCGTTTTATGAACGCTTTGCAAAACAGTTAAAACAGCATGGTGTTTCAGATGAAATGTGTGAGCATATTAGAGAAAGAGGAAAGAAAAAGGAAGAACAGAATAAAAAGTAATCGCAAAGGCAGTTAGGAGAATAAATACCTAGCTGCCTATTTTATTAAAAGAAAGTGAGGTACGATTATGAACGAATATTTAGAACAGGCAAAGAATTTCTTAAATAAGGCAAATGCAAAGTGTGAAATTGTGTATGGTGGTATTTCACGGAATGAGAACTGGAAAGAGAAAGAAAAAAGAAATTGGTATGATGTAACAATCACAACGCCAAGAGGCAAAATGAGTTATGTATTTTGGGATAGCATAAATAATACAGAAATTTCCCAGATGACTTTAGAAGAATATGTTGAAAAGAAATTAAAATGTAGATATTCAGATTTTCCATACAATGAGCAAAAGAAAACAGAGCTAGAATTGAAGAAGTTAAAAGCCGAAGCAGTTCCAAGTGAGTATGATGTATTGGCTTGTTTAGAGAAATATGATGTAGGCACATTTGAAGATTTTTGTTCAGAGTTTGGATATGACGAGGACAGTAGAACAGCAGAGAGAATTTATATTGCAGTAATCAAAGAATATAAAGACTTGACAAGAATTTTCACAGCAGAACAGATGGAAGAATTAAGCGAAATTCAGTAGGAGGTATGATTATGAGTTATTTATTCTTATTTAGAGAAAAGGATTCGGATGATAGAGATTGTTGTGCATACATTGATTCAAAGAATCCACGATTTGAATGTAATCACTATTTTGGAAGTGTCAACTTAAACGGAGCTTGTTATAGTGGGCATGAATTTCCTGCTTATGAAGATATTGAAACGGTATTAACTAGGGCAGAATACAACGAATTGGTTCAGTTCAACAAAGCAATTAATGATTTAGGATATGGAATTACAAAGGGAGATGAACGCTATAATAAGGGAATTGCATTAGCAAAATCAGTACAACATATCTATAATAAGCTCAAATCTGAAGAAGCAAAAGAATTTCAGCAGAAAATCATTGAAAGCGAAATCGAATATATGGAGGATAAATATTCATTAAATGATGCAGATATTGAGAAGATATTTGACGAATATCATCTGGATTACAGAGACAGAGGAATTATTGGCAGTGTGTTCCAAGACAGCTCAGACTTAGGATACGAAGAAGCATGGAGTCTTGGATATATTAAGAATGGAGATTCTATTGCAGACAGATATTTCAATTATGAAAAGTTTGGAGAGGATTTAGTCAATGAGGATGAAGATTATCTCGAACTTGATGATGGACGAGTTGTAAGTCTGAATTATTAGAAGGGAGTGAAGAATATGACAATTACATATGATTTAGATTTAAACAGTTTTAACGCATGGAGTGGTGCGGTAGATACACTTGACAGAATACAGAGAGAAGGCAAATGCGAAGAGTTAGAAAATATTCTGGAAGATTTATATCCTGATGGAATGACAGAAACGCAGCTCAATGATTTGTTATGGTTCGATTCTGAACAGGTGTATGAATGGCTTGGAATTAGAAGTGAAGAACAAATTAGAAAAGAAATCAAGGAGGCAGAAGATGAACTTGCTGATATACAAAGCGATTTAGAGGATGAACTTGATGATGAAGATCTGACAACAGAAGAGAGGGCAGAAATTATTGACAGTTATCAGCCAGACATTGACGAAATCAAAGAGAAAATTGCAGACTTGAATGAAGAATTAGAGAATATTTAATCAAAGGAAATTGTAATTTAAAGAGGTAAAAACATATGAATGGATATGAATTTAAAAGAGAAATCGAAAGAATTTTTAAGGTTGCACGAAACATGTACCCTAATGTAACAGATGAGATGCTTGATACAAACGGAGCTATTTATTATATGAATGGCAACGACAGTACACCGTTTGATTGGAATTGCAATAACAGGTTATGTGAATTTTTCATTTTCCATAAAAATGAGACGGGCTTTATCAAGGCATTCGTAAATAGTGACAACACAATTGATATGTACATCTATGAAACAGACGATGCTATGCAGCCGACTTATAAATTTACAGAGGAAATGGAAAAGGTAAAAGCAAGTAGTTTTGCAAAGATTATGAACTATATTGCGGATGATAATGGATTGTGGGATAAGCCGATTGATGAACTTGATTGGGATGTTGATAGTTTAGAGTGTGATGAGATTGATTAGAAATAGAGAATATATTAAGGCAGATGCAAATTATTGTGTCTGCCTTTTGTAATGGAAGGAGTGAATGAAATGATTATATTGCAAAGAGATTCACGGTATGAGGTGGGCGATCCTGATTGTGTGTTCAAAGTAAAATCAGGTGACTTAATTACGCCCATAAAGCGAATTGGATATAAAACTACATTTGATGATTGGAAAGATTACGGAGAAATTACGGATGAAGATATAGAAGATTTATATATTTTCTGTTGTCCTAATAACAATGAAACTCAAACAGAAGTTTATATTTCAATTTGTTCAAATTGGGATTTGATTTTTGTTGGTAGGTATAAAGGTGTTTTCTTTGATAATACGGAGGCTATTACAGCAAAGATTAATGCATGGATTAACAATAATATGGAGGTGTGATTATGAACACATTAGAAGATATTCTAAATACATTAGGAAGTAAAAAACCATTTTTAAATAATGTGATTATTGATATGGATGGTGGAAGGCAGCCATTCACTAAAGGCGGTGCTAAAGCTTATGACAAATTGACAGAAATCTTGTATGCTGTTGGAGAACTTACTCACACAGATATGAATGATATTGTTGAAGAATTGGATAGTATAGCAAATCAGGATATATAGGAGGTAAGTGAAAAATGATTGAATTAAAAGACTTATTAGAAGATGAAGAAGTAATTGTACAGTATCACTTATGTAATGAATACTGGTTACGGAATGCAATTACAGTAAAAGGCAGTGATGATATTGCAGGAGCGTTAGAAATGACGCTACATAGAATTCTTGAAGCAGGTGGAACTCCCAAAGATGTATATAGGATTATGGGTGCAACTATTCCAACAGAAGAGGAATGGAAGGATTTAGAAGAATATGACGAATATATAAGTATTGACTTGGGTTATGTGATACCTAGTTTAATTGATCTATGGGAAGAAACGGAGGTTGATTGATATGACAATGGATATATTAAAAGCAAGAGTAAGTGAAATCTTAAAGAATATGTGGGTGTAAATGAAGATGGTGGTATTGAAATTTATACAGATTATAGAGATAGAGAATTGTCAGATGGTTTCTTAAAAGAAATATTTGAACATAAAAATCCAAGGGAAGTATTTAATGATGAACTATGCGATTGGGCTATGGATTACGCAATCGAATATGGAGAAGATGAATTAGAAAAAGATATTCGCAAAGAATTGTCCAAAGAAGAAGATGAATTTTTCACAGATAATTTTGACGAGATACGGGATTTTATAAGAGAGAATACATACTTCTATTACAATTCAGAAGATTTTAATGCAGATATAAATGTTAATATCATGGTTGATTGTGGTAATGGAAACTATGATTACACAAGAGATAATGTATTGAACTGGTATGCAAATGGAAAAGATGGAAGTATTGATGCAGAATCTTCTATTTTATGGCTTGCAAAAACACAAGGTAAGGCAACCGCATTAAGAAAAGCATGTAAGAAAGTGCATAGAAATGATGGAAATTATGTTGAAAGAGATAAACAGCCAGATAAATTTATTGAAAGCTGCATACAAGAATTTGAGAATCTTCCTTGTGCAATGGGAACACTTACATTCCTTGTAAAAATGCCATTGTTTCAGTTGTTCGATTTAATTGAATTACAGAACGATGAATATGATGAAAAGGCAAGATATGATCCACGCCTTAACAAATCAAAATCATACATTCTCTTAGGAAGAGATACAGAATGTGGATTGTATAATCCATGGAGTGGTTCAGGTTCAGTATTAGAAATTGAACTTGATAAGGATGTAAAACTTCCTGTGAAGTTTGCTGAAATTTGTGTAGAAGGATGCAAAATGAGAGGATATGACGTAGATGAGGTTTATGGTTTACTTGATAGTTGTTGGAAAGAGACTGTAAAGGAAATTAAAAAGGTAACATAAAGGCAATGAAAGAACCGCTTCAATTGAAAGGAATTAATTATGAATGGAATGAACGTATTAAGAATTGAATTAGTAAGAGAAATTGGAAATGTAAAGACATATAAAATCACATACGAGGAAAATGTAAGCATTGAAACAAGGCTTGTAGGTAGAACATTTAATTATGATGAAGATGCAGAAAATTTTCCCGAAAGTGTGTTAGATTTTGCAGAGAAATGGATCTTAGGTGATTTGTAAAGGAGTGATTAATATGTGGAAATACATTATCAGCTATGACGGTGGATTTTTAAGAGATAGTGCAGATTTAGGCTACACATTTGAAACCGAAGAAGAAGCTATGGAAGAGGCTGAACTTGCAAAAGAAGAATACATGAATAGCTGGGATATTGAAGACAGTGAATATGATCCTGATGATTTCTGTATTGAGATAGAGGAGGTGTGATTAAAAATGTGCAAGCACAAACCAAAAAGATTACGAGAATTTGAACCAATTCTCAAGGCAAATGGCTATCACGAAATTAGAAGTCGTGGTAGTCATTTTATTTATGGGAACGAAAAGAATCAGATTACAGTAAACAAGGATTTGAATAAGATGGTGCAGTTACGGTTGATTAAAGAGAATAACTTAGTGGAGGTGAGATAGTATGTGGCAGCATATAGAATTTGCAGATGGTAGTAATCCATATATCAGTAAAACAGAAAAGGATTTTAAACGGATGAGTGAAAAGTATTTGCTTATACCTATTGGCGAAAACTCTTGGAAGGCAACTAATAGAGTGTTTTATAAGGTTGTTGGGTTTCCTAATAAAGACAAGAGAGCAACATTCAATAGAGATTACAAGTCAAAAGCAGGTGCAATGAATGTTATCCGAAAGGCAATTAAGGAAAAGAAATTTGAATGCATTGTTCTGAGAAAGGAAATTGAAGATTTACGGAATGATGAACACTTTGATATTTCAGTAAGTACACCGATCAGAACATGGAATTTAGTATAGAAAGAGAGGTTGAGTGATATGAGATTAGCAGTGACATGGGAAATGTGCGGATATGTTGATATAAAAGCAGATACATTAGAAGAGGCAATGGAAAAGTTCAATAAAGAAAGTGATTATATTAAACTTCCAAATGGTGATTATGTGGATGGAAGTTTTCGACTGTCTACAGATGATGTTGAAGAAATGGGAGCTACTGTAGATTGGTAAGAAATAGCAATTTCATTTTAAGATTGGAGGAACAGAATATGTTAGATTATACAAAAATTACATTTAATGAGTTAGATAATACAGACAAGCCATTACAGGCATTTTACAACTATGATTTAAAAGAAAGCGAAATTGATAGCTTTTTGGAAGAATACGCAACTGTTGAAGAAGTTCCAGAAGGTGTATCTGTTCAGAAAGTAGAACTATGCTTAACGATTTATGCACAGCATGATTTTAAATTAGAAGCTTGTTGTACAGATACAAATAACGAACAGTATTGGGTTGAAATCAATGAACAGTTTACAAATGCAGACGAGTTTATTCAGATGATTCCTGATTATGGAAAGATAAAATTATAAAGAGGTGATGATTATGCTAAATATTACAAACTTATATGCATACAGAATTGAAGAATTGGCTGTTGGGATTGTAAAGGCGGAGTCGTATGAAGACGCAAGAGAAAAGGTAAAAGCAGCTTATTTGAAACACAACGATTGCTTTGATTCCGAAAGAGATTTTATTGAGTTAAATGAAATTGCAGAGAATGATTCATGGTTTAGTGATAATCCTGATGTAGTTGAAGTTGATGAATTAATATAGAAATGGAGTGACAAATATGAATGATACTTATTTTGGAAACAGAATTGAAAGAAGCCCATTAGGAAATATGGGGTTACAGTTATTAGAAGCTCAAGAGAAATTAGTTTCTCAGGAATATGAAGTTGAGAATCTTAGAATTAAAGCAGCTATGTATAAAGCATATTTCTTTCGTAATTCCATATTAGCAGAAAAATTAGAAAAACAAAGTGAAGAAAACAGAGATGCACTTATTGGAGAATTTGATGGTTTTTCATATGCAAGTTGGAGAGCAAACGCTGTATATAGAACGCTTGAAGATATGTGCGATGAAGGACTATTAACTGAAAGAGAATACAAAGAATGCAAAGTATGAAACAAGAGTTTCTTTGGAAGAATTAGAAAGGTATAGGTGATTATATGAAAATGTATGATTATAGCAATTTATTACAGGCTGTAAGGGAAACAAATACAAATAAAATTATAGCTGAAAATAATAGAATAGCAGATAAGAAAAATGCTTTATCAAAATTGGAAATGGAATTAAAAGCAAGTGGTTTATTAGATGATTGGTACGATTTAAAAAGACTTTGTAGAGAAGCTAATGTAAGAATTATGCCTTATGGTGGATGGGACGAAGAGAAACAAGGAGTATTGATGGATGACTCTCAATACTTTGAAGATAATGGAATGTTTATGAAGTGTATGAGTTCTGGTTCTCATTGGTCTGATTATTTTGGATTTTCTTATAAGGATAGAGAGTTCAAATGGAAAATCTGTCATACTACATCATCTACATTATTCAATGGTTTTGATAATGAAATTATTGAACTTGACACAAAAATCAAATTAATTGAGTTGTTTATGAAAAGGTATGAAGAATATAGAAATATCCAGTTGCAGAGAATTTACATGAAGATAGGAAAAGTCACAGAAGAAACTGTGGCGATTAAAAGAGATAGATAGAATGAAATGAGGATTTACAAAGAAGTGAGGTAGATAAAATGAAAAGCTATGAACAATTAAAAAATATCCAAGAACAACTTACATCATTATCAGATAATCTTGAAAATATGTATGATGCAATGAGGAACGAATGTATGAAAGAAATTGTTGACGATAAACAAAAATATGTCACACAGAAAAATGAAATGTATGACTTATATCAAAAATTAGAAAATGACATGACAATGAGGTTGACATGGATTAAAAATAAACTTCCTTGGTATATTACAAAATTTTGTAAAATTTCTAGCACAGAAATGGAACTAAGAGGTACAGACATTTTTATTGGTGTTGATTTTGAAAAATCAAAGTCAGCTGCTAATTGCTATATTAAAATTACACCAAGAGATATTGGGTGGAAATAAGACTTGAAACGATGATTTACTGGGATTATGAAAGGAGGAACAGCTATGGATTCAAGGTTCTTTGAGAGAAAATGCTTTGCAACAACATCTGATTGTTTATTGGAATTTATGAAGGAACAAAAAGATGATTCAAGCCTTATATTTAATATGGAAGAAGATACAAAAGAAGTATTCTTATATAGTCCAGCGTTTGATGTTGAATATAATGAGGATGATATTATGGATTGTGTTGGCAGAGAATTGGGTGTTGAAATAAATAATCTGTTCGTAGATGGCGACAAATATTGTGCAGCAATTTATTTTACTGTAAGAAAATTAGAACAATGAATCGGAAGATTGGAGGTTGATTACATGAACGAAACACAAGAAAAGATATATGGCTTATTGGAAAGTTATTTAGAATACTGTAAGACAAACGGATATACAGAGTTTGAGGTATGGTGTGAAGATAATATTGATACCGTTGATGAAGATTCATTGGTACAAGATATTTATCAGGAAGTGAATCATATAGCTGACAAATTGTTTGAATAGGAAGTGAGGGAATAATATGGTAAGAAAAATTAACAATAGATTGTATAAAGTTAATACATATGCTTCTGCACACATTATTGAAGTAGATGATAATTATGATGAAGAAGTGCAGAAACTAAGAAAAGAAATCCAACTTGACAGTATTGGATACAAATTGAACTTACTTGTATATCTCGCCACATTAACGGTACAAGGATATGCAATTTTAAGCGTAACAGAATTTAATATTGATGGAAGAAAGCCTAGAGTTGCTTATGCAAGTAATAAAGATTTCAAGAAAATTGTTAAGTATTATTTTGGAAAGAAAGCATAGGAAACGGAAATTTACTTGGAGAATATGTAAGAGGTTGGAATATTCAATTTCTTATTTTTATGGAAAGGAATGATAATTACTATGTTTGATTACAAAGAATTTAAAAAGGAAATGTCTAAGAGAGGACATGAAGTACATAAGAATGGAAAGTATCTTACAATTATCCCTAATAATAATTACGAGGGATACGGTAAAGGATTTTTGTTTGCAACGGATATCGTTGAAGGTTTTGAGGATGCATTAAAGTTGCTAAATATGAATCATTTTAATACTTGGATATATAGTGCAAAATTTAAGATTGTATGATAGAATTAGAATAGTAACAATGAGACGTGAATAGTTAAATAGGAGGATTTAATTTATGGGTACAGTTATAAGTATAATATTTTTAGTATTAATGTTTGCATTTTGGAGAAGTGGTAAGGAAGAAGAGGCAAGAAAAAGAAGAGATATGTATAACAATCTCAATAAAAAGTCTGTAGATGAAATGGAAAAATGGAGAAGATAGAAAGGCGGTCGATTAATATGTTTGGAGGATTGTTAGCATTCTTAGGAATTTATGCAGGAAGTGCTGCAAAGGCAGCTAAAGATAACTATGATATGAAGAAAATTACTCGTACAGTTGATGAAAAAGGAAATGTTCATTATGCAGATAGATTGTGTAACGAATATATCAATGGTGAGCGAGTAAAGAGAGTTGAAACTACTGACAGAAACGGAGTTAAGTTATATTCAACTGTTGGTATGAATAGCAGTAAAGTGTATGACACTTCTTATGGAAGGGGTACACAACAGTTATTAGAGTATAGTGAACGTGACAAACAAGATAATATTAAGCGTGGATATAATGTATACGAACAATACAATCCTTATTTCGGAACATTTGTTACAACTGAGATTAGTTCAGGAAGAACAATTACTTGTCTGTTTAGTGGGAAAAATAGTAAGACTGGTAAAGAGTTCTATAGAGTGTGGTATTTCCGTCCAGAATGTCAAGGAAAACTTGATTACAATACGACTGTTGAGGGTGATATGGGAATTGAAATTACAAAGGAAGAATTTAATAAATTAAAATTCGGATGTCTAAAATGTAGTTCAATGCCAAGCGATAATAATGTAACTAAAAAGTTGTGGGGCGATGACTAATGAACGATGTAAAAGGAGTGATTAAGAATGAAGGCAAAAATAATTACGGACACAATATATATTTATACTTATTTGAGAGATGGGTATAACTTAAAAGATAAATTAAAAGAGTTCAATCAAAAACATGATGAAAATATGATAGGGAAAATTTGTGTAGGCGGAAATGGTTTCGCGCGTTTTTCATTAGAACTTAATGGTATAGAATTGTTAAAACAATTTTGTACCGACAACAATGTAGAACTTATTGAAGCGCCGATATTGAGCGTTGACATTATTAGACCAGCGCAATATCGTAATCTTTTATCTTATTATAAATAAATGGATGAGTTGTGTATAATAACTATTATGTCAAATAAAAATAAGCTGTCTGTAACAACAGACAGCTTATTGGGACTTACCCACTAAGTCCGCAGACATAACGCTTCAACTTGAAACTATATAGTTTCCCTGAAACTCAAATAAATAATAATAAATTATTAGGCAAAAGTCAAGAAAAAATTAAAATGATTGTAGAATTCAAAAAAATACTAGAGGGATTTGGTAGTTTAATATAATCGAAAGAAAGTGAAGTGAGTATAATGATAAAAGAAAAAATTGTAGTGGAATACTACAAAAATAAGAAAACTAAGGAAATCACCTTGGATTACGATGATTATACTGAGGAATATTATATTTTTAAACAAGAATATAATGTATTTAAAAATAATGGAAAAGTATCAAAGACAGATATGAGCGAATACGATTGTGTCAATAAAGAAGCTGAGAAGCTTTTAGCTGAACGTCTTCGTCTAAAGTCTGAAACAAAAGAAGATGAAAAAAGAGCAATTGAACTAGCAAAGATAGTTAGAAGGGCTTATGAAAATATGAAAAATAAAGACCCTGAATCAGTCTGCTCAATTGATTGGAACTATATTCAAAAAGAGCAAGAATTTGATGATTCATTAACACCCGGATGGGTAACAGTAAAAATAAAAAGTTCATGCTCAAAATGGTATCAGAGTTATGCGGGTTTTGGTCACTCTCCATCATTTTATCATTATCAAGTTCCAATTTGCGTTGAAAAGGAGGCAAAGGAATTACAAAAAATAAGGGAAAAACACCAAGATGATGATACATTTAATTTTGAAATATGTGACTATCCTAAAAGAGTTATCAGAGAAGCCGACCATGATTGTTAAGGGGAATATATATTTATGAAGACAAAATTTGCAATAAAAATATTAAATATAAAGGATGATTATAGAAATAGAAAGGATGATGAAAAATATTATTACGAAATCTACCAAGAAAATAAACAAAAATATGTTTCGTTATTTAATATTAAAAAAGCAAAAAAGTTTCAAAATGCAAAAAATGCAAAAATACACTTAAAAAAACTTGTAGATGAATGCGCAAACATCAACAAGGCTTCTGGATTTAAAATAGTAGAAGTTGATGAACAATACAATATTATTTCAGAAGAGAACATTAGTGTACAGAAATTATCCGAGGAACTTGTTGCAAAAAATCCACAATATAAGGGAATTGAATATTACATCAACAAGCTATCAAAAGTAATGACTAGACTCAAAGTGGATAATTATGAGTATAATTGGGATAAAGATTCCGCTTATATAAAATTTACTTATAAAGGAGAGTTTTACAAATTTGACCACAAAGCAACGGAAGAAAATAAATTAACATATGGTACAGATTGTTTAGCTCAACTTGTATTAACCTTAGAAGATTTGGCACGAATGTCAGAACGAAATATATATGATTTTTCAGTATGGATATCAGGGATGAAATATTTACCTGAGAAAAAATTGCTGCCACAATGTTTTCAAAATCTTGGTTTTAAATATGATTATCCATCAAAAGAAGAATTAGATAGGGCATATAAAGAGTTATTAAAAATAGTTCATCCTGACAATGGTGGAAGTAGTGAAAGCTTCATTAGTTTGAAAAAATCATATGAAGAATGCTTGAAACAGATATAGTGATAAGTAAATAATAGTTTCATTGGAAGATTGGAGTGAATAATATGGATAAAATAGACAAGAAAACATACATAGGAATTGTAAAATTCACATTGGAATCAATGGTTGATCTTGCAAAGTCTGATAAGAATTATAATCTTACAGCAGATATAATTCATTATTATGAGACAACTATTAAACCAGAAATGCAAATTAGCCAGGATGAGTTTTTAGAATTGTGCAAGGAAGCTGGAATTAAATAGATTGGAACAAATTCATTAGAAGATTGGAGAATAAAAATATGATTTGTTTAGATTGCGGAAATATGGATATTCGATATGATGAAAAAGAGAAATCATATCATTGTAATAATTGTGGATCACGAAATCTTGGTACTAGGAAAGATGCTTGTAAATATATGAAAGATGGATTATGTGGTAAAAATCCAGCATGTACATCATCAGGAGAATGTGAGACACCATGTAGTTATTATGAAAAATAGTAGGAAACCAAGTTTTCTTGTGGAATGGAGAATATATCTATGAAAAATGAAATATATTCGGTTGCTTATAACGATAAATATGACAATGGATTTTCTAAGATAGAACCGTGGATTATAAGTGACTTCGGAAATGATTTAAAGAAATGTAAAGTAAAGGCAAATGAATTGATTAGACAATGGTGCAAAAACGTCACAATTTTTAAATGTAATAAACTTCCAGAAATTGTGACTTGGGATTATGTAAAAGCCCATAAAATCTAAGTTCCGAGAGGTGTTTTATGACGTTAGAAGAGTGTAATGGAAATTGGAATTTTATGTATGAATTCAGAATTGGAGAAAATTGGTATCCATGTAATGTAATTAAAGTAAATAATGATCAGGTGTGTATCTTTACGAGAAATGGATCTGTAACGTCAGAACAACGTAAAGACGTAAGAAAAATGAACATAGATTTATATTTACAAACAAGATTAAGAGTAATTAGAGATATTGGAAAATATGCTTATAATCATGGATACCATAATAATATAGAAGATGACTTAATGTTGTTTCGTGATTCAAAAGAATTAAATGTTTTGGAAATCTAAGTTTACTGTTACATTTGAAAGGAATATTATATATGGAAGATGGAATATTTAAAAAACTTATATTAGATGCATATAAGAAATCATCTGAAGGAAATCTTGTGGGTATTTTATACAATGCTATTTCAACACATGGTTTTTCTGATATAAAAGATATTGATGGTTTTGTAAAAAATTGTAACCCAGATATGTTGTACTTAAAGTCAAAACTTACTGGAAATGAAATTGATGTATATGAATGGGAACTTGAAAATTATAAAGTCAAAGAAAGTGAAAGTACAATTTATATTAAATGTAAAAATAAGATGGAAGTAGCATTGATGTATTAGGTAAGGAAATTTAACTTTCCTTTGATGATTGGAGGTAGAAAAATGGAAAATAAAAATTTAGATAGTTATGGATATTTATTAAATTGCCCAGATGAAATGCTTGGCAATGTGAATAAAACGATGAACAATAAACGAGCCATTATAAATTGGAATAATTTTAATGTAGGCGATGCTTTTTACACAGAAAATATTTATAGATGTGTAATGGTAGATCATGAAATGAAAAGAATTATGTTTGTAACTGAAGAGGAATATAAAAATGAGTTTGAATTAAAATATAATAACAATAAATATAAAAAGCCAGATATGAGAGAAAAGATAAAAAAATATATCGGTGAGCTTGATACAGAAATTGACAGACTTGAGAATTTGTTAAAAAATACTGATAGTCCATATGATTTACAGATTAAAGGCAGGTTAAATGCTATAATCGAAGTAAAGAATGATTTACTTGGAAGATTGGAAGAGGTGATATGAATGGAGCAATGGGATATTATGTGCTGTAAATGTGGGAAATTCATTATAACAGAACAAAAAGAGAAAATGACGGGAAATATAAAATGTATTAAAGGCAACTATAAAGATGGTTTTTACAATGGAGCTGAAGATAAGTTTTATTGTAAAAAATGCGCTAATAAATTAGGATTTAGGTGATACAAATGACAAGAATAATGGATAAGCCAAACAAAATAAAGGCAAAACTTATTGTTGAAGTTGAAGCTGAATTTTATGACAATGAATCATCAGAAGAAACATTAAGATATTGTGTTGAACAGGACTTAGAAGATACAGGATTAAATGTTATTGATGTTTCAGTAATTGAATGAGGTGGTATAGATGGAATTTAAGAAAGGCGATAGAGTATTTCATAAGGGCTTAGAGCTTATAGGAACTTTTATGGAATATGCATGGAATAGTGATGAAGAAGCTATTGTGAAATTTGATAATGCTGACAATCCTGATGACTGTAGACATATATCTGTAAATCAATTACAGAATTGTCCAAGTAACGAAGAGATTGGAAAGAGAATTGCGAGGTATAACAGGGGAATTAAAGAGGTGATATAAATGAGTCGAATTAATAAAACGCAAAATAACTTAGATACTGTGTGGAATAATTTAGATTTAGCTTATGAATATATGGAAAGAGCTATTGAAGATTTATCACAAATGACTGGATTATCTGATGAATTAAAGAGAATGGTTGAGCAGTACGATTTGTCGGAAATCAGTATAATGAAGCAGGAAATTGAAGAATTGATGTTTAATGCTGATGGCACACAAAGAACCGCTAAAATAGATGACTATAGAAGTGGTAAAATTTCACTGTAAATGATGGGGATGCAAATGGAATCAATTATAAATGAATTGGCAAAAAAAGATAACTTTACAAATGACAAGCAGTATAATTCAGGTTTAAGGCTAATAAGAGAAATGGGTTATCGCTATGTCAGTGGAGAACCTGAAGTTAAGTATTATTGTATATGTAATGGGTACTAAGAATTTGTTGGAAAGTTGGAAGAGGTGATATAGATGGAAGAAATAAATGCGGCATTGATCTCCATACAACAATTTAAAATCGCATATAGTAATGAAAATGGAGTTATAACTGTTGGTGATATTAAAGATTTAATGGCTAATATAGATACTATAGAAGAATGTGTAAGAAAGCAAAAGAGAATCCCAACAACTAACGAAAGAGAATTTGGTTTATTTGGAAAATCAAAAATTGTACATCGGTGTAGTATTTGTGGTAGTAATGTATATTCTACAAATGTATATTGTCCTCAATGTGGGCAGAAATTTTGTATGTGAAGTATTAGATTTAATTGAAGAATTGATGAAATGAGGTAATGTAGATGGAAAATAAAAAAACATTAAAATATTTAAATGATATGAAGAATAGTAAAATGCCACCATTTGATAGTCAATATGAATTTTTCTTTGCTACACTGGAAGATTATTATATTGCAAAATCAAATGGTGCAAAGATAATAAAAGAGGAGCTTATGGAATGGGATTCTGAAGCACAAAAAGAAATTGTTAATATATTGGCTGATATTATAGAATCTGATGAATTGATTGGTTTTGATAGAAATGATATTTTATCGTTAGCTGATTAAATGACGATTTCTTGGTAAATAGAATGGAGATGATTAAATGGCGAGAAAGAAAGCAAATAAAGAATTAACCATAGAAGAACAGTTGCAACAAGAAAGAGAAAATGGATTAAGTTTTATTAAAGATGAAGTACCACATCTGAATGAGCCAACTTATAGATTTGAAGTAGGAGATAAGGTAAAATATGGTGCATTAAAAGACTGTACAGTAAAAGAAGTGTTGTATGATGGAAAGGTGTATGGTTTACATTGTATTTCTACTAAAACGAGTTATGGAAAAACTTATGAAGAACAGGTATATCGGATTGTCGCATGGGTTGATATTCGACCATTAACAAATGGAAATAGTAATTTTAGCAACAATCAAGAAGTTGTTATTAATTTTAATAATTCAGAAGTTGGTTCTATTATCCACAAGTATTATGCTTTTGGAGTAGATATGAATCCTGAATATCAGAGAGGGTATGTTTGGGAATTAGAAGATAAACAGTTGCTTATAGACAGTATTTTTAACAATATTGATATAGGTAAATTTGCTTTTATTCATTTGGATGATAAGAAATGGACTGAGACGGGTAATGGATATGAAATACTTGATGGTAAGCAGAGATTAAGCACAATTATTGATTTTTACGAGAATAGATTTCCATATAACGGAGTTTATTACAATGACTTATCGGCTAAAGATAAGAATGTTTTCTTAAACCATCATATTGTACAAGGGGAAGTAAGAGAAGCAGATAGAAGGGCAGTATTAAAATATTTCTTAATGCTCAATAGAACTGGAAAGTCAATGGATCAGTCACAGCTTGATAAAGTTGAGAAAATGTTAGAAGAATAACCCAAAGAAAAATTGCTTTCAAGGGAGGTGAATTATAATGATTAGTGCAAAAGAAGCAAGAAAGCAAAGCTTAATACTAAGTAAAACTGAATTATATGAACTTAAAAAGATTAAATTAGAAATAAAAAGATGTATTTTAAATCGAAAATGTTCTACCAAAATTCGAATTGATTCTAATAATGTATTAAGACAACTAGATTTTCTTGGATATAAGATAAATAGTTGTGAAAATAATTATTATGTTATTTCGTGGTAAGTTTTATCTGGTAATTATATTAAATTAAATAAAATGAATATTTATCTTATTACACAATTAACGTGTATAATATAAGATATAAGGAGAATTTGAAGCAGACAATTTATTGGATAAGGTGATCGGAAATGAAAGTTGTGGTAAATATTCCATTGAGAGCAACAAGAGAATACTTAAATGATTTTGATGAACAAACGATACCTAATGTTGGTGATGATTTTGATGAGAAATACTATGTAAAAAATAAAAAAGTCAATAAAAATGTTTGTACTTTGGACTTGGAATTTAAAAAATTTCAATAAATCAGATGTTTTTAAAATGTTAAAACAAAAAGCAGGAGGTAATTTATATGAAGGTAGTGTATTTAATTAATAAACTTAATGAGATTGGTTATGACGAAAATACAGAATTAACTTTTAGTTGTGTAGACGGTAATTCGGGAGAATGCTATGATATTCCATTTGATAGGATTTCTTGTGGAGAAGATTTAACAGGCAATCCATATAATAAAGATGTAATTGATATTGGAGTGGATGTTGATTCGGCGAAAGGCTACATCAAAGCAAAATCTGACGAATATATGAATGGCATGATTGATGAAATCAAAAATGTTTTGAGTAAACATGATCCTTGGAAAAATTAAAAATAAATTTAATTGTTGGAGAAGTGGAAATAAACCACTTCTTTTTTGTTGCGGAAATGAGGTGAATTATGAATTGAGCAGATATAAAAATGGAAATCCCAAGTATGCAAGTAGATTTATATGTATGAGGTGTATGAGTGAAAATATGTTAGCTAGAGGCATTCAAAGGCAGCGACAAAGAGAACGAAAACACGTCAAAGACCTATATTGTTTGAGATGTGGTGAAATCACAAAATGCATTGAGGTTAGATTTTGTGACTCTTATGACGAGATTTTTGAAGTCGCAAAGATTAAAAGAGAGAATTATTACATAGACGATTATGAAAGTGAGGTTGATAATTATGTGTTACAAGATAGAAGTGCAAAATAAAAACGCAGAGAAGCTTAATAAAAAATTAGAAGAGTTAAATGCACCACAATTTTTAAGAGATTACTTAAATGAGTTGGAAAGCAAAAATGGAGCGTTAAATTATCTGGTAGCAATTAAAGATTTTTTACAGTGGTTAATTGAAAATAATATCATTAATAAGAAATTAATTTCTGAAATAGAAGTTTCTGATTTTAGTGATTTGCGACCACAAAATATTAGTTCATATCTTAGATATAAGGAGATGAACGGAATGTCACCAACCACAACGGAAACAAGAAAAAATATCATTAAAAGTTTTATACAGGATATTTATTCATATAGAGATTGTTTATTAAGAGAAGTTTATAGTAAGATAGAAGATTTTTACAAAATGATTAAATATAAAGGAATTCCATCTGGAAATAATTTAACAAAAAAACTTCCAACAGAAAAGCAACTTAATGATATGGAAGAGAAAATAATGTGGAAAAAGGATATCCCAGTAAGGAATAGAAATATTACAATCTTTCGTGTATTAAGAGGAACTGGAATAAGGGAGTCGGAACTTGCGGGTTTGGACTTATCAGATTTACATTTAGATGAAGAAATGCCATACATTACTATTCTCGGTAAAGGTGTGTACAGAGAAATGCAAAATAGAACTGTATATCTTAGCGGATCAGCTTTAAAGGCTTTAAACGAATGGTTAGAATACAGAAATACTTTAGATAATATTGTAGATACGGAGGCAGTTTTTATTAATAAAAATGGCACACGTACAACAGAGAGAAATATCAAACAGATATTTGAGAATTATGGAAATGGTATTACTCCACATATGATGAGACATTATTATGCCAGTATAATGAATCAGAATGGAAATCTTGCATTTGTGCAGCAACAGCTTGGACATAGTAGTGTAAATACAACAGTTAATAATTATGCAAACGGTGCAGTAGGAATGAAGGATGTATTAAACAATATGTGATATGTAAAGGACGATACAGATTAATGAGTATCGTCCTTATTATTTAATTTATAAAATTCATTTGCATAAGCTAATAATCGTTTCATTTGTGTATCATCCGAATCGAGTATTTCAATAGGAGAACAGTCAAGTTCTTTACAAATTGATTCTAAAATATCGAATTTAATAGAAGTTGATTCACCTTTGTATATTTTGTCAATCGTAGGATATGTTACCCCTATTTTTTTTGCCAATTCATAGCGTGTCATATTTTTTTCTTTTAGTTTATTTTGGATAGATAATTTCATAATTATATTCCTCCTATGTATATATAATAACATATATATTCAAAAAAATAAATATAAAAAATATTTGTAATAATGCTTGACAATATATATATTGAAGTATATACTATGAAATATCAAAGGTAGTCCATACATAAAATATTTTTGGAGAGGAGGAAATACATATGGATTTACAAAGATATGATATTGTTTTAGCAAAAATAAAATATGAAGGAACAGGTTCTGTGCAAACAAAAGAACGTCCATATGTTATCGTGTCGAATCCGATAGGAACAAAACACGCTACGATAATTACAGTGATGCCTTTGACAAGTAAAATAAAGAAAATAAATATGCCGGTTCACGGATGTCTTGAAGCCGATGGAGAAAATGGATTGCAATTATATTCAATGGTTATGGGAGAACAAATAATTACTATTTCTAAAACAGAAGTAACAGAGAAACTTGGTACGGTCACAAGAAAAGAAGACAGGAAGATTATTGACCAGACATGTTTTAATGGATTGTTCTTTGGAACAGGATATAAATTGGAGGAGGTACTTGCGTAATGTTTGTAAGTAAAGAAGAAGCAAAAAAAATGATTGACGCTACACCTGGTAAGATATGGATAGATTCATTTAGCGGAGTTACATTTATACATGCAAAACCAAAAGAGATTTCTGTTGATGAAGGAAAAAGAATAATTAATAAAGCAAGTACAGTTGATTATTTCGATAATGATTTTTTTGGGCATTTGTGTTTAGAAATGCAAACAGAAATGATTCATAATATTAAATTTCCACTAAGTCCAATAAATAGGACTTGAAAAAATAAAATTAGAACATTTATTCGATTTGTATTGACAAGAATGTATGTTCGGGTTTATAGTATAAAAAGAACAGAGCAAGCGATTCAAATGTGGCTGCAACCACTTTCTACTTACTCTGTTCAAATACATATACAATCATACAACTAAAAAAGGAAATAAATTTAGTTGACTAATTGCAATTAAATTATATTACATATTATATTCAAAATCAATAATATTGGACGATTTCATTTGCAATTCAGCAACTTATTTCCATTTATTACCAAAAAGTAAATATTTATTCAAGTTTTAGATATCAAAAAGGTACTTATTAAACTTCCTTAAATGTCTAAAGCTTATTAAGGTGCGCTTAAAATTAGAGAGGAGTGATATTTTTTTGTTTATTTTAACAGATGGAAAGAATTATGTTATGGAAAATCCTATGAAGTTAGGTGAGTATATGATAACGACTTCGAGTTCTATGGCTAAGAGGTTTACTTACAAACAAGCAAGGTCGTTAGTACAGAACAGTAGAAAGAAATATTCATGGATTAAAAAATATAATCTTATTGATGTGGATACAGGGCAGAAATCTGATAAATCTCTTTATTATAGAGGAAATGCAAATGTCTATACAGGAGATGAAGGTAATTTCGATTATGCTTTATTAGATAAGATTGAATCAGAAGCCAATTCCATCTTGGGGTTAGCAGGTTGGAACGATAATCAACTTTTTACATATAAAAATTTATTAAATACCGAATTATCAAAATGTGATAGCGCAGAAAGTGATATTAATCATGCATTAGAAAAATATAAAAAAGTACATAATGGTAAGAAGCCACAAGCTCATAAAGTGGCAAAGATAGGATATTTGCTTGATGATATTCGTGATAAACATAAACGAATAAAGCAGTGTATAAGATATGTTCAGGTTATGCAAGAAGCAATAGCCAAAGGATATAACATCGAGAAGATAAAATTAGAACTTAGTAAAATCACTAGCGATGATTACAAGGGAAGAACGGAATATTGGAAAATGGCTAATGATATATTGGAGGATTAATTATGGTGATATGTAGAAACTGTTTAATTCCTATGGTAGAGACTATGAGTTTTCAGCCGGGAGAAAGAAATCGACATGATAGATATTGTAAGTGTCCAAAATGTAAAAGAGAAACTAAGCATATTAAAATTATGAATTCTGAACTGACTTTTGGAGAATACATAAATAAGGAGTTGCGAAAGGTAGGTAGATGAAATGATTAATAAAGAGATGATGAAGATTATTAACAATAGTCCTGAAATGATGACTGTTGTTAATTCGTATATGGAAAATGATATGAGAAAACTCAAAAAAATATGTCATAAAGTTTGGTTCGGGAAGTTCGATAGAAGTGATTATGATGAGTTATATGATGTGGCGGTTGATTGTCTCATAGAAACATTAATTACATATAATGATGAAAAAGCTCGTTTAGAAACATTTCTTGTAGGAAATATCATGAGAAAGACAAGCACATGGATGCGAGATAATAAATATAGATTAAAGCGTAATAATCTCTTAAAAGACGAAAATGGGAAATTAATTCTTGATGAAAAGGGTAATCCTCAAATTGTCATGAATGTCTCATTAGATATGAATACAGATGAGGTAAAAAATATTAAAGATAATTTATCTTCAAGAGAGAATGTAGAAAGAGAAATATTCACAGAAGAATATACTGATAAGGTTGAATTATATTTGCAACAATTGCCACGAAAACAGGAAAGGGTAGCGAGATTGTTATCTCAGCAGTATACGAAAGACGAGATATTAGAAATATTACATATAACCGCAAACGAATATAATGACTGTTTGTCAGGATTAAGAAAGTATGAATACATATCAATTTTATTTTAATTAGGAGGAAACAAGCTATGACAATGGTAGGAAGAGACAAAGTAAAAAAAGATCAGATGATGTTAGGAACATTACTTAACCAGTTTAAAAGAGGTCAGATTAATAAGAATCATCCTTTGCAAAGAAAACCTGATCAATGGACAGATGAGGCAAAGTCAGGGCTTGCTGCCACTATAATTAAAGGTGAAGATATTGATTCTATTAAGATATGCGAACAGATTGTAAGCTCAACAGAGTTCATTCTTTGGCTTATTGATGGATTGCAGAGATTAACTGTTCTTGAATCATTTAAGAATAATGCTTTTGAAATTAAGAAGAGTCTTGAAATGCCAATTATGTACTATCAGGGAGTTGATGAGAATGGAAAAGTTGGAGTTATTAAATATGATCTTAGAGGTAAAAAGTACAAAGATTTACCAGATGAATTAAAGGAAAAATTCGATAGCTATGCTGTTGATATAGTTAAACATCTTGATTGTACGGATGAGGAGATTGCTTACCATATTGCAAGATATAACAGACAGACAAGCATGAATGTAAATCAGAAAAATATTTTAGCTGCTTGGAAGATAGCACCTGAAATTAAGAATCTTACAAATAATCGTTTTTTTAAAGATTGCGGAAATTACAATCCGAAAGAAGACACAAAGGAAGTTTTCAATAGAATTGTATGTGAGTCTATTATGACAATGTTTCATCTTGATAATTGGAAAAAAGCAAAACAGATGAGTATATATCTTAATGACAATGCTACAAAAGAAGAATTTGATACATTTGAGAGCGAACTTAATAGGTTATATAAAATAATTGACCAGGATACAGCAGGGCAGTTATTTAATGCTAAAAATTCATTCATATGGTTTGCAGCTTTTCACAAATTCACTGAGTTTGGAATTAAAGACATAAGATTTACTGATTTTCTTGAAGAATTTCAGAGAACATTACATAGTAAGACTTTTGCAGAATATGAAAACGAAAGTTTTGATACTTATGATGGTAATAAGGGAACTAAGGATAAGAAGGTTGTTAATGCTAAGTTGGATATGATTGAACAGCTTATGAAGGAATATTTACATATAACAGATGCAACAGAAGATAAGAACGAAACTATATGTAATAAGGAAGAAACTTATTCTGAAACGGATGAAGAATCTTCTGAGGTAGAAGATGAAAATGAAAATGTTTTAATTAAAACAGAGAATAATAAAGTAGCAAATGAAGATATATTGGAACAGAATACAGGTAGTCTTGATGTATTAGATTTTGTTAAAACAACTGTCGGTGATGATATAGAGATAGAAGATATTGAAGAGTATCAGGAGTTTGTTGATGCTTATGTTCGAATTGATTCTACTTTATATCAGAATTGTACAGCAGCACTTATTGCATTAACCGCATACGCTTATCGCTTAGACAAAGATGAAGAATTTGCGGAATGGTTGGAGAGATATCAAAAAAACAAAAGGGAATTTAGTCCATCACAAATTGTTAATTACAGATACATGAAGAGAGATTTGGATAATTTCTTAAAATTTACAGAAAACAAGAAGAAGGAAAATGTAAATAATGCTTGATATTACAATGTGCACAAGTAAAAGTTGTAATAAGAGAGAATGTTGTTACAGGGCTATGAAAAAAACAATAAATAGCACAAATAGAAAGGAGATTGAAAAAAATAAAAATGTGTAATGGAGATACAGAATTTTAAAGGAGAATAAATAAAATGAATGAAAATTTACAAATTCAGGAATTAAGAGAACAACTACATGCATATTCAAAAGAACGATTGGTTGAGCTTTGTATCAAATTAATGAGAGAACAAGAAAAATATAATACGAAAAGGGAGAATAATTAAATGCCAGTATTTTTTATATTAATTATTTTGGGATTAATAATTTTGTGGTTTCTACTGTCGCCTTTATTTGAAAAAATTGGTAAGTTTGTTATCAATGTTATAAATAAAGTATTTTCGACAGATGAAATAAATAATAACGAAGAAAAGGAGACAAAAGAATGAAGAAAACAATCGGAGGAGTAGTAACAGTAGTAGTAATTGTTGTTGCAGCAATATTATTATTTATGTCAAGTGTGCGTGTACCTGCTGGCTATATTGCCGTACAGTACAGTATGTCGGGTGGAGTAAAAGGCGATATTCTTACACAAGGATGGCATTTAAAGTCACCAACTGTAAAAACGACACTTTACTCGGTGAGTCTTGAACAGAGTTATTTAACATCTGGTAAAGACGGGGACTCTAAAGACGATGACAGCTTTTCAGCAAGTTCATCCGAAGGTAAGGCTATGCAAATAGATCTTACATTTACATATCAGTATAGTCCTGACAAGGTAGCTGATTTATTCACAAGATTCAGAGGACAGTCTGGTAAGGAAGTAAGGGATAGCTTTATTAAACCTAACATTATTTCTTGGACTAAGGAAGTTGTTGCAAATTATAAGGTATCAGATATTCTTGGTTCTGAAAGAGCAAATGTAAATACGGCATTAACAGACTATCTTAATAAGAAGTTTAAACCTTATGGAATTGCAATTAGCAATGTATCATTGATTAATATTTCTGTAGATGAAAAGACACAGGAAGCGATTAATGCTAAGATTACCGCACAGCAGGCTGCTGAAACTCAGGAAATTAACAATCAGACAGCTATTAATAAGGCAAAGGCAGATGCAGAAGTAACTAAGGCAGAAGCGCAGGCTAAAGCTGATGCACAGTTGATTGAAGCTGAAGCACAGGCAGAAGCGAATAGCAAGTTAAGTTCTTCTATTACAGACGAACTTATAAGAATGAAGGAAGCTGAAGCAAGAAATAAGTTTGGTTGGGTTACTATTTCTGGAACTAACAACACAGTTGTAACAGATAAGTAATTAATAATAAGGGTGTAGTTAATTCTACACCCGACTAATGGGGGGATGGTGAAATGGTTAATACCTTAGATTTTGATTCTAATATCGCGGGTTCAAATCAGCGATAGTAAAAAAGTCGGTAAAACAATAAAAATATTACAAAATGACAGTAAATTTTTTAAGAAAATTATCAGGAGGTAATAAATATGACAGTTGAACAATTAATCAAGTAATTAAGTAAATACAATCCTAATGCTGAATTGCATTTTATTTTAGAAGATGAATCTGAAATAAATTTTTGGGAACTTAATGAAATATTAGACAAAACTTTTGCTACGTTTCGCCCAGAAATTTTAGTTGAAATTAGAGAAGTAAGGTAATATTAAATTAAATGTATAATAGTCAAAGAGTTAGAGTAATAGCAACTAACAAAAGTACATATAGTCAAGACGGTATTATTGGTCTATATGGAATTGTAGTAAGAATAACAGGCACATTTGTCGCTGTTAGGATTGATGGAAAGTATAATGAAGCAAGCGCATTTGGTGGCTATTGGTTTACAAGCAATGAATTAGAAGGGATGTAATATAATGGGTTGTCATACATGGTTTAGCAGACCAATAACAGAAGAAGAATTTGAACTTATGAAACAATATGCCCCAATTGAAATTTCTCTTTCTTTGGATTGTGGGGTGGAAAGGATGTTTAGAAGAAAAACAAAACTTAAGAAAGTATTAGACAAGAGAATAAATTATGTAACATTTAGAGATTTTCTAAAATCGTTATCACACAAGGAGTTACATATCTTGGCAGAAGAAATTATCTGGAAAGAATACGATGGATATAATGGTTCATCTTGCTATATGGAACAAAATCATTATGACTTAATAGATAGGTGGCATAAAGAATTTTATATAGAGGAAAGAAGTTATTTATTGTCACAGTAAAGTTCGATTTTATATGGAAGCGAGGTGAAAACAAATAATGTCTAACAATAACATTATATATTTTGAATTGAATGAATGGTCTTCAGATTACCATCCAAACGTTGAACCATTTATATCTTGGATTTGTATGTCAAAAGATAAAAATTATTATATAAATTTTAGAGATGAACAATGGGTAAAAGATAATGAACTTGTTATTGTAGAATCGCTTGTAGATATGTCAATTAATTTTTGCGTGTCTGCAAAAAGAGAATGGGTTGAACAGAACTGTCCAGAACTATTAACGAAATATAAGGAATTTATTAGAGTTGAGGACGAAGACGAAGAAGTTCCTTATGGAAATTTTGGATGTCCGTTTTTAGAATGGTCTGAAAATAATATCGGTGTTCATCAAGCAATTGAAAAAGAAGATAGTCAAGGTTATATGTACTATTCAATTGATGAATAAAAATAACAGGAAAACTTCGATTCATGTGAAATTTAGGAAGGAGACAATATGTTAAATATAGGAGATTATGTAGGACAGATTAACAAAGATTCATCTGGCGTATGGAAGTTATATAAGGATAAAATAAATAAAATCACGACAACAAAGAAATATGGTAGAAGATATTTTACCAAGACAGTGTTTCGACCATTAGATGCAGATGATGTAGATAATAATACAAAAGACATGGAAGAGTCGATTGGTAAAGGATATATCATCACAAGAGAAGTGTTTGGATTAAATGATAAGACAAGAATATATACTGAAAGATGGATAAAATGGGCTAATGAGAATCCAGATAAGGCAACTGGTTTAATATAAGGAATCGCACATTTCTTCAGAAATTTTGGAGGTGAAATATGAATATTTTAAACATTATTTTATTAATTATGGGAATTTTTAACCTTATTGTTGGGATAACATGGACGAAAAAGAATGTTGTCAACTTTGTGTTCAAATTATTATTCTTGGCAGGTGGTGGCTATTTAGTATTCTACGCTTTATATCTGAGTAACATTTTGATTGTTTTAAATAAGTAAGGAGAATAAATACAATGTCAAACTTATATGTATATCTAATGCGTTCTCGTAACAAGGATAATAAGGATATTCCAAATTTTAAGCAACGAGATAAGACAATTCTTGAATATAAAGAGAATGAAGACAAAATAATTGAAGAATTTAAAAGTTTTGCAACTAAAGGAGTTCCTGGTGAACAGACAAGATTATATAGATCAGTTAATTCTAGGAACGAAGAGAAAATCAGGGAAGAATTTATTATTCGTCTGCTGAGAGACAAGCCAAGTATGACACAGCTTAATCGCACATTGGCATCTGTTGCACAGCAGGTACAAAATCGTGATGAGAGCAAGTGGCTGTTTGATTTTGATGTGGATGATGAGAAGCTTGCAATGAATTTTTGTTGGGATGTTCATAGTTGTTCATATATTCCAGCAAGATACATTGAAATATACAAGACTCCTCATGGTTATACAATCATTGTTCCGCATAGATTTGATACGAGAGAACTTATGGAAAAGTGGAAAGATTATGATATTACATTGAAGAAAGATGAATTGTTGTTTTTGGATATGATTACGAATAAGTGAGGTTAGAATATGAAAATTATTGTAGATAAAATACCAGATGAACCAAAAGAATGTATTTTTTCTGAATGTGCAAATCAGTTGCGTGGTAATTATGTGTGTAATTTATACCAAGGAAGAGGATGTGAACCTAATAGATGTGATTTTTTAAAGCCAATTGCACATTATCATGCTGTTGAATATATGGGTGATAATGTGGTAAAGATGATTCCAATAGAGTGAGGTAAAATATGGCAGTATTTGTAACAGGCGACATACATGGAAATCCTACACGATTAAGTAAAGATAGCTTCTATGAACAGAAAGATTTTTCTGGCAACAAAGATGAGAACACTGTAATTATTCTTGGTGATTTTGGTCTTGTATGGAACAGAGATGGTGAAAGCAAACAGGAAAAATATTGGTTAGATTGGTTAAATCAGAAACCATTCACAACTGTATTTGTTGACGGAAATCACGAGAATCATAAAAGACTTGTAACTTATCCTATAAAAGAATGGCATGGCGGTAAGGTTCATGAAATTAGAAGTAATGTATTACATTTAATACGTGGTGAAGTATTTACCAGTGAAGATAAGAAATTCTTTGCTTTTGGTGGTGCATCAAGTCATGATATTCGGAACGGTATTCTTGATTACAATGATGAAAATTGGAGAGAAGAAGCTAAGAAACTTGATCGGCAAGGTAAGTATATGTATCGCATAAAAGATTTATCTTGGTGGGAAGAGGAATTACCAACAGATGAAGAAATGCAGCATGGATTAGATGTTTTAAAAGAGAATAATAATGTAGTCGATTATATTATTACGCATAGTCCTTCTACATCTGAATTATATCTTATGGGCGGTAAGTGGTTGCATAAACCAGATATATTAACTAATTATTTGGAAGAAGTGAAAACTGTAACTGAATATAAAAAGCATTTGTTTGGTCATATGCACGCAAATAAGGCAATCAACGATAAAGATATTTGTTTGTATGAGCAGATTGTTAGGATATTGTAAAGAGAGGTGAAATGAATGTTTTTAAAAACTATTTTGTTATTAGCTATGTTATTCTGTCATATTGTAGACGATTATTATCTACAAGGTTGGTTAGCATCAGCAAAACAAAAGTCATGGTGGGAGAAAAATGTGCCTGATAAATTATATAAAAACGATTATATTATGGCATTATGTGAACATGCCTTTAGTTGGACTTTTATGATTATGCTAATTCCAACAATTTATACATATTTTAACCCAAACGAGTTAATATATAAGATGTATGTTTTTGTATTTTGTTTTAACTGGGTAATCCATTGTATTATAGATGATTGTAAAGCAAATAAGAAAAATATAAATCTTATTCAGGATCAGTTAATACATATTCTTCAAATTGTTATAACATGGATTGTGTTTATAGCAATTCGATAGAGAATAATCATATATAGAAATTTCTATCTTGGCGATTCAGCCAAATTTACCAAATAAAAGTAACAAGAAATATTTTTTTCATTTGATTAGGCAGACGTGCCCATTTTCGAGTGATTTTACAACAAAATAATATTAAGAAGAAAGGATTTAACAGTAAATTCTAGGTATAAATGATTGCGCAATCTCTGTAGATTAAAGGATTTTGACAGAGAATAAAGAAAAAAATAATTATTGTGAGAAGAACTGGAAGTTAGTGAACTTCTGCGAGTTCGATAAATATGCTACAAAAAGCTATTGTGCCATTCATAATGTAGATGAGTCACTGAATTTAGGCGACATAACAAGAGTGGATGAAACAAAATTAAACGATTTTGATTTGATGACCTGGGGTTTTCCATGTACTGATATTTCAGTTGCCGGTAGTCAAAAAGGATTTATAGATGAAAGTGGTAATAAAACAAGAAGTGGCATGTATTACGAAGGGATAAGAATTTTAAAATATAAGCAGCCAAAGTTTTCTATTATAGAAAATGTCAAGAATTTGGTTAGTAAGAGATTTAAAAAGGAGTTTGAGACAGTTTTATCAGATTTAGATCAAGCTGGATATAATTCGTATTGGAAAGTACTTAATGCCAAGGACTATGGTGTTCCTCAAAATAGAGAGCGAGTAATAATTGTAAGTATTAGAAAAGATATTGACAATGGTAAGTTTCATTTTCATAAACCTTTTGATAGCGATATAAGATTGAAAGATTTATTGCAACCAGAATCAGAAGTAGAGAATAAGTATTATTTATCTGAAGAGTATTACCAACGATTTAAAGAGAGTCAAAAAAGTGAAAAATATCCATGTGGGAATGAATATAAGGTTCTTGGAACAACTGTTGGAACAGGCAAAGGTACAAATAGTAGACATTGGGTATATGACATTAACGAATATATGTCAACAATTGATGCTACTACATACAAACAACCAAAACAGATATTAGTAAAAGGAAAGATAAATTCGTCACAAGATGGTGTAATTTTAGATCCTAATGGTATTTCGAAAACACATACAGCAGGTCATAGCAATTGTCCTAAAATTGAAAAAGACGAAGTATTAAGGAAATTAACAACATTAGAATGCTTTAGATTGATGGATTTTGATGACTCTGCTTATTATGCTTGTAAGGAAGCTGGAATTAGTGATCATCAGATGTATAAACAGACAGGAAACAGTATTGTTGTTGCAGTTATTTATTACACTTTAATTGAATTGTATGCGGCTATGCCATATCTATTTGATAACTTGAGGGTGAGTAGCTTCTTTTCTGGCATTGGTGCATTTGAAGTTGCACTAAATAGACTGTATAAAGCAATTAATACGGGAAATTTACATAAAAAACAAATAACAATATACAGTGTTAAATGATTTTAACAAATACTATATATTGTATAAAAATCAAGACCACAAGAAAGCGGAATTTCTTGTGGAGAAAGGAGAGAATATGGAAGGAATAACTAGAGATGTAAAAGACGTAAAGCAGTCTATTCATAATGAACTTATTCAGAGAATTAAATATTGTGGACAATATATAGTGGACAACGCTGAAACAATCCTTGGAGAAGAAAAATATATTGCTAATTTATATTTGACTTGTAATTTTTTCGACAGAAGTGAACTTCCATATATAACTGTAAATAAAGATATAATCCCTGATGATTTTATTGAGGGAAGATAGATTATTAAGACGATAGGAGAATAAAACAATGAGTAAAGCTGTTTTAGTAGTAGACATGCCTGAAATTTGCTGTGATTGTAATTTTTGTAGAGAAATACAAGAAGGTATTGAAGTATGTTGTGAATTAATGGATGAGCCAAATGATAATACTCTTTGTAGAATAGTTGATAGTGAAAATGGATATTGTCAAGAAAAACCAAATTGGTGTCCATTAAAAGAATTGCCAGATGAGACACACAATGATGAATATATGGATGAATATTGTGATGGCTATGATGATGGTTGGAACTCATTAAGAAAGAAAATTTTAGGCGAAGATGAGGAGAATAAGTAAATGACAGTTGGTGTAAAAATATGTGAAGCAAAAGATACAATTAAAAAATACGAAGATCTTGGTTATAGATTTATTAGCGAAGAAAATGTAGGTGAAGGATATTTAAAACTTATATTCAGAGATCCAATTGTTCCAGAAGAGAATAATATAACAGATATTCGATTTCATGAAGGTGATTTTGTAGAAAGCAGTGATGGCAAAATTGGATATATTTCATCCATTTGTCATTGTGATGAGTGTAAGAAGCGTGGGTTCTTTGAGCCAACAATTACATATTCCGATGGAACAACAGATTATATTAGCAATTATTCTGTTAAAACTGTTTCGTCTGATTATAAGCAGATTGGGACTCAGAAGTTTTCAACAAAAGATGTATTGAGAAATAGAATAACTGCACTTGAAAAAGAGAATAAAGAATTAAAGGAAAAAGTAAATTATTTTATTAATAGAAACGAACTATTAAGGTTGTATATAGGAAGGAATGATAAGTAAATGGCATATATAAAAGAATATTGGCAGAATAAAGAACAGAGAGCGACAATCGCTCGTAAACATACAAAAGAAATGCAAAATAAATATGGTCGTTGTATCCAGACTGCTATTTCTGCAACAAAAATTTATGATAATAATTCATTTGAATGTGAAATCGAAGAAGATATTCCAGATGTAGAAACAAATATTATTGTAGAGGATATTGATAGTGTTGGTGCTGTAATGAAATATGGTAATCCAAGCACAGCAGTTCTTAACTTTTCTTCTTATAAAAATCCGGGTGGTATGTTTATGAATGGCAGTAAAGCACAAGAGGAATGTCTGTGTCATGAATCGTTTTTATACAATGTATTAAGAGAGTTTCAGACGGAATTTTATGATTGGAATAATCAACATAAGAACAAGGCTTTATATTTAAATAGAGGATTATTTTCTCCTTGTATATGGTTTACCAGAAATGAGAACAGTCCTGTAGAGTGTAGTGTTATTACTTGTGCAGCACCAAATAAATCAGCAGCGCAGAAATATCAGAATGTATCAGACGAAGAGAATACAAGAGTATTAAGAAGTAGAATCAAGTTTATACTTGATATTGCGAAAGCTAATAATATTCATACTTTGATTTTAGGAGCTTATGGTTGTGGAGTATTTGGACAGGACGCAACAGAGGTAGCGAATATATTTAAAGAATATTTAACTACTACCCATAAATGCTTCGATACTGTTGTATTTGCTGTTCCAAGCGGCAGAGATGGTAACTATGAGAAATTTATAAAAGTATTTTGATAAAGGAGAACGAATAAATGGTAGACATTCAGTGTAAAGACGGAAAATATATTATTGACGCAAGGATTCATAGTGAAGTTGATACAAATGATATTGCAAAAGTACAGGAAAAATTTACTTCTGATTGTGCTTATGAGTTTGCAGAAGCTATGAGAGAAGCAGTAAACGTTAGCCATTTGGTAATGAAAAAACAAAGGGAGGTAAATTAGATGGGAATGTTCGATAATATTCAAGGAGAAGTAAAATGTCTTAATTGTGGAAAAGAATTTATAGCAGACGATCAGATTAAATGGGCTGATTGTTTACTCAGATATTATACAGTTGGTGATAAAATTTGTGCCGATAACGGTGATGGAGAATACACATATGGTTCTTATGCGCGTCCATCGTTAGATACACAATGTCCACATTGTAAAGTATGGCAACATTTTAAAGCGATTGTTAAAAATAATATATTGGAAAAATTAGAAACAACAGAGATTTTTGAACAAAAAAGTTACTAAGAAACATAGATTTCCTTTGGAGAATAAAATATCAGGAGGTACAAAATGGTAACTAAAAAGACATGGAGAGAATTTAGAGAAAGTGGATTTCTTTGGTGGATCAACATGATTTTACATACATTTGGATGGGCAATCGTTGTAGATATTGATGATAATGGTGAAATTACAGATGCTTATCCAGCCAGAGTAAAGTTTCGAGGTTTTGGCGAAAAGAATAACACTGAAGGATATATCAAAGTAAGTCAGTACATGAAAGAAAATGTATCTGATTTGTTAGAAGAAGCTGAGAATTAAAGGAGAATAAGCCATATGAAGAAGAAAATTTTAGCAGTTGTATTAGGATTAACATTGTGTTTTGGAATGACTGGATGTGCGTCATGGGACAGAATGGTAACAGATATGAAAAGTGATGTAAATGGTGGTATGCAAAGAACAATTACTGTATACACGGCAGATGGTAAAGAACTTGCAACATATGAAGGCAAAATTGATATTGATACAAACGATGGTGGATATGTTAAGTTTGATTTCAACGGCAAGAGATATATGTATTATAACTGTTTTGTAGAAAGTATTGCGGATATTGATTGATATTATTCATTATTGTAGGGCTGTTCAATTCAGATTGACAACGACATAAATGTGGATACTAGTTGGTGATTTATGTGTCAGTGGGGCTGTACTAGGTTCCCTTTATATGGTGTAAGTGGGCATAACAATAATGAATATTTGGAGAATAATATGATAGACAACGAATTACGTCAGCAATATAGACAAGCTGTTGATGATTTAAGAATAGCACTTAAAAAGACTTGTTTGTACAGATTTTGCGAAGAAGTTGTGAAGAGATTAAGTAAGATTTTAAGATAGTAAAGGAGAAGTAGTATGGCAGATTACAAGATTGGTCAGATTTTGACCTCAACAGAAGATGTAGAAATTGAAAAGGCATTATCAGGTGAAAAGGTGAAAATTCCAAAAGGTAATAATATTGGTGCAGATAAATTTGCACATCATATCAGAAATGGTTTTATTCAACCTTTAGCAGAAGGTTTAACAGTTGAAGGGTATGACACTACTGGTATCGCAGAATATCTTTATATTGTACTTAGAAATCACTTACCTATTGATGAAATGATGGAAGGTTATGAAATTACTAAGCAAGAAATTATTAATGAAATTGAGTGTGCTTTAGATGAAATTTTATAGACCACAGTAAACCGAAGTTTCCTTCGGAGAATAATACATTGAAAGGAGCATGAGATTTGCTGCAGCATTAAATCATGATTTGCTCTGAGTAAGAAATGTTAGAGATTAACAAAATATACAATGAAGATTGCCTTGAAGGTATGAAAAAGATTGGTAATAAGTCAGTCGATTTTATATTCACAGATCTTCCTTATAACACGACCAATAATTCTTGGGAATGCGAAATGCCATTAAATGATTATGTTGAGTTATCGGGACAATATTTTTATGAGACAGATTTATTTAAGTTGGCTCAAGTAACAAACAGCAGTCTTGAATATACAAGAGATTGGTTTTATGAAAATAAAAAAGATGGTTTATGGACTCATTATAATCGAATTATCAAAGATAATGGCTGCATTGCATTATGGGCGCAATCACCATTTGACAAGAGACTCGCTTGTAGTAATGAAAAGCTATATCGCTATGAGTGGATTATCGAAAAGACCAAAGCAACTGGTCATCTAAACGCAAAGAAAATGCCGATGAAGGCACACGAAAATGTCTTGATTTTCTATAAGAAACTCCCTACATACAATCCACAAATGACAGAAGGACATACACCTGTTCATTCTTATACAAAGCATACAACAGATGGCAACTGTTATGGTGCTACAAAGACTGGTATTTCAGGTGGTGGTAGTACACAAAGATATCCAAGAGATGTTCTGCAGTTCAAGTGGGACACTCAGAAAAGTAGTTTACATCAATGTCAAAAGCCTGTTGAAGCGTGTGAGTATTTTATTAAGACCTACACCAACCCAGGAGATTTAGTTCTTGATTCATGTGCAGGAAGTTGTACAACGGCAGCCGCAGCTTTGAATACAGGTAGAAATTACATATGTTTTGAGAAAGATAAGGATATTTTTGAGGTTGGAAGTAAGAGAGTAGCTGAATATAAAGGAGAAATAGGATGACATCATATAAAGCTAAAAAGTTTCTTTTAATACATTTTGAATATTTGAAAAAATCATGGAAGCCATACCCTGATTACAACGTTTTAGAAGCAATTAGATTTGCAATATCAGCAATAGAAAAACAAATTCCAAAGAAAGTGAAAAATAGCGGAGAGAGAATTCCGTTTGAATGGTATTGTCCTGCTTGTGGTGAACTATTGTGTGATGATGGATATAAAGATACCGACATTAAATATTGTGATCAATGTGGTCAGGCATTAGATTGGGAGAATACATAAATGAGTAAATGTGGTAATAATGACTGCCAATGGCATAAATATTGTGAAAGCGGTTTGATGTGGTATGACGAAAACATTACTGGATGCCGTCATTGGATTAAGCCAAAACCAACTAAGATGAAAAATATCAAAGTAGCTGAAACTGATTATGATAAGGCAGTTAAAGTATTAAAAAGGAACAAGATAGAGTTCAAATAATACATTGAAAGAAATCTTTCATTTGAAGATTGGAGAGGAGGATATTTACTAAATGGCAGAAAAATTTTCAATTACAAAATCAAATATTGACTTGAAAAAATTATTGTCGAAAATAGATGAATTTATAGTTATGAAAAATGAATCGCCATATATATTTTTAAGTCAAAATACGTTAGATGATTTAATTGTTATAGTTGGATATAGCTCAGACGGTCTTTTGGGAAGTGAAAATGGACTCATGTGTGGTCGATTTAAAGGTAATAAAGTTTTCTGTGATAACACATTAAAATATGGTGAGATTGAACTGAGATAAGAGAATAATTTATTGAGGTGAATGAGATATGAGAATTGAAGAAATTGCATTAAGACAGGAAGCAAGACAAATGTTATGTGAAGCTGGTCTTACAAAAGAAGAATTAAAGGAACTTGTTCTTAAAGATTTGGATGATAAAGTCGTCAAGGCTATTGAAGGAAAAATAAAAGGTATTGATTTTGATCAGATGATTATCGAAAGAGTGGATGCTGCAATGACAAAAGCAATTAATAATGTTGTACAGAAGTATGTCGATAATTACTTCTACAATAGAAAACTCAATATTAAAGCAACGGCATCTTTCGAAGAATAAATACAATGAATCTCGCATTTCTTGTTTTTAGATAGGAGGAATAAGTATTGAAGATTAATGATAAAGAAAATATTAATGAAATCATACTTCGTCATAAAGGAAAAGATGTTAAATTTGAATGTTTTATCAAACCATTTCCTTATGCAGAAAGATTAGACTTAGAAAAGAGAAATAGTGCTGAAATTGCTTTTGACGATTTGATAGAAGTAGATGCATTGATTGACATGCTAAAAAGATTTAAACAGGAATCACAAGAATATATAGGTGTGTGGGTGAGGTGAAACAGGATGTCAAAAATAAATTGTAACATTCCAATGCCAAAAGTAGCTGTTGTTGGCGCTCCTGGTATTGTTGCAAAAATCAAATTATGCGGTGGTGCTGTAACGATTAATGTTGATAATACAATAGCATGGAAGAAACCAACTGATGAACAGATTAAGAATCTGCATGATATGTTATGTATTGATGTGGAAGTGTTAGGAGAATAATACTATGAAGAAACAAAGAAAACCAAGATGGGGTTATCAATTTGATAAATGTCCTATCTGTAAAACAAAAACATTTGAGTATTGTTCTTATTCTGAATTTGGATGGGGAACAGTAGAGCAACATGGAAGTTGTAGCAGATGTGGATTTATAGTTGAGCAAGCATATTCACCAACATTTTGTTGTTTTTGGGATATTGAGAAAGGATTCAAACATCCAAACGGAACATATTATGCTAAAAATGTTAAAAAGCATAAAAGAATAAGAAGAAAATTTGGTATTAAAAATACGGATTATGAAATTAATCCAGAGTGGCTTAACTACATTTAAAGGATGGAAGCAAACCTGTCTTTCATTGGGAGGTGATAACTTGAAGGAAGCGTTTAAAATGACTTGTACTGTATTATTAGTAGTTGCAATTATATGTGCTATGGCAATTGGATTAGTTTTAGGATTTAATCTTTTACTATCTTTATTCCTGCCACAATCAATTGCCTTAGTTGGTGGTATTGTTTTAGGTATATTCACTTTTACTTTTGTAATAATCTTATTTGATCAGAAATATGAAGAGAATAATTAATTGTGAGGTGTTTATGAATAAATATTGGGAAGTAGGAGAGAAAAACGAATTTGGCAAAGAATGTTATAAACTACATTTCAGTCAGTTCTATGAAGAAGAAAACGAGAATGTGGTGGCTGTATTTGTTCAAGATGAAACGGATGAGAATGTTTATCTTTATGTTTCAGAAGAATTAAATGTAGAATATGACACAATTATTGCTGATAGCATAGAAGATGCAAAACAACAGATTGAAGATATGTTAGTTGAGCATTGGGAAGATGAGATAAATTATCTTGAAAATAGAATAAAAGCATTTCAAGATGACGAGAATTGAAACCGACATTTCTTCTCATAAAAGAGAGAATAAGTATATGTAAGCAGTAATAAAAAAAATTCAATAGGAGGAAATTAAAATGATGAACAATTTTTTAAATGGTATGTTTGGTAAGGTAGGAAGTGGAATGTGTAGACTTTCCATGAATGGTGGTATTGCAGTTAAGACAGCAAGTGGATATAAAACATATAACATCAAGACTGGAAAGCTTACAAATTGTAGTAACTTTGTATTTGATATTGGCGAGGAGTTCTTTTTCGTAATTCCAACAAATAAGGTTGAAAAGGGTGACATTATTCTTATTAACGGTAAGCCAAGATGCGTAATCGAAGCTGATAAGACAAAGATTACAGTTATCAATTATGAGGATTCAACAATCGAGACCGTACTTCCTGAGAGACATGTATTTATGGGTAATACATACTTCTATGGTAAGATCGTATCAATGTTTGGCAGTGATTTAATCAAGGGCAAGAAGGGTACAGGTAATATTTTTAAGTATATGATGCTTTCTCAGATGATGAAGGGTGATAATAATTCCAACGGTATGATGAATGGCAATAACGGCATGAGTTCAATGTTACCACTTATGATGATGGGCGGTAATATGGGTGATATGTTCGATGGAATGTTTGATTTTGATATGAGTGACAATGATGATGACACAGATGTAGAAGAGGAGGAAGCATAATATGGGATGTGGTTCATGGACAAGAGATAGTTATGTAAGTTATTCAGCAACAAAGGGAATGAGCGTATCATTAGATGGTTCTATCGGAGGATCTTATTCTAATCAAGATATGTTCAAGGCAAGAACAATTGATTCTGCACTTAATCCTAAGAATGCGATGAGAGAATGTTGTGATACAGAGGAACATCCAAATACAATTCCTGTCATTCTTGCACTTGATGTAACTGGTTCAATGGGACAGGCTGCCGTTGAAGTGGCAAAGAAGCTTAATGTAATTATGACAAAGCTGTATGAAAAGGTTACAGATGTTGAGTTCCTTGTTATGGGAATTGGTGATTTAGCTTGTGATAGTTGTCCAATTCAGGCTTCACAGTTTGAGTCAGATATTCGTATTGCTGAACAGCTTGATAAGATTTATTTTGAGTTTGGTGGCGGTGGTAACAGCTACGAATCATACACAGCAGCTTGGTACTTTGGTTCTCGTCACACAAAACTTGACTGCTTAAAGCGTGGAAGAAAGGGAATTATCATTACTATGGGTGATGAGCAGCTTAATCCATATCTTCCATATAAGGATAGAGGTCATGGATTATCAGAAGTTACAGGCGATAATCTTCAGTCTGATGTTGAGACAAAGGATTTATACGAGGAAGCTTCTGAAAAGTTTAATATTTATCACTTAGATGTAAATCATGGTCGCAGATGGGATGAAGCCGAGATTGAGAAGTCTTATAAAAAGTATCTCGATGATACTCATTTCAGAAAGGTTACTATGGATAGTATTACAAATGAGATTGTAGATATTATCATCAACGAAGCAGAGAATAATGTAGTAGATACAGTTGTATCACCTTCAAATTCAGAAGGAATTACTTGGTAAGATAGGAGATTTAAAAAGATGAAAGATATTAAGATTGTATGTGGAGCAAACTTTGGAGATGAGGGCAAAGGTTTAATGACAGATTATTTCTCACAGAAACCCAATAGTATTGTTGTTTGTTCAAATGGTGGTGCTCAGAGAGGGCATACAGTAACAACGCCAGATGCAATCCGACATGTCTTTCATCATTTTGGATCTGGAACATTTAATAGAGCAAGTACATATTTATCTGAGGACTTCATAGTAAATCCAATAATTTTTAAGCAAGAATATGATGAGTTAATGAAGTTGAACTATGTTCCAAATACATATATCAATCAAAACTGTATGGTAACTACACCATTTGATATGATGGCAAATCAGATTATTGAGGAAAGTCGTGGCAAGAACAAACATGGTAGCTGTGGATTAGGTATCTTTGAAACAATCAAAAGATATAAAGCTGGCGTTACCGATATGGGCTATAATATTAGAGATTATTATGTAGATTTGTTCAAAAGAGAGAATATTATATTGTCTAGTGAATGGGCAAGGATATTTATGGACAATGGAATATTTGAACATTTCTTGGATGATTGGGATTTTATGAATAGTCATTCCTTGACAATCACAGATAATTATTTTTTGAATCAGTTTGATAATATTGTTTTTGAAGCAGCACAAGGTCTTTTACTTGATCAGAATAACACAGAGTATTTCCCACATCTAACACCATCTAATACAGGTATTAAAAATCCCAAGAAAGTAATTGAAAATGTTGAATGGAATGATGAGATAAATATTGAGACTTGTTATGTATCTCGTACATATTTGACAAGACATGGCGCAGGTAAGTTTCCATCTGAGTGTTCTAAGAGTCTGATTAACGAATATATGTATGACCATACTAATGTTCCAAATCCATTCCAGGACACTTTGAGATATGGGACACTCGATTTAGGAGAATTATATAGTAGATGTTCAAATGATATTGGAGATTTTGGAAATCAGAGGTCATTAGCACTCACGCATTGTAATGAATGCGATTGGGATAATAAAAAGCTGGTCGAATTATTCAAGGATTGGAATATTTACTATTCAGACGATGAAACACACCAAGATATAGAATTAAGATGAAAAATACCACTGTATATAGTAGCAAACAAAGATAGATAACCACTATATATAGTGTTAAATTGAAAGCGATATTTCTTTGGTTTTGTAGGAGGTAAATTATGAGGTCAGAGAACATAGAAGTAACATTTAAAATACCAATTCCAGTAGATAAGCCTGATTTAAATGGTGTCATATATTCAAAAGATGCAATCAAAAATGCTTACAAAAATGTAAACCTATTGGTGTATGCCAGGAAGCAGAATTAATTGAAGATGAAAATGGTATGCATATTAAAGGTGTAGGTGTTATTTGGCATGGCGGTACAGAAGAAAACGTTGGCATTGAAGATAATAAGGTAGAAAGTCTTAATGTGACTGGTATTGGATTTGCGAAAGAGTAGGTAAATTAGTGTCAAAGATAAATTATAGAGTATGTGATATTTGTGGAAATATATTAAAAACAGATGTTCGATTTACAGGATATGTAAATGGCTGTCGAATTTGGAATAAGTTATTTAATAGACTGGATATGTGTAATGATTGCATTGATAAAATCAAGCGATTGTCAATAGATAAGAAAGATGAAGAGAAGTACATAAAAGAAGTTTTTGATAAGGCAAAAAATTATGATAATCAAGATATAAAGTCTGCTTATTATGAAGGAATCGAAGATACACTGAATGTTTTGAGTCATAAGAGATTGGCGAATTTGCAAAAGTAAGAAGAAATTTTGGTTTCTTGAGGAGATATTAAATTGACATACGGAAATGAATCAGATACAAATGAAACATATTGTTATGTAAGAATAGAACCATTATTAAATAAATTTTATGATACTCGTATTATATTAAGTATGAAAAATAATCCTCCATCTTGGTTTATAGAAAACTTATTTGGTATACACGAAGTATTTAAAAATAAACATGGAAATTTACAAATTAAAAGTGGAATCTTAGAAATAATTAGTTGTTCTCAATGGACAACTAAGAAAAATAAAGTTCTTTATTTATATAACGGTGGTTTTCTGACAGGTGGTATTATTCGTGAATGGAGTAAAAAACCAATAGAACATAAAATAAATAAAGTTGAGGAATATAAAAAGATTCAAAGTGAAATTGATGAATTAAAGAAAAAACAACATTCATTATTTACTAAGTGACAGAGAATATAACAATACAATTACAATTAAGGAAAGGAAAAAACGTTCACATGTGAGTAAAGCTGCGCAGCTACTATCGGTGAACAAATTTGAAAAATACATATATTAAATCGCCTCTAAATTATGTCGGAGGCAAGTATAAACTGTTACCACAGATTATACCCCTTATACCAAAAGATATTAATACATTTGTAGATTTATTTGGTGGTGGATTTAATGTTGGGATTAACATTGAAGCAAAGCATTTGGTTTACAATGATATTTGTAAACAGGTGGTAGATTTATTGGAACATTTCTATAATAATGATTCTGAGTATATTCATAATATGATTTTAAAAACCATATCTGATTTTGGATTAAGCAGGTCTGATCTTAATGGTTATGAAGCATATGGATGTGAGTCAAGTAAAGGTCTTGGCGAATATAATAAACCTAAATACTTTGAATTAAGAAAAGCATACAACTCTAATCCTGATTGGATTAAATTCTATACACTTATAACGTGTTCGTTTAGTAATCAGATACGATTCAATTCTAAAGGTGAATTTAATATGCCTTATGGAAAACGTGATTATAATATTTCCCTACAAGAAAAACTAAAGACTTTTGTTGATGAAATGCATAAAAAAGACATTCAATTTTGGAATAAAGATTTTAGAGAATGTAATTTTCTTGCAGACGATTTTATATATGTTGATCCACCATATTACAACTCGGTTGCTACTTATAATGAAAATGGCGGTTGGTCAGAACAGGACGAGAGAGATTTGTTAAGTATGTTAGATGTTGTAGACAAGCATGGTAGATTTGCACTAAGCAACAATCTTAAATATAACAATCCTTTATTAGAAGATTGGAAAAATAAATATAACGTTCATTATCTTAATGGTGATTATAGCAACTGTAATTATCAGAAAAAGGATAAGAGTGCCGATTGTGAGGTATTAATCACAAATTATTAAAATCTCAATTTCTGAAATGCCCTAAAATCAAGGCTTTTAGAGGTTGAAAAAGCCATTGAAAACCACGTTTCATTTGGTCATGAAGGTAGGTGAGAATGATATATTTTGATTTAAATATTGAAGAATGGAATTTTAAAAATGATTATGAAGACATCTATTTTCTGCTTCATTGTTTATACAATGCAAAAACTGAGTTATACGACAGAACTCTTACTGATATGAGAAGTAGATATGATCCGACTGAATCATTTATAGAGGGCTGGAATTGGAATAAAAGTAGATCGAATTGGTATTCCAAGAAATTATATGATAAATGTGTGAAATACATTGAGTTAAAAACAAGAAGTCGTTTTATACACAGACATTGGAAAGAATGCGTTTGGAAGTACAAAGGTCTTTCTGCACAAGGATGGATAAATTTATATCAGCAGTTGATTAAAGAAAATAAATACGACAGTTGGATATTGGAATATATAGAAGATTGGAAACAAGAATGAAGCATTTCCTTGGAGTTTTTGAATGATAAAGAGAGAATATATAGGTGACAATAAATTATAAGGAGATATGTTTTATGAGTAAGAAACAGCAATTTAAAGGTTTGAAATTTAATTATTACATAAATGGAAAAGGATTAAAAAGTAAATATAAGACAATTGAGGATTTCTTAGATACAGAATTTCCGAAGAATAACAATCCATTGTCGCCTACTCTTGATACAGAGATTACAGGAATTAAATGGAATGGTAATACTATTTCTATTTCCAATAAAATTCACACAGTAAGAGATTTGGTTGATTTGTTAAGCAAGAAAAATGCAGAAAATGTTTTTATTTCAAATAAAGATATTAGATTGCATGAGTTTAAACCAAAACACGACAATCTCATCAGAAAATCCACGTACTCCATAGAAGAGGTACACGATAAGGTTAAAGATGTTTTATTTGAGAAAGATAAAAGACTTGCAAAAGTTGATTTCGATGGGGATTTAATTAAGGGTAACAGCCAGAGATACCAGACTTTTTTCACTAAAGGCTGTAAATGTGCAGTTTGTGGAATTGAAGGAAAATATTTTGCAAAAGAAAGGCATTTACAGGATAAGAATTATCATCTGAATTTGTATGCAGTTGATGATAATGGTGATGAAATTTTAATGACAAAAGATCATATTATACCACGCTCAAAAGGTGATATTGATGATATTAGTAACTATCAAACAATGTGTAAGCTTTGTAATGAAGCAAAAGGCAACAAATTAGAAGATTAAATAAGAAAGGAAAAATTAGAAAAGTTCCTTAAGGATAAAGTGCGCACTACTTACTAAGGTAAGAGGAACTTGGAGAACAAAGAAAGAGCATTAGCACATATTGAAAAGATTGAGTGGATCAGACCAATTGAAGGAGCTGATAATATTGAACTCATTGGAGTTTTAGGGTGGGTTTGTATCGCTAAGAAGGGTGAATTTAATGTAGGAGATATGGCTGTTTATATTGAAATTGACAGTAAGTGTTCTGAAACAGATGAAAGATTTGCATTTTTAGCAAATAAGAAATTCAAAGTTAAGACTATGAAACTTGGCAAGTTCAAGGTAATTAGCCAGGGATTAGCCCTACCATTAACACTTTTCCCAGAATTACAGGATAAAAATATTGGCGATGATGTTACAGAAGTTTTGAAGATTACATATGCTTCTGAAGAGGATGCTGCAAGAAAGACCAATAAGGTTGATCCAAATGCTAAATATAAGTCAATGGCAAAGCGTAGACCAAAGTTATTCGCTAACCCAATTATAAGAAGAATCATGAGATACAGCATTGGTCGTAAGATTATGTTTCTGTTGTTTGGTCGTAAGAAAGATAATCCAAAGAAGTTCCCAGATTGGATTGTCAAAACAGATGAGACGAGAATTGAGAATGCACCATTTTATCTTCAGAGTACAGAAAAGTGGATTAAGACTGAGAAATGCGATGGCACAAGCTGCACATTTGCAGTTGATAGATTGAAGAAGGGCAAGAACAAATTTGATTTTATCGTATGCAGTAGAAATGTAAGACAGGCTGATAGAGAACAGGCTTGTTATCACGAGTCAAATATTTATTGGGAATTGGCTGATAAATATGACATTGAAAAGATTCTTACACAGTTTGCAACAGAGAAAAATTATAACAGAGTTGTGTTACAAGGTGAAGGAGTTGGCTCAGTTCAGGGCAATCCATATAAGCTTACGGAGAATAAGTTATTTGTATTCAATCTGATTATTGATGGTACAAGACTTGGAACTGTAGAAATGGCTGATTTCTGTAAGAGTCATGGATTAACAAGTGTGCCAATTATTGATACGGCTTATGAGTTACCTAAGACTATGGAAGAGATGAAACTTGAGGCAGACGGATATAGCGAATTAAACCCAAAGGTTAAGAGAGAGGGTTTTGTGTACAGAAGTATTGATGGTCAGAAGAGTTTCAAAAATGTTTCGAGAGAGTATTTATTAAAACACAACGGATAGGAGTTATTTATGAATAAACCTACACTATGGATCATGTGCGGTTTGAGTGGTAGTGGCAAGTCAACCATTGCCACTCATATTGCCAATGAGAATCCAAATACAATAATCGTATCATCAGACGCAATTCGTGAAGAATTGACTGGTAATTACGAAGACCAAGAACATAATGAAGAAGTATTTAAAATTTTTCATAATAGAATTCGCAAGAATTTGGAGAATAAAAAGAATGTAATTGCAGATGCAACTAATCTGACTATGAAATCTCGTAGAGCAATTATGATGAAAGTAAATGGTTTAAATGTCAGAAAAGTATGTGTAATTATTCCAAAGCCATTTGAACAGTGCAAAGAAGATAATTTACATAGAGAACACCCTGTACCTGACTTTGTGTTGGATAAGCAGATTAGAAAATTCCAGATTCCGTTCTACGAGGAAGAATTCGATGAGATTATTATTCATAATTTATTAAATGATTACGAACCAAATGATATTCCAGATATGAAAGGATTTGATCAGAAAACCCCACATCATACAATGGATTTATTTGAACACTGCCAATATGCATCAAGATTATTTTCTACAAAATATGCTTATCCTGCAAGATTCAGAATGGGTGCTTTGTATCACGATTTAGGTAAATTGAGTACACAAACATTTGATGAAGATGGAATAGCTCATTATTATCAGCATCATTGTTATGGTTCATATCAATACATGACAGCTATGTATCATGTTAATTCTGATGTTATCTTAGACACATGTTTCCTTATCAATTACCATATGATGCCTTTTAATTGGGATACTGATAAAGCAAAGCAACGTTGGAAAGAAAGGTTTGGAGAATATAAATATAAGATGCTTTTAGATTTCAATGAATGTGATAAAGCGAGGTAAGTGTATGTGTAATCGTTGTAATTATGACTCACCTGACAATCAGATATATGTTGATCCACTGACAAATGAATATTATTTGGATATAGAAACATCAGAATGGGATGAATATGATGATGCTTTTGTTATCAGCGAGAATATATTTCGTATTGTCCTTGGTGTGGAAGGAAATTAGGAGAATAAAATATGAGAGGTGATGCGATGAGATGTAGAGATTGTCTTTATGGGATTGAAGATTTTACATTAAGAACAGAAATGTATAAATCGGTATATGGTGAATATCCAGATGAAGATAGAGCCAATCAATCAGAACAGTTTGTTTGGTGTGATAAAGTTGGTGGCAAAGTTTATTCTTTTGGTCATTGCAGTGATTGGTATGAACAAGACGAAGAAAATTATAAGAATCATTCTAAGAAAAAGAGAATAAATAAACGTGAGAGATATTTGAAACATCAGAATCACCTCAGATATTTATATGAAACTGTTGGTGGTTATTATCCAACACCTGTTAAATATGTGGATGAAATATGGATTAAGGGTATTGGTTATATTAAAAATCCAAAGCCATATTATCAGAGATTGTATCGTGGTAAGAAAAGTAAATATTTGAAACAGTTATCTAATAGAAAAATACGTAGATATAAAGGTGAGTTGCATAATGGTTATCAGCACATCCATAAAATTTTTGATTGGTGGAATGAATTTTGTTAGGAGAATAAATATATGAAGATAGAATTAATTAAATTAAAATTCAATGATACTTGTACATATAAGCATAAGCCATTCACTTGTTGCTGTGATGAAATTCAAAATGATAAGGCTATTGTATTTACAGGTGAAGATTTGGTATGCAACGATACTTTTGGATTAGTAGTAAGAGATTCAGATGATAATATAATTCCTCAATTTTGTACTTCATATACTGAAACATTTAACTCTTGGGGAGATGAATATGAACAGACAGACAATTATCCAATTCAGTTTTGTCCTCATTGCGGTGAAAAGATTGAGATTTCTGTTGTAGATGAGATTGATATATCGGATAAATATGAAGAATTAACTAAGCAACGTAAAGAATTATGGAAAAAGTGTCAGAAAACAGATAGTAAGAAGAAAGAATCAGAACTAAGAAAGCAGGTTGAAAAGCTTGATAAGCAGATTGACAGTTTCTATTGGTTAGATGAGTGGAAAGGAGAATATTACTATGGCAGTATTTAAAAATTTCAAAGATGATGAGTTAATCGTAAGCTGTAAATGTGGATGTGATAAAGGTATTCACCTTAAGATTCATGATTATGAAGATGGGGATTATGCTTTCTTAACATATACAAATGGTAATTTTTATACTCAGCAAAGACCATTCTTTGAGAAGTTGAAGAAAATTTGGGCGATTATTTGTAATAAGGATTTTTATTATTCTGATGTCGTGATGACAAAGGATGATTTTAAAGAGTTTAAGGAATGGGTAAATAGAAAGTAGGTTGTGATATATGAGAGATGAAGAAACAAGATTGTTATTTCAGGCATTGAGTCAGATCTTAGCCAATCAGGATGACATTAAGAAACACTTGGGACTTAATAGACTTGATTCAGAATATGGTTGGAATGATGAAGATACGATGAAGTTGTCAAGAAAGTGTTCAGAAACAGCGGATGATTTTGAACATAATGATAATGATTCTAGTAACTATTGGTAAGGGATTTCAGGTTTCATTTGACTGAAAGAGAGAATAATATATTGGAGGTGAAAACATAAATGAAACCAGTAGTATATTTTGATTTTAAGGAATGTGAGAACGATAATAATAGTGTTGTAATTACGAAAGATAGACTAAAAGAAATTTTAGATGAAGTATATCAAGCAGGATATTCAGATGGGAATTCAAGTAAGACTACCATCACAACAACTCCTTGGAATTGGAGAGACAATGTTGTGTATTGTGGTGGCAATAATGATCAGATGATTCCTAGAGAAATAACAACAGGAACACCATTAAGAACTGATAATACAATCATTACATGTAAAAATAAAGAGTCGAAGTAAACCAATCTTTCATTGGAAAATTTTTAATCATATCTAAGCCGTTCGGCTATGGGAATCCCAATAACAAGAAGAAATAGTATTGTTTGATAGTTAGGAGAAAATATGGATTGGAGAGGTAGAAAATATTATATTGTTACATTTTGTTTTGACTCATATGATATGAGGATGAGTTTTCTAAAACTTATTCCAAATATTAAATTCACATATTATAAAAATATTCCAAAACAAAGAGATGAAACAGAGGAACGTGGAAATTATCAATTTATGATTGGTGTTCCTAATAGTTCTTCTGAAGCTGTTGAATATGAATTAAGAAAAGCAGAAAGAAATGATTTTTATTGTAAATGGAAAGAAATTAAACAAGACTTGTCAAAAAAATATCTTGATGTATTTGGTAATCCAATGCCTTATAGAAGATGTGATATAAATCCAAACAAAAGATGTAATCATTGTATGAATTGTTAGTTGATAATTTCACAGTAAATTTTTCTTTCATTTGGACAGATTGGAGGTATTATATGTCTTTTACAGTAGATTTTAGTTCAATAAGAACAGTTAGAGTTCACAAAGAACAATTTGACGCAATAGACAATAAAGCAAATGTCGTAATGATTACTTGCATTGAGGACGGAAGAGTTATTCCATTCAATAGAGCTGATAGCGAAAAAGATAAAATTGATAGATTGAACAGGAATAGTGGAGAATAACATTATGGATAATTTAACACGTAGAGAAGAAGTAAATCTTCATGAAGCAATTCAGAAATCTTTTCCTAAAATTCTTATCAAGGATCTAACAGAACATGAAAGAATTTGTCCTGTTTGCAATGGTCTTGGAATGAGAATTTCAGATAATGTTTATGGGATTGAAGGTGACAACTCTGAAGCTGGCAGAAAATATCATTTTCCATATAAGCATCAAGCACTTTCATTCTGCCAGAGTTGTTTTAATGGAGTACAAAGTTTGTGCCCTTATTGTGGACAACCTTATAAGAATCAGGGATATATGCATTGTGACTGTGAAGGGCAGAAGAAAGCTGACGAAGAAGAGAGAATAAATAAGTGGAATGAGAAAGTTTTTAAAGCTGTAGCAGTTGATGAAAAAGATGTAGACACAATGCTGTACTGTGAAGAGTTTGACGAGTATTACGATACTGTTGATGATTTCTTTGACGATTATTTTGGGCGTTATACAGATGAAGAATTTAATAATGATGGCAGACCTGAGAGATTATGGGTGTGCAGCGTGGAGAAGATTCATATTGATGCTGATAATGTAGTTGACAATGCTTGCGAAGAGTTACATGAAGATGCTTATGAACAGTGTGATATTGGTGGTCTGCAAAATTTATTAGATACATGGTGTAAAGATCAGACAGGAGCTACTACATATTATCCATGTTATAAGCAGTATGTAGAAATTGATTGGAGTGAATATGAAGATTGTAGCAGGTGATTATTTCGGTAAAAATATTCAGTTTGTATGTAGATGCTGCAACTGTGTATATGAAGTTGAATCAAAGGATGATTGGAATGTTCAGATGATATTTCCTAACTATTGTAGTTTTAAATATAAAGTTCCTGAATATGGAGTAACTTGTCCTAATTGTGGTCATGAAGAATATCTTGGTTGCGATCAAGATGACTTGATAGGAACTGAATCTGAAAACCTACACTGTCCTTGGATTCCATTATTAAAGAAGAGAACAGATTGGAATGAACGATATAGGGTTGAGCCAATAAGAGAATAAATTAACAGGAAAGATTCGTTTCTTGTGGAAATGTGGAGATAAAAAATGGAGAAATTTTATATTGTAACAAATGAGAAATTCCTAAAAGAGATTAATGATTATAGAAAACATGGAGAAGAAAGAAGAATAATAGCAAATAATTTTTTCGAGGATAAAGGTATTGCTGGAAAAGAATATTATATTAGCGGAGATGGATCTGTAAACCGCCCATTTGAAGAGTCTGAGAAACATAATATCAGATTATATATTACCGATTGTGATGAAAATAATCAGAAATTTGGTAAAGAGTTATTGAAACCAACTAAGCTATTTTGCGATTCTGATGTGTTAATGAGGAAATTTAGAGCTAACAGTAAGACTTTAAAAGAGTTTCAAGACTTATGTATTGAAAAGAATATTGTTATTAACAATCATCCCATTCGAGTAGGAGACTATTTCAAGGAACTGCATTTAGGTGGGTATTCAGTTTCAAGATTTGAACATGAGAATAAATTATATTTGAATATTTCTACAACAAAATATGAAACTATTACACCAGATGATGTTACAGGTTTTACAGAAATTAAAGGTAGTGAATTTTATAGAGCACTTGAAGAATTTGAATCAAAAAATAAGTAAATATCGGTTTTATGTGGAGGTAAAAAGATGACAATAGATGAGAGAATAGAGTTCTTGAAAACATATATCAATGAGTTTGAAAAGACTAGCCAATATGGTTATGGATATAGAGCAAATGAATATTTAAAGACTTGTGAAAAGCTAAAAGCGTTGGGATTCAATTGGGGAGATAAAATTGATTTTGAAGATTTTAGAATCTACAAAGGTCATAATATCTCAAATTCATCTACTAACTATAAAGGTAATGACGATGATTATTATATTCATTGGGATAATGGCAATGTTGGTTGTCTGATGTTTGTTAATAGTGAAAATTGGGATTTAGCACAGGATGATTACAATGAGTTTTTAGAGAAGATCTTATGGTGCTGTAGATTGGGATGATTTTAATGCACATATTATTTTTGACATTGAACATGGTAAAAAATTACTTGAAGACTATCCAAAAATCAGACAAGAGACTGCTGATAAAATAAAAAAGAAGTTGAAAAATGAAGAGTTAGCCAAAGCAAAAAGAAAGTATGAGCAACTCTTAGCTGAGTCAGGAGGTGAAATTTCAAATGACTTGTAAGTATCCAATAACTAGTAGAAGTTATAAATTTTGTATAGGCTGTAGTGATATAGGTTGTTGTGAAGATGCAGTTACTCCTAATATACCTATGCCAGAAGTTCAGCCACCAAAGAATGTTATCCCGTCTGCGTCAGAAGCAAATAAGATGACAAATAACGCAATTGATAACTGCACTACGCAACAATTAGCAGAATTATCTAAATTAATTAGAGATGCGATTGCAGATGGCAAATTTTCAATCAGTGAAGATGGTTCTTTGAAGCCTGAAACACGAAAGAAATTAGAGGAACTTGGTTATAAAGTCGAGACTGGTACTCAGTACAATGAGCCATATTACAGTATCAGTTGGAAGGAGTAAATATGGCATACGGAGTAAAAGTAGGAATTAAAGCAAAAGATATTTATGATAGATTAACACTTGCTGAAAAAGAAAGATTTGAAGAGGTCATTATTTCAGACGTGAACAAAATAGAAGATGAAGTAATTATTACTGCAATTGCTATTGAAAAACATAATTATGATGAAAATAAATATAAAGAACTTGTAAAAAAGGAGTCTTGGGCTATGCAAAACATTGGGAAAATGAGTAGTTGTCCAAAGAGATCTTTGTAAAAATCGCAGTAAATTTCGATTTCTTGGGAACAAAATAAGAGAATATAAAGGAGGAACACATGAGAAAGAAAATTGTAACAGCAATTTTAGTTGCTGCGTTAGCAGTAGGAAGTTTGTCAGGATGTGCATTATTAGATAACGAAGTAAATGAACTAAATGGTTCAATCACAGGTAATACATATAATGCTTCGTTTTATTCTAATGAAGGTGAAAAGTTCATGGACATGAGTGGTCAGAAAATTGATCTTGCATCCAACATTGTCAAAGAACAGTCGTATAGTTCCGATGGTGGATGGGGATATACACAGACATTATCTAGTGTAGTGACAGTTACCATTGATGGTAAAGAGGTAGAGAGTTGTGGAAGTACAATGATTTTTTCCGAGAAAGGATTAAATCCAGAAGTAGATTTTAAAAGTCCAGAAGTTATCAATAGTACAACAGATGGCAGTTTGGGAGACAATGTAATAATTGCAAGTGTTGTGAATAAATATAAGAATTACTTTGGTAAATCAAGAGTAGTTGTCATTCAGTCTCAGTTAGGCGATCCGATTTGTGCTTATTCAGGTGATGAAGTGTATTGGCAGGTATGTCAAGATTTACCTAAGACTACAAAACTTATGATTGACGGTAAAGCATTATATATTCACAGAGCAAACTTTCAGATTATTGATAAAAGCTTATTAAATTAAAACGAATGGAGAAAATACATATGAGTAATTTGAAGGAAAAATTAACAAAAGGTGGAGTAACAGCAGTTATTGTCATTACAATTTTAGCTGTATGCTATGGACTTAGTTGGATTGTTACATGTGGAATAATCAAGCTTATTACAATGTGCTTTGGTTTGACATTTAAATGGTCTATTGCAACTGGTATTTGGCTGATTATCTGCATTTTAAGGTCAGTTTTCAATGTAACAGTGAAGAAATAGAGTCGAATGAAACTGACATTTCTTGGTTGTGGAGGTAAAAGAATATGAGATTTGAAAAAGAGACAGAGAATAAAATTAGAGAAGCATTTCGTCAGGAAGATTTTCAGAACTTTATGTTTGAGGCAGTTTTTGGTGAATCAAAAGACGAAGATAATGAATTATATAAAAATGTATACAAATTTGAACTTGAAGAGGTGGAAGATAGATTGGTCTATTTAGTAAAATCTCATATTCATCACAATGTTCCTATCAATAGAAATGCTATTGTAACTTTTATTATTGAAAATATAGCAGAAGATCTTGGTGGTGATGATTTGGATTGTAAAAATATTAAGTTCTTTGCTTTCTGTAACCATCTCTACTACATAATTTTTGATATTGTTACTAAGCCATATTTTATGAAAGATGTAATGGATAAGGACAAAAGACAGAATTGAAATAAAACAGAGAATATATAGTTGGAGGTGAGAAATAAATGAACTTACAGGAAAATGTAAATAAGTCACTAATGCTATCAAAGGTGGAACAGATACATGATTTTAAAGGTTGGAGTCATAAACTTCCTGCTTTTCACTTTGATAAAGAATGGGATGTAAAAATTATTCCACCATTTGCAGGTGCGATTATCAGATTTGTAATTGATTATAATGGAAAGCATGTGTCGGTATATTTTGATGCGTATTCAGAACTTGGATGGATGTATGATGAAGATGAGCAGCCAATTCCATATTTTGAATATTATGATGGTGAAGATACTCATAGATATTATCTTGATGAGTCAGAACAGATGATGACTGATATTAGAAATTTCTTAAACAATTAGTCTTAGCAATTCAGCTAACAATTTTCAAAAAATAAGAGAATAAAAGTAAGAGGTGAGAAATTATAGAATACGATTTTGAAGGAAAAGAAAATGCTATCACGGCAGAACATTTAAGAAATGGTCAAACTTGTAAAGTGGTTGGATTTGGTCAGTCAATGACACCAATACTTAAATCAGGTCAACCAGTAATTTGTAAGCCTGTGACAGAAGATACAGAGTTAAAAAAGAATGATATTGTACTCTGTAAGGTTAAAGGTAATTATTATTTACATAAAATTTCAGCAATTAAAAATGGTGTCAGTTACCAGATTTCAAATAATCATGGTCATATCAATGGCACAATTACAAGAAGCAATATCTTTGGTGTTGTTGTTGAAATCCTTTAAGACTCATTTGAGTTACAATTTCCAATAAAAATGAAAATCGAATAGAGAATAAGTAAGTGAAAGGAGTTCAGTGGAAATCACTGTTTCATTGGTTATTAGGAGGTGAGAAAGTGACAGAATTTAGATTTAATGAAGACTTTGCAAATAATTGGAAGTCAGGGCAGACAGTTACTTGTGAAGAAAAAGAGGATGGTTATTTAGTTGATAAAATTGCATTTATTAAAAAGGAAGAACTTCTGAAACATGGTGAATTTATCACAATGAATGTTCAGATATTGGGACATATGGAATCAAATGGTGTATTCATGTATGATAGAGATTTTCAACCAGGAGACACAGTACAACATTTCAAAGGTGGTTTTTATAAGATTATTGCCATTGGGATTAATACAGAAACAGAAGAAAAGATGGTTGTGTATCAGAGCTTAAAGGATCAGAGAGTATGGATTAGACCATATGATATGTTTATCAGTAAAGTGGATAGAGAGAAATATCCAAACGCTTATCAGCCATATAGACTTATCAAAGTAAAGATTACTGCTTAGTAATTAGTCTTGAACAATTCAGTTCAAAATTTCCAAAACAAATAACTGAACAGAGAATAAATAATGGGTGGTTAGCAGCATACCCTTGGTTAAGTACACCAAAAATCACTGTTTATGGATAAATTTTTATATAGATTTACTTCCATGTTCCGTCCTGAGTGGGCGTTTATATAGATTGTTTTATTAACAATATTTACATAAATTATTTAATTTTAAGGAGGACAAAATTTAATGAAGGAACTCAAAAATTTAGTAACAGTAACAGGAAAGCTTGTAAAGAACAACATCGATGAATTTACAACAAAGAAGGGTGAGGAAGCAATCGGAGGTAGTCTTGTATTAAGAACTGCTGATGATAGTGAGCATGAGATCAATTTCTTTGCTTTCAAGTACAAGAAGGATGAGAATAAGAATTTCACTTCTGAGGAGAGTTATTTCTACAAGCAGTACACAGATGCAATGAGTCTCAAGGATATTGAGCATTGTGCAGAGGGTGAGACACCAGATATTATCTCAATTACAGATGGTATGTTCACAGCAAATGACTTCAAGGGTAATGATGGTAATGTTGTTTCTACAAACAAGATTTCAGCAAGATTTATTAATCGAGTAGAACCAAAGGATTATGAGAGTACAGTTCTTGAAGCCAAGTTTGAGGTAGAAGGAATTATCGAATCTATCACAGATGAGGTTGTAAAGGAAGTTCCAACTGGAAATCTTACAATCAGAATGAACGCTATTGGACAGAGAGCAGATGGATTTGGAAAAGATGCCAAGTATGAAGCCGATTCTCTTATTCCAATCAAGATGACAGTTGACAAGTCAATGGCTGATGCATTCAGAAGTGCTGGTTACTATGATGGATGCTTCACAAAACTTGCTGGTGTAGTAATCAATTCTGTTGATATTCAGGAAGTAGTTGAGAAGGCTGCATTTGGTACTGATATTGTAAAGAAGGTAAAGACAACTATTAGAAAGAACGATGTTAAGTCTGGTGTAGCAGCTTCAACAGTATTTGAACACGAACTTACACAGGATATCATTGACACATTAAAGTCTAAGAGAAAGGCTAAGTTAGCTGAAATTAAGGCAGGGGAGTCATCTTCTCAGACAGCAGAAGGATTCCAGAAGAACACTAGCACACCAGCTCCACAGACTACATATAATCCATTTGCACAGCAGTAAGATTAAAAGCCTACTCAAGAGTAATCTTGGGTAGGTGAATCATAAGAAATACAAATAATAAAGGAGATAATTATAACATGGTTGGAAATTTATTAGATTTAACACCAAATAAGGTGTCAGTTGATTTAACTCAGTATTCTACAGTATGGATGGGAGATACAGGTGTTGGTAAAACAACAACTCTCATGAAGTTTTTAAAGGAACTTGTACCAGATAAAGATCCATTCTTCTTAGAGTTTGAAGATAGATATCAGAACATTCCTGGTATTATGGCACAGAAAGTTGATACAATGTCTGATTTTAAGTCAATCATCGGTCAGTTAAAGAATCCAGCACTCAAGAAGAAGTTCTCTTGTATTGTAATTGATACACTTGATAAATATGAAGAATTTTGCGAGAGATATGTACTTGAAAATAGAGATGCAGAAATCTTAAAGGATGTTGGTGCATTTGGTGAAGGTTCTCTTCGTTTCAAGAGTGCATTAAGAAATATTGGTGTAATTCAGAGTCTTGGATATACTGTACATTTTATTGCTCAGTCAACACATAGTAAGGATTTTGATACAAAGAAGGAAAGTGATGCATTAAAGCTTAATAAGAATACATTTTCTTATTGTAGAGAAGCGGCATACCTTGTTGGTTATATGTTCAGAGAGAAGGATGAGAGATACATCACATTTAAGAAGACAGACAAGTATCCAGATTTAAAGGATACATTTGGATTTCCAGATAAGATTAATGTTAATGATCTCAAGAAGGCTTGGACTAAGGCAGTTGAAGATTTAGGTGGAGATTTCACAACTAAGGAAAAGACAATTGATAAGACAGCACCAGTTGAAGACTTTGAAGCAATCAAGGCAAAGGGTATTGAACTTGGTGGATTACTTGCATCCAATGGTCATCTTGCGGAAGCAACAGCAGTTCTTCAGAGAAATCTTGGTCTTGATGATAATGGAAATGTTAAGATGTTTGATACTCTTAGAGATACACAGCTTGATCTTACAAAGGTTATTGTTATGGAACTTGAGGAGTTAATCGAAAAGTTTGGAATTAAGGCGTAACAGATATAAGGGAGGGATTCTTCCCTCCTGTTCTTTGTAAAGTAGGTGTATATGGCTAGATTATCAACATGTAAAGGTTGTGGTAAAAAATTACAACCAGAAGAAAAACACATACACTCTTCAAAAACATACTGTGAAGAGTGTTTTAAGAAAATTGAGAGAGATTCTACTGAATATAAGCAGTTGATTGAATTTATCTGTAATAACTACGAGTTGGAAAAACCAACAGGATTTATGCTCAAACAGATTAAGGAACTTAGAACTGAATACGGATATTCATATGCAGCTATGACTTATACACTTTGGTACTGCAAAGAAATATTAAATAAGTCCTTGATTGAAAAGTATGGAGTTGCGTTAATAAAACATTATTATGATGAAGCAAAAGACTATTATTCACAACAAGAAAGACTAAAAGAACAAATCAACAAATTGTCAGATGTGGAAGTTAAGACTAAAGTTGTAAAGCTTACTTCTATGAATTCCAATAAAAAATCAGCATCTTTGATAGATTTGGGAAATTTGTTAGAAGGTGGTGATTCAAATTAATTTTAATCAACAGGTAGATAAAAAGGCTATTTTCTTATTATTTGGGTGTTATTGTTTGAATCCAAGATATGTACTGGACGAAAAATATTCAACAAATACAAATGATTATCCTGAGAATTTTCATAAAATGATATGGGGAGCAATTGTAAACATTGCCAAAAAGGGTAATGTAGAAAAGATTACACCTATTGATATTGAAAATGAAATATCACAGTTTGATACAGCTATTTCACTTTGGAAGAATAATGATGGATGGGGATATATTGAATCAGCTATTGAAATGTCTTCTGATAAAATTATGAATGTCGGTAAATATTATGATGATGTTCGTAAGTATTCAATTGTGAGAAATGCCGTAGAATCTTTGAAAATGGATATTAGTTTTCTATATGATGAAAACGATGATGAAAAACTCGAAGCATTTAATAAATTAACAAGTATTGATGTTCTTAATGAAATAAATAACAAATTTATGGATTTCAAATCTATGTGGAAGAATATGTTTGGTGATAACTATTCATTCAAAGCAGGAGATGGAATTACAGACAGATTAAGAGAACATAAGGAACAACAGAATGTATATGGTTATCCATTTCAATCTGGATATTTAACAACTGTATACAGAGGTATGCGTCCTAAGAAATACATATTAAGAAGTTCTGTATCAGGTGGTGGAAAGTCAAGAAGTTCATTAGCTGATGGATGTAACATGGTATCCGATAGAATATACGATTGGAGTAAAAAGGAATGGATATCAACAGGTGAGAGTCAACCAGTATTGTTTATTTCTACAGAGTTGGAAAAAGACGAAATTCAAGATATTATCTTAGCTCATGTAAGTGGTATTGAACAGGATAGAATTGAAACGTGGGATGACATTACACCAGAAGAAGAAAAAATTCTTGAAGAATCAGCAAAATATATTGAAACATATGAATATTATGTTGAATATATGCCTGATTTTACAATAGACCTCATTTCTGAAACAATTGAAAAATACATCTTAAATCATGGAATAGTCGCTTGTTTCTTTGACTATATCAACGATTCCCCTTCGTTATATGAGTATTATTACAACAAAACACATACAAAACTTAGAACAGATCAGATTCTTTTCTTGTTTAGTGCAGCATTGAAGTCAGTATGTAATAAGTTTGGTATTTATTTGGGTTCAGCAACACAGTTAAATGATAACTACAAAGAAGAGAATAATAAGGATGCAGGTGCATTAAAAGGTTCTAAAGCTATCATTGAGAAAGCTGATGGCGGTATTTTAGCATTACCAGTAACTCATAAGGATTTAAAAAAGCTTAAACCTATTCTTGAAAGTGACGGAAGTTTTGGAAAGCTTGTACCTAATATGTCTTATTATATTTTCAAAAATCGTGGTGGTAAATGGAAGACAATTATTATTTGGACAAAGCTTAATATGGGAACTATGAGAGAAGTTGATTGTTTTGTAACAGATTATAACTATGAACTCATAACAGATATAGAGCAAACACTTATTGATTTCAAACTTGATGATGTAGGTGATGTTGGAATTATTGAGACAGATGTTGATGTTTCAGGATCAGATTTAGCGACAGAATTATCAAAAGTATCTAAGTAGGGAGGTATACAATGACCGCCCAAGAATTAAAGGAAAAATTAAAAGAAGATGACATTAGAAAGTTGCTCATAGAAATGGGTGCAACTTTCTATTATGAAGATGATGATATGTGGATTACGGATACTATATGTCATCATGGTACGAAACCAAAGTTATATTATTACAAAGATTCGATGTCTTTTCATTGTTATACCGAATGTGGTCAGTTGGATATCATTGGTGTAGTGATGGGATATAAGGATTATAAACAGGAAGAATTTCAAAAAGCGATTAACTGGATATGCGTAAAACTCAATTTAGATAATTGTGAATATGGATTTGGAAAGCAAGAACAAATATCAGACTGGGAATTTATTAGGAAGTATAAAAAGAGTAGTAAAAAAGAAGTTAAGGAAAAACCATTAGTTCCATATGATAAAAGTATTTTGAATATTTTTCAGAAACTTTACACAGAAGAATGGATAAAAGAAGGAATATCAATTGAAACTATGGAAAAATACAACATTCTTTATTCTACATGGCAACAAAAAATAATCATTCCTCATTTTGATGTGAATAATCAACTAATAGGTGTTCGTGGAAGATCCTTAATTGATGAAGATATTGAATTATTTGGTAAGTACACTCCATTTAAGGTTGGAAGAAGATTTTACAATCATTCTTTGGGAATGAATCTATTTGGTTTGAATCACAATATAAAAGCTATTCAGAGAAAAAGAAAAATAATGCTTGTAGAAGCTGAAAAATCAGTATTCCAAACTGACACAATGTTTGGCGAAGATAATTTTACAGTTGCTCTATGTGGAAGTAATCTGACTGATTATCAAAAAGGAATGATTTTAATGCTTGGTGTGAGAGAAGTAATTGTTGCATTAGATAAGCAATATGAAACTATTGATTCTGATGAATGTAAAAAATGGGCAAAACACATAAAGGATAAAATCATTGATAAATTGAGTCCATTTGTGGTTGTTTCAGTTTTATGGGATACAAACGATTTACTTGGGTATAAGGATAGTCCAACAGATAGAGGTAAGGAAATTTTATTACAACTAATGGATAATAAGATATATGTAGGAACTAATCAATAAGGAAGGAGTGTAAATTTGAGTTTCAAATATGACATATTAGGTAAGGTTAGATTCGGAAATGAGTTGGAAGATATTTTGAAATTGAAAGGTATCAAAGATATAAACTCCTTTCTGAATCCTACTATTAAAAATACAGAGAGTGAATTACTCTTTGATAATATAGAAAAAGCAAGAGATGTGTTTATAAATCATATAAGAAATAAAGATGTTATAGATTTACTGGTAGATTGTGATGTTGATGGATTTACATCAGCATCCAATATTTATCAGTATATAAAAAGATTAAATTCTGACATTGAAGTTAGATGTTTTATTCACAAAGGTAAAATTCATGGATTATCTGAATTTGTGGATACTATGTGTGAAGATGATTCAAAGCTTGTTATTGTTCCAGATGCAGGTTCAGGAGATTCTAAGGAGTGTAAAAAACTTATAGAAAGTGGAAAAGATGTAATTATTTTGGATCATCATAGTATTGATGCAAGTGATAATCCTGCAATAGTTGTAAATAATCAACTTTCGTATAGAATAACCGACAAAGCTATGACTGGTGTTGGCATTACATATAAGTTTACAAAATTATTGGATAAATATTATGGAGTCAATTATGCAGATGATTATTTGGATTTAGTTGCATTGGGAATGATTGGAGATAGAGCTGATACAGTTAATCTTCAGACAAGATATCTAATTCTAAAAGGATTGGAACAGATAAGGAATAAAACGAATAAAAATAAACTTATATCTGTTTTAGTAGATGCTCAGATGTATTCAATGAATAATAAAATTACAATAAATGGAATTGGATTTTATGTTTGTCCTCTTATGAACTCAATGATTCGTTTGGGAGAATATGAAGATAAGTGTTATATGTTTGAAGCATTGTGTAATTCAGATGAGATGATTGATAGAAAAGTGAGAGGAAAAGGAATGGTCAATATGACTATTCAAGAATATGTATTGAAAGCTTGTCAATCATCAAATAGAAAGCAGAAGAAGATAACAGAGGAAAGTGCTGCTGTTTTATCTGAAGAAATTAAAAAGTTCAACATGGATAAATTACCTATTCTTGTATGTAATGCAAGAGATGATGTTGATAGTAATTCAACTGGTCTTATAGCAAATAGATTAGCAGATCAATATCAAAGACCATGCTTACTTATGAGAAGAAAAGGTGATATATGCAAAGGAAGTGGACGAGGTAGTGATAAATGTGAAATCATAGACTTTAATCAATGGTGTAAAGATACTGGATTATTCAATAAGGTTGAAGGACACCCAGGAGCATTTGGATGTGAAATAGATTTTGATAATACAAATAAACTGTTTTCATTACTTTCTACGATGAGAAAGATAGATGAACCAACATATCATGTATATAACGTGTATGATTCTAATCAGATTCACGATCAGATAATAAAAAATGTTGCTAAGTATGATTATGTATGGGGCAACACAGTGAGCGAGCCTATATTTCTTATTAAAAATATCCCATGTAATAAATATAATTTATATCTCCTTGGTTCAAAGCAGAATAAGATTGAATTCACATATCATAATATAAAATTTGTCAAACAAACAAAAGGTAGTTCATTAGCTTCTTTATATAAGAAAATTATTTCTATTGGAGATAATTTTGAGTTTGACATTGTAGGAAGATTTTCAATTGATTATAAGTCTGGTAAAGCAGCTCAAGTATTAGTTGAAGATTGGATGTTTTATAAAAGCGACAAAGTACAAGGATTTTTCGGATAAGGCGGTGGTTTAAATAATAGATAAGAGTAAGATTTGGGGCTACGATTTCGAGGTGTACTCCCGAATAAATTGGTTTTGTGTAACATTTATAAATCATGAAGATAGAACAAAAGAAGTAGTAGTTGTAAATGATAAGCAGAAATTAACAGAATTTTATAATAAACACAAAGATGATATTTTTATTTCATACAACGGTAGACAATATGATACAGGAATTTTTAAAGGAATTCTTGATGGAATGAATGTCGGTTATGTGAATGATAAACTCATCAAAGAAGGAAAGAAACCTTTTCAGGTAGTTAAAAATGCTAAAAATTATCCATTAAATGATTATGATGCCATTTTGAAAGATAAGTCATTGAAGCAATTGGAAGCATTTATGGGTGATGACATTAGAGAAACAGAAGTAGACTTCAACATTGATAGACCATTGACAGATGAAGAAATACAACAGACATTATATTACAACAGACATGATGTAATTGAGGTTTTGCGTGTACTTGATTATTGTTGGGATGATTTTGAAGGTCAATTAGATATTATTGAGTTATATGGACTTGATATGTCATACTTCACAAAAACAAAAGTACAGTTAGCAGTTTCTCCCAAAATTCTAAATGCTGTAAACCAGCATACTCTCGATGATGAATTCGACATTAGACTCCCAGAAACAATTCAGTTATCAGATAAATATAAGTTCATTCCAGAATGGTATCTTAATCCTAAGAATTGGAGATACAAAGAACATTTACATTCTGAAGATGATCAACATAATAATCAGTTATGTTGTAATGTTGCAGGTATTCCTCATGTATTCGCATGGGGAGGCTGTCATGGAGCAGATGATAAACAATCTGTATTTGAAGGAATTATTCTTCATGCTGACGTTGCATCCATGTATCCGACTACTGATATTGAATATGGTTTATTGAGTAGAAAATTCAAGAATCCAGATGACTTTAAGCAGATGAGAAATTTCAGATTAAAACTTAAAGCTGAAGGAAATTCCAAGAACAAGGCATTAAAACCTATGATAAATGGTGTATATGGTGCAGGTAAAGATAGAAACAATCCATCTTACGATCCACTTATGGCTAATCTTACTTGTATATTTGGACAGATGTTTATTCTTGATTTGATTGATAAACTCGAACCTTATTGTAGATTATTACAGACAAACACAGATGGTATTTTTGTTCTTTGTGAAAATGAAGAGATGAAAAATAAGGTCATTAATATCACAAATGAAGTAGGAAAAAGACTCAAAATGGAATTTGAGATAGATGAATATACAAAGTTGATTCAGAAAGATGTTAATAATTACATTGCTGTTATGAAGAATGGAAAACTTGAGTGTAAGGGTGCAATGGTAAAGTTCAATAAGCCTATTGATAATGATTTACCTATTCTCAATGATGCGGTAAGAAATTATCTTGCGTCAGGTATTCCAGTTGAACAGACAATAAATGAATGTAATGAATATATCAAATTTCAAAAGGTCATTAAACTTTCAGCAAAGTATAAAGAGATTTGGTATGGAAATGGTGTAGCTGCAAAAGATGGAAAAATCTCATCTATAAATGGAGAATTATTAAAGGGTAAGGTACATAGAGTATTTGCTAGTACAAAAGAATCTGACGGATCTATTTATAAGTTAAAGGTTGAAAAAGGTGTTAAATCGTATGAACAGTTTGCTAATACACCAACTCATTTATTTATAGACAATGAAGATATTCACGAAAAAGAAATTCCTGAATACTTGGATAAAGAATATTACATCAATGAAGCAAAGAAAAGAATTGAGATGTTCTTGACTAAGGATGAAGAAAAAGTAGACGAAACACCAAATATTTTATTCAAATGTATGTGTGAAAGTCCTACATTTTATGATTTTTTAGAGAAGTGTTCGGAGAATAATATAACGAAGAAATTATTAGAACAGTATTTAATTGCAGATTGTTGTTCTAATTATGGAAAAACGAAGAAGTTATTGGTATTCAGAGATTATTTTCTTATGCTATATGGAAAAGATAAAATGACAGTAACTACATTAAATAAGAAGTTCTCAGATGAAAATATCAAATCTATTGTTATATCAAATTCAGAATTATCAAAGACAGGAAAATCATATAACAATCTTGATTCTAAGAAAGCTCTTTTAGAAATTTTCAATGTTATTCCAGATGAACATATTGATCCGTATGAAATTATGGAAATGCAAGTAAATAAATTTGGAACAGTGAGATATAAGGATTGTTCACTTACAAATAGATATTTTGTTCTTAATACTCGAAACATTATCGCTCCTAATTTAATTCTTTATAACATGAGTAATGGAGAAATTCAGTATAGAAAGATTAAGAAAGAAATTTTCAAAATACTTCCTTTACAGGATGGTGACATTATTGATGTTAAAAATTCTGAAAAACAATTCGGAATGAAAATCATAGGAAAAGATGATGAAGGAAAAAATATTGTGGTTGCTGATATAGATAAGGAATATGACGTAATTACACAATATGACATAGTTTATAGAAAGTACGGTAAAGGAAATTCGCTTCTAACAGATTGTGAGGTATGCTAGTGGAAGAAGAAAAGATTTTAAAATTTGAATGTACTTTGGATAGGATTTTCTATCCAAAGTATTGTAAAAAAGTTGAGTCTGGTGAGTTCGCTATATTCAGTGCTGTTATATTGAAATGGCTTGAGAATAAAGTGGATGAGCTTTATACAATCAAAATGAAAGGCAATTGTTGTAGCCTTGAATATGGAACTACATATAAGGTTTTCTGTAAATTAGCAGAAACACACGAACAATATGGAGATACATATGAAATTGTGTATATCAGCAAATGTATTGATATTTCAAGCAAGGACAAACAGAAAGAATTTTTGAAAAATGTTTTGAATGAAAATCTTGTTGATAAATTATTTGATGAGTATGATGATGTGATTCAGCTTTTGGAAAATAGAGATGTGAAATCTCTTATGAAGATAAAAGGTATCGGAAATCAAGTGGCTTTAAAAATGATTGACGAATATGAAGAATCTAAAGATTATAGCTCTATTTATATGGAACTCGGTCAGTTGGGATTAACACATACTTTCATTAAAAAACTTGTAGATTTTTATCATTCACCAGACACAGTAATTGATATAGTTAGAAATAACCCATATGATCTCGTGCGTGTAGAGGGTGTTGGATTCAAGAAAGCAGATGAAGTTGCTTGTAAAGTAGGAATTGGTCAGTATGACATTAGACGAATCAAAGGATTTTTATTACATCACTTAAATGACCAAGGAGAAGCAGGCAAGAGTTATCTTAATTATCAGGAACTTATGAAAGCATTGTATGATACTTTGGGATTTGTACCAGAAGAGGTTGTAAATGCTACTGCAAAACAGATGATTGACAATGAAGATGTAGTTGTACTTGATAATGGATCGAAAATTGCGCTTAAAAAGTTTTACAATTTGGAGAATAACATAATGAAAGAACTTATGAGACTTCAGATTGGACTTGTGAAAGTAGTAGAAAATGACTCAGATGAAGTAAGTATTCACGATGATTATATTCCAAAGTCATTTAATATTGGTAATTGGGAATCAATTGTTAAAAAAGTAGAAGAAAAGCAGGGCTTTGATTTTACAGAAGAACAGAGAGCTGCTATCAAATTGAGTCTTGATAATCATGTTATGGCTTTGACTGGTCTGGCTGGTGCAGGAAAAACCAGCACAGCCAATGGTATTTGTTCATTATATGACGATTACAATATTTTAGCTTGTGCGTTATCTGGTAAAGCAAGTGTAAGAATCACAGAAGCGACTAGATTACCTGCAAGTACAATTCATAGAGCTTTAGGATATCAAAATGGCGAGTTTATGTTCAACAAAGAGAATAAATTAGCAGTAGATATTGTTCTAATTGATGAAGCAACTATGATAAACGGTACATTGTTTTTATCTTTACTAGAAGCAATTCCAACAGGTGCAAAAGTGATTATTATGGGAGATGTTCAACAGCTTACTCCAATCGGTAATTGCCAGGTATTCGCTGATATTCTCGATAGTAATGTACTCCCAGTTGTAAAACTTACAAAGCCACATAGACAGGCACTTATGAGTGGTATCATTCCAACATCAATTAAAGTAGCAAATCAGGAACAGATTTTTGATAATAAATTTGAAGGAAACGCTATTCTTGGTGAATTAAAAGATATGGAATTAGATATATCAAATTCAAAAGAGTCTATGGCAGATTGTATTATTCGACATTTCCAAACAGAGATGGAAAAATTCAACGACATTATGGAAGTTCAAGTATGTGTTCCTATGAGGTTAAAAGGGGAATTGTCTTGTTATAATCTTAACACTAAAATCCAAAGTCTTTACAATCCAAAATTCAATGATGGTAATGAGATTGAAATTTTCTTAGAAAAAAAGAACGATGAAGCTAAGAAATACATGATTAGAGTTGGAGATAAGGTATTGAACACGAAAAATAATTACAAGTGTACTAATACTGATGGAGATGTTACACCTGTTTTCAATGGAAATATAGGAATTGTAAAAGAAATTGAGGACAATGGATATTGCACAATTGATTTTGTTGGAATTGGTGAAGTGTTATTCAGTAAGGGTGATTCTAAGAATCTTGAACTTGCTTATGCTTGTACAGTTCATAAGATGCAAGGATCTGGTTTTACATCAACGATTGTTGGTATGGACACAGGAAGTTACATAATGAATAACTCAGAATTACTTTATACAGCTATTACAAGAGCAAAGAAGTATTGTGTATTAGTTGGTAATAATTATGCTATTACAAAGGCTATTCAGACGAAAGAAGTAAAAACAAAGCAGACATTTTTAAAAGATATGTTACTTGAAAACGCTTACAGATTAAAAGAAAACGAAAATGGAGAATAATTGTATGAGTAGTATTTATGAACTTACAGGAGAATTCCTTCAGCTTTTAGATATGTTGGAGGACGAGGAAGTAGATGAACAGGTAATTATGGACACATTAGAGTCAGTTGAATATGAGATCGAAGATAAAGCTGATGGATATGCAAAAATCATTAAAGCACTCGAAGCAGATGTTGATGGTATTCAGAAAGAGAACGATAGATTATCTGCTCGTAGAAAGACATATGAGAATAGAATCAAGTGGTTAAAGCAGAATCTTGAAATGTGCATGAGAGCAACAGGAAAGAAGAAATTTACAACTGATTTATTCTCATTCAATATTCAGAAGAATGGTGGAAAGAGAAAACTCACTATTGATGTTGATGTAGAAAATATTCCAGAAGAATATCGAATCAAGCAGCCTGACGCAGTAAATGGTGATAAGTTAAGAGAATATTTAAAAGAGAATGGTCTTGAAGGTCAGGATGGTTCACTTAATTGTGAATGGTGTCATTTAGAGCCACAGGGAGAGAGTTTGAGGATAAGATAAGATTTTGAAGTCTCGGAAGCCTTGATTTATAAGGGTTTCCGAGGTTGAAAAATCCTTTGAAACCGTTCTTTCTTTTGATTCGTAAAAATGACAAAATAATCATAATGTTAAGAGGTTGAAGTTGATGGACAATAGAGCGATTACTAAATATAAACTTCTGATTAAAGTTTGTGATCAAAAAGAATGTGCCAAGTACAATCCATTCGGATTATGTTATGTAGATGACTGTATGAGTTGTCCAAATTCAAGAGTAAAAATTACTCGTGAAGATGGAGTTGTTATGCGTGATGATTTTAAAAACAATAAAAATACTGCCAAAGAAGATAAAATATGGTCTTATAGAAGAATGCTCGAAAGAGATGGTGTTGGACTTTTTGAAGAAATGTATGATGATATTAAATTTTCAAAATTACAAAAATGGTATTTAAAGAAACTATTAAATAAGACAAAGAAAGAAATTAAGTGAAAAAATAATAACAACTTAGATGAAGCTTCTGCTTCATATTAAAAAAGAGAATAAATAAATGTGGTGGTGGAATATGTAGACACGAAATATCCGTTATGTAGCGAGAAATGTACTTAAGTGTACGACTGAACAATGCGCTTGGCTGTTAACCAAGAGTACGGAAGTTCTTTTCCCATGGCGGTCACGTTAATAATACCTCTGTTTGTACAGTAATGTATATGTAGGGTGAAAATCCCTACCCACATATTATTAAATATAACGACAGTTTCTTTGGAAGAAAGGAAGGAAATTATGAACACAATTGTTGTAAATTTGTTTGGCGAACCATCGGTAGGTAAAAGCACCTGTGCTATGGATATTGCAGCAAGATTAAAAAGAAACGGAATTAATGCTGAATATGTTTCAGAATTTGCCAAAGATAAAGTCTATGAAAATAATGATGAGGTATTTAAACACCAAGAATATCTTTTTGGTAAACAGTCATTCAAGATGGGAAGAGTCAAAGGAAAAGTACAAGTAATAGTAGTTGATTCCCCATTAATCTTAGGTGCTATATATAACAGAGATGAAGTATTAGGAGAAGATTTTAACAAGACTGTGTTAAATGTATTCAATTCATATAATAATAGAAATTATTTACTCACAAGACACCATTCTTATGAAAACGAAGGAAGATTCCAGAATGAAGACGAAGCAAAAGAAGTGAGAAAAGAAATTATTGATAAGTTAAATCAGTACAATATTAAATATGAAGAGATTGCTTCTACAGAATCAAATTGTGAATACATAGTGGAAGAAGTTATGGAGGAAATTAGAAATGAACAGTAAAGGACATTTATTTATTAGTTTAGGAAAATCAGCAATCAGAGTAATTGGTGGAATTGTAACATTAGTGAACGGTTCGATTATTCCATTAGCAGTAGGAATTATTGTTGCTGAAGTTGGTGGAGTGTTAGAAGAATTGGTTGATGAGAGATAGGTTAAAAAGCGATAGTTTCTTGTGAAAATTAAGGAGGCAAAAATGAACAGAATAACTATTAATGGTAAAACAATCACATGTTCAGGAGCTAATGTTGTCATCAACAATGGAAAGGTTATTGTAGATGGTAAAACAATTCAAGAGTGTAATAGTGGTGATATTAAAGTCGTCATCGAAGGAGATGTCAACAAAATTGATTGTGGTGGATCAGTAGAAGTTCATGGCAATTCAGGAAGTATTGATTGCGGTGGTAGTTGTGAAGTCAGTGGAGATGTCAAAGGAGATATAGATGCAGGTGGCTCTGTAACTTGTGGTAACGTATTAGGTGATATAGATGCTGGTGGAAGTGTGAGATGTAGAAGATAAGGAGAATAACATAATGTATAACAAATTAACAGACAAACAGTATAACATTGCCATTGGTATTATCTTACTTTGGGGATTTTTAGTGAATACAATAATGTGTGTATTTTTTCAAGACACATTTTGCAACTTAAATCCAACAATGGTATTAATTGGCTACTTTGTAGTTGCATTAGCAGGTATTGGTATGAGTGAGTTTTCAGACAACCCAATTGTGAGTTTTATAGGATATAACTTAGTTGTATTGCCAGTTGGTGTAGTTTTAAGTATTTGCTTAAAGGATTATTATATGTCATCCATTGTACAAGCTTTTATTTTGACTACTTTGATTACCATTGTGCTTATCATTGTATCAAGTATTAAACCAGAAATATTTCTATCAATGGGAAAAACATTATTTATTTGTTTATCAGCAGTTATAGTAATTGAATTTATTATGATTTTATTTGGTAATGTACCTAAATGGTGGGATTGGATTGTCGCATTGTTATTCTGCGGATATATTGGATATGATTGGGCAGAAGCACAAAATAATGCAAAAACTTTAGATAATGCTATAGATAGTGCAGTTGCTTTATATCTTGATATCATCAATTTGTTTTTAAGACTGTTAGGAAGCAGTAAAGATGATGATTAAAAGTAGCAGGAAACCATTATTTCATATGGAGAATCGAGGTAAGATATGAATATTATATTTTTGGATATTGATGGAGTATTGAACTCATCACCATACTTCAAATCAATGAAAGATACAGATGAAACTTATAATGAGATAAGTGATTTTCATCTGAAAAAATTAGCAGAAATATATCATACGTGCAATGCGGAGATTGTCTTATCATCTACATGGAGAAATTTAGATAATCCATCGAATAAAGTTTGCTATCAGATGTATGAATATTTGCTTAAATCATTAGCCAAATATGATATGAAAATTATGTCTAAAACTCCAACGATTCATATGAACCGTCCTTTAGAAATAATAACATGGGTAAACAATCAAATTGATAAAGAAGATATTAAGTTTGTAAGTTTGGACGATGATTTTTCAGTAGAGGATTACGCTCAATATGGAATTGAAGATAGGTTGATTCACACAAAATTCTTCTGTAATGATATTTCTGAAGGTGGCTTACAGCAAGAACATGTAGATAGAGCAATAAAAATTTTAATGAATTAACAGAAAACTAAACTTTCATTAAAATTAAGAAATAGGAGGATTAAGATTTGAAATTTGAGAATACAGAAGTATGGGGATTTGAACATAGTCTCCGTGGGATGAGAAATCCGAAGAATAGCTGGCATAAGAGTGATAGTTTTAATTGTCTAAAAACACCATCTGGCAAACACTGTTCAGAATTTTGTAAAAATTTTGATACAGATAAATGTTATATGTATGGAGATGATGGCGGTGAACCTTTTATTATAGGTGATAATGACATGAAACTTGCACAGACTCTCATTAAAACTGGTTCAGAACATTGCAAATTTATGAGAATGATTCATGTTGCTGTAGATGTAGATATGCCTAGATACTGGTGGTCTGAAGGTGATACTTATCATTTTAATACAAAAAATAGTTGTTCAACCATGCACAAATTACTTAATAATGATAATCCAATTACTTTGGATATGTTTGTTTTCTGTGAGGAAGATATTGATTGGTGGACTTATACAGTAAACAAACTTGAATCTCTTCGTTTGGAATATAAGGAAATACAGAAAACAACAAAAGATAATGAAAAAATGAACCGTCTTCTTGTTAGGGCAAAACGTATGTTACCTGAAGGATTTGAACAAATGAGAACATGGGATACAAATTATGCAGAACTTCGTAATATGTATTTTCAGCGTAGACATCATAGACTCAAAGAAGAGTGGGTAGACACATTTTGTAAATGGGTAGAGTTACTTCCATATGCGAAAGAATTAATTATGTATGAGGGTTGAAATTATGGCATCTTTTTACATTATTTCAGGCGAAGAATATGAAGAATACAAAGAGTTAAAAAGAAAAAATAAACCAATGAGAAAATTGCTTGGATATGATAAATGTTATTGTCCTATATGCAATTATGTGGTTGATAATGCTGTTCCAAGACAGAGTTATTGTGATAAATGTGGACAAAGATTATATAAAAGATGGTATAAAAAGAAATAAAAGAGGTGGTTAACATTAGGAATCCGAATAGACTGTATAATTTTTATAACGAAGTAACTAGATTACACATGACTTATATGCCAGATTGGAGAGCGGGACAATTCTGGTTAAACTTTTTAGAGTGGTTACAGAATAAAAGGAAGGTTGATGGCTTCTTTTTAGAAGAGGATAAAATGCTTACATATTTGAAAGAATTTTGCGGAGAGGAGAAATAATGCAGTACATATTATCAGAAGAAGAAATGAAGCAAGGTCATAAGTTGCGACTCGCATGGGAAATTACAAGTACGGATTGGGAGGAGTTATTTCAACAAGTTCAGGAATTAATTCCCCAAGGATATTATACTTGTATTGTTGATAATCTTGAAGATGAGACATATACATTGTTAATTTTTGAATTAAGCGAATAATGGAGGATAAATGGATAAGAATAAAATCACACAAAGAATTGAAGAACTTAATAGAGCTTCCGCAGCTTACTATAATACTGGACAGTCTATTATGAGTGATGCTGAGTTTGATAATAAACTTGAAGAATTAAGACATTGGGAAGAAGAGTTTGGCATTGTATTAGCAAATAGTCCAACACATAACGTTGGTGCTATTGTATTGGATAATATTGATAAAGTTATTCATGAGTCACCAATGTTATCACTTTCAAAATGTCATAGCGCAGAAGAGGTTGAGCAGTTTGCAAAAGGACATACATTAGTTGGTTCTGTAAAGCTCGATGGTTTGACCTGTCGTTTAATTTATAAAGATGGTGAGCTGATAAAGGCTGAATCACGAGGCAATGGCACAATAGGAAATATTATAACGGATCATGTAAAGCAGTTCCTCAATATTCCGTTACATATTAATAAGGAAGGAACTTATGTTGTTGATGGTGAAGCACTTATTAAAATAGATGATTTTGAGGAACTAAATAAGAATGGCGAATATAAAACTCCACGTAATCTTGCGTCAGGTACGCTTGGTGGTCTTGATACATCTGTTGTAAAAAATCGCAAGCTGAGATGGTATGCTTGGGAAGTTGTTAAAGGTTCTAAATATCCAGAATCATTTGCAAGTTCTCTTATGGAAACCAATGATTTAGGATTTGAAACTGTTCCATTTGCCAATTTAAAATGGGCTGAGTTAAATATTCAAGAAGCAATTGACTTTTTCTTAGATGAGGCAAAAAAAGAGAATCTTCCTCAAGATGGTGTTGTATTTAAGTTTGAAGATGTTGAGTATGGTAAATCACTTGGTAGAACAACAGATTACTTCAATAATGGTATAGCTTATAAAGTATATAATAAATCAGTAGAAACAGAACTCATTGACATAGAGTACACGATGGGTAAAACTGGTATATTAACACCAACAGCAGTGTTCAAGCCAATTGAGATTGAGGGTACAATTGTTGAAAGAGCTTCACTCCATAATATATCTGTTATGAAAGAAACTATGGAAAGAAGTTGGAAAGGTCAGCATATTGGCGTATTTAAGGCGAATCTCATAATACCTCAGATAAGATGGGCAGAGGAAGATAACGAGTATAAAAAGACTTATATCCATATTCCAGATAAATGTCCTATATGTGGTCAGTCTACTAAGATAGTAAAAGATAATAACTCAGAAGTACTTATATGTACCAATGATAATTGTAAGGGCAAACTTCTTGGCAAACTTACACATGCGGTGTCAAGAGATATGCTTAACATTGATGGATTATCTAAAGCAACCATTGAAAAATTCATCAATCTTGGTTGGTTGAATTCCATTAAAGATATTTATTACTTGTCAGCCCACGAAAATGAGATGAAATCTATGGACGGATTTGGTAAGAAATCTGTTAAAAAACTTCTTAATTCCATTGAGAAATCTCGTAAGACAAGTCTTGAGCGTTTTCTTTATAGTCTATCAATTCCGTTGCTCGGTAAATCAACAAGTATGATGATTACAGAAACAGTTGATTATGATTTTGACACGTTTATTGATGAAATGACGATTAAAGGTGCAGAATACTTTAGATATTTGCCTGGTGTTGGAGATACATTAATAAGTTCTCTAAATACTTATTGGAAGAACCATTGCTCAGATATACTTCAATTAGCGAATGAGTTTACATTTGAAAAATCTAATATAGTTTTAGATGAAATCCCCAAAATATTACAAGGAAAAACATTTGTCGTAACTGGTTCAGTTCATCATTATAAGAATCGTGATGAATTAAAAGCCGACATAGTTGCATATGGCGGTACAGTCGTAGGATCTGTAAGTTCTAAAACATCTTATCTTATTAATAACGACATCAATTCAACAAGCTCTAAGAATCAGAAAGCAAAATCGCTTAATATTCCAATTATTTCAGAAGAAGAATTTTTACAAATGATTAAGTAATTCAGTGAATTTAATGAGAGTGAGGAGGTGAATGTGAAAATTTGTACTATAAAGCGAAACAACTAAAAGAGATTTTCTCTAAGATTCCTGACAACACATATGTTACGGTTGGAACAAAAGAGAATAATGAAGTAGAAGAAATCAAAAAAGAATACGGCATTGTTGAAGCAAAATTAAAGCCTATTGGATTTGATAATTCTAATGAAAAATATTTGAAATTGTATACGAAAAAATATGAAGAAAGTGGGTGCATGAGATTCATACGTTGAAAAGAAGTATTACAAAAACAGTATTTTTAAGTGCTGTTATTTGTGTCGCCCCATTGTGGGCAGCAAATAATAAACAATTAACTGTAGCTGCAACAGTACAAGAAGAAAAAGCAGAAATATATTCTCATATTTATAAAAAATATAGAACATATTACGAACAACAAAAAATGATAGCAGTTGAAGAAATTGTAGAGAATATTGAATTAGAAGATGAGCTAGAGGAAATTGAAGAAAATCTTACTTTTACAGATTGTGATGTACCATCTGGCAAGCTGTTTAAGAGCTATATGGATGCTCGACATATCACCAATAAAAACTCACAACAATACAGGTTAAAAAGTGAATATGTATTAGATGAAACAGGCATCTATAAGGTCAATAATAGATTCTGTTGCGCAATAGGTTCATACTATACAACCCAAATTGGAACATATTTCGATATCGTGATGAAAAGCGGTGAAGTAATTCCTTGTATTCTCGCAGATTGCAAGGCAGATGAACATACAGATAGTTTAGGACAGTATACAGTTAGCAATGGTTCTATAGTTGAATTTATAGTACACACACCAACATTAATCCCTAATATTTCTAATCGATGGGGTAATACAGGCGATGTGTCTACTTTAGGTGGTATTTTTGACGGCGAAATATCTTATATAAGAATTTATGAATAAAGAGAGGAAAGAAATGGAAGAAACATTAGCAACTATTCGTTTAGATACAATTAGAAAGGTGCATGATTTTGTTGAGATTGTAACAAAATTTGATGAAGAAATTACAATTAAAAGTCATAGATATGAGATTGACGCAAAGTCAATTATGGCTATTTTTAGCTTAAATTTACTCGAACCAATTACATGTTGTCTGTACTCAAACGACAAAACTGTTCAAACAAAATTTCTAAATCAAATTAAAGATTACGTGAAAGGAGAATAAATTAATGAGTATTTGCTTGGTTGGCAAGTCTTGCAGTGGTAAAGACACAATTGCAAGAGAATTAGTAAAATTGGGATATGAAAGAATTTTAACTTATACCACGCGTCCAGCAAGATCTAATGAACTTGATGGCGTAGATTATCATTTCGTAACCGAAAATGAGTTTAAAGATATGATTAAAAACAAGGAATTTTTGGAGTGGAGAAGTTATCAGACCGATGAAGGTACTTGGTACTACGGTAGTCGATTGGCAGATTTCTATGATTATAATAGAAAAAAAGTTGTAATTCTAACACCTGACGGATTAGAACACTTAAATGATCTGTTTGACTCATACATTTCTATTTACTTAACTGCCAAAAATTCAATTTTAAAAAAGCGAATGAAAAAGAGACCAAACAAGAAAGAATCTAAACGTAGATATAAGGCAGATAAAGTTATGTTTGATGGAAAGGAAGATAACTTTGATTATCTTGTTAAAAATTACGACAGACCAGTCGAAGAAGTTGCTTCTGTGTGTAAATTTTTCGATGAAACGGCATAAAGTGTGATAAAAATGAGAGAAAATAAGAAAAGAATGTATTGTGCCAATCGCAATTGTTCATCTTTAGATTGTGTTCGACATGATAAAAATATTCCGTTCAATATTCTTATACTAAGAGAGAATTATAAAGTGGACAGTAACGGTAATTGTAAAAACAAAATATTGAATTGGGAGGATGATAAATGAGAGATTTTCAGATTTATTTAGCAGGTAAAACTGGCGGATTAACTCAAGTAGAAGCCAATGGTTGGAGAAACAATATAAAAAATATACTCGAAAATTATGAATCAAAAAGATTCAATAATATTAGAGTAATCAATCCAAATGATTTTTTTAACTACTATAAAACTCTACATAAAACGCATAAGCAAATTAAGAGATTCTTTATGAGTCAAATTGATAAAAGCGATTTGGTAATTGTTAATTTAAATAATTCCAACAGCTCTGTAGGAACAGGACAAGAACTAGAACATGCTCGCATGAAAGGAATTCCTATTATTGGATACGGAACAGAGAATATATATCCATGGGAATCTGAAGAAGATTGTGATGTTGTTTTTAACACAGAAGAAGAGTGTGTTGAATATGTTTTGGATTATTATTTACGTTAAATTAAGGAGGAATTGTCATGAACAATGATATGAATTATGATGAAATTACTATCGAGGATTGTTTAGAACAGTATGAGTACAAAAATGAAACTGTTTTACTCAATGAAGGTAAAGTTACCGGATTTGTAAAAAACGAAGAAAAGAATTGGTAAATTTAAAAGGGTGTCCTCGCAGACCGCATGAATACTGGGTTTGCGAGGCTAAAAAGCACAAGAAAGGTTGATTTCTTATGAAATCGAGAAAGGAGAATCATATATGTGTTTAACAGTAAAAGAAGTAAAAGAAATTTTGGATGGAATGCGTGATGATGCCATTGGTTTTAGCAGATAAAGAGCTTGAGGGCGATGCCGCACATGAACTAACTGCTTATGAATATCCATCTGGCGATAAAAAGGATTGGAATTTTGTAATTTTAACTTGGGAGAAATAGAAAGGAGATAAAATGAAATTCAATTTTATAGATTGTATAGAATTTGAGATTGATTGGAAAGCTGTAGCAGCGATTGCAGCATGTGTACTTGGTTATGTAATCACAACAGTAATTTAGAAAGGAGATATACATATTGACAAAGGTAATTAAAAGAGATGGTCGAAAAGTTGATTTTGACCGTAACAAAATTATAAAAGCGGTTCTTGCTGCTTTCGATGAGGTAGATGGTGAAATTACACCAGAAGCAAAAAGAAAGGCTACAGTAATTACAAATCACATAGAAGCATTAAATAAAAGATCTATGAATGTTGAAGATATTCAGGACATTATTGAAACGATGCTTATGGATGGCAAGCGCAAAGATGTTGCTAGAGCATTTGTGATTTACAGAAATGACAGAACGAGAGTGCGTGAGCAGAATACTAATCTTATGAAGTCTATCAAAGAAAAACTTACAGCATCAAACGTTCAAAATCAAAATGCCAATATTGATGAGAAATCATTCGGAGGTAGGGTTGGCGAAACAAGTGATACCGTATTAAAACAGTATGCATTAGATAATTGTATGTCAGAAATGTCAAGAAATAATCATTTAAATAATGAGATTTATATTCATGACCTTAATTCATATGCTGTTGGTATGCATAACTGCCTCTCAATTCCATTTGATAAATTACTTGCTAATGGATTTAATACAAGGCAAACAGATGTAAGACCTGCTCAATCAGTAAATACCGCATTTCAACTTGTAGCCGTTATTTTTCAGTTACAGTCTTTACAACAGTTTGGGGGAGTTTCGGCAACTCATCTTGATTGGACAATGATACCGTATATAAAAAAATCCTTTCTAAAGCATTATATTGTTGCTTATTTAAAACAGACAGAAGAATTTGCAAACTTAAATTTATTAGAACTTTTATTCCAGACATACGAAGAAAATGGAATCATTAGAAATAAGTTTGATGATTGGGTTGATGAACATAAACAGATGTTTTTTGACAATACTGGATTAAATGAAGAAGATTTTTATATAGGTAACAACAAATTAAATAAAATTCTATATCAAAGTGCATTATATGACACTATAAATGAAACATATCAAGCAGTAGAAGGTCTTTATCATAATCTCAATACGCTTCAAAGCCGTTCAGGTAATCAGCTCCCATTTACTTCAATCAATTATGGAACATGTACAGAACCAGAAGGTCGCATGGTAACTAAAGCATTACTTGATGTTTCGATTAAAGGTATTGGTAAGCTGCATAAGACATCTATTTTTCCATGTGGAATTTTTCAGTGTATGAAAGGTGTAAATAGAAAACCAGGAGATCCAAACTATGATTTATTTAGATTAGCATTACGTTCAACTGCTCAGAGATTATATCCAAACTATGCTAATGTGGATTGGTCTGGTAATGAGGGATATGATAAAAACGATCCGAAGACATATTTCAGCACAATGGGCTGCCGCACCGCTAATACATGGGACATTAATGGATTTGGTCAGTTGAAAGATGGAAGAGGTAATATCTGTCCTGTGACAATTATTATGCCTACTTTAGCAATGAAAGCAAAAGATATTGTTGAAGAGATAAATAAAGATGGAGAAGTCGAAAACATTGTTAATGTATTTATGGATATTCTCGACACAAAAATCCATGAAGCAAAAGATATGTTGCTTGAAAGATTTGAATGGATTTGTTCACAGTCACCAGATTCAGCAAAATTTATGTACGAGAATGGTGTAATGGAAGGTTATATTCCAGAAGAAGGAATCGTATCTGCATTAAAACATGGGACTTTGGGTGTCGGACAGATTGGATTAGCAGAAACACTTCAGATTCTTATTGGATGTGACCATACAACAGATAGAGGTATGGAACTTGCTAAAAAAATTGAAAAGTTATTTTACGATAGATGTGTTGAGTTCAAAAAGGAATATAAGCTTAATTTTGGAACATATTTTAGTCCTGCCGAAAATTTATGTTACACCTCAATGCAAAAGTTCAAGGATAAATATGGTGTAATTCCTAATGTTTCCGATAAAGATTTCTTTACTAACAGTGTCCATGTTCCTGTGTGGGTTGAAATTACACCAATGCAAAAAATTGATATTGAATCTCAACTTACAGGATATAGTCGTGCAGGATGTATTACTTATACGGAACTTAATGGTAGCGTAAAAAATAATATTGATGCACTTGAAACAATCGTAAATTATGCAATGGATAAAGACGTACCTTATTTTGCAATAAATGTTCCAAATGATATGTGTACCAATTGTGGTTACACGGATGATATTGCTGATGAATGTCCTATGTGTGGATGTAAAGAGATTAGACGACTTCGTAGAGTAACTGGTTATCTTACAGGTGATTACAAGAGTGCATTCAATAAAGGTAAACAGCAAGAGGTAGAGATGAGAGTTTCGCACAAAACTTTTAAATAATAAGAGAATAAATAAGTAGAGAGGATATAAAAATTCCTCTACTACTTATTTTAAGGAGTGATATTTATAGGAAGAATTTTAACAGAAGAAACAAAGAAAAAACGAAGAATTGTATTTTATAATAAAGCAATAGATAAAACTAAGTCAGAAATAGGAAAGAAGTACAATCGACTGACAATAACAGATATTGACTATGAAAAATCATATGATAGTTACTTTAATAAGAAATATCATAGAATATATGTTAGAACTAAATGTGACTGTGGTGAAACACCACCACCAAATCAATTAGCTGCTATTCAGTGTGGACATATTAAATCATGTGGATGTTCCAAGTTCAACAATCCCTTAAGAGTTGAAGACTTAACTGGGCAAAAATTCGGAAGACTGACTGTAATTGGAAGAGATTTACAACGTGATGAAGAAGAGTATAAAAATGGAACTAGGGCAAATGCACATTGGCTATGTAAATGTGATTGTGGCAACCCACAAATTAAAAGTGTTACAGGATATCAGTTAAAAACTGGACATACACAATCTTGTGGATGTTATGCTTCTGAACAAATCGCAAAAAGGAACAAGGAATATTCTACTAAAACAAATAAATTTATTGATAATGGCGATAATACATACTATTTATTAGACGATAATAATAACAAGTGTCTTATTGACAAAAATGATTACGACATTGTTAAAAGATGGTATTGGCGTAAAATTGATAAACGTGGCAATATCGACAAAGGCTATTGGGTGACAAATGTAAAAATAGATGATAAATACAATAAATCTGTTTTAATGATTCATCAAGTAATTGCAGAAATAAAATATGGTGAATATGAATCGTCAAATTCAATTCCAGATCACTTATCTCGTGATACTGACGACAATCGAAAATGTAATATCATTCTAAAATCTAATCAAAGAAATTCCCACAATAGAGGTTTAAGCAAAGTAAATACTTCTGGTAAAACAGGTGTAAGTTACAACAAAGAAAAGAATATGTGGACAGCATATATAACTGTTAATTATAAAACCAAATACTTAGGTGATTATACAGATTTTAATAATGCTGTAAATGCTAGAAAAGAAGCTGAAAAGAAGTATGGGTTTACGTGTGATGACATTGTAGCAGACTATGACAAGGAGGTAATTTAAAATGAATTATCTCAAAATAGAGCATGAAGATGTATGTAATGGAATTGGGCTAAGGGTTGTTTTATGGCTCTCAGGCTGTTCTCACCATTGTTATAATTGTCAAAATCCTCAAACGTGGAATCCTGATAGCGGTATTCAATTTGATGAATCGGCAAAGCAAGAAATATTCACAGAACTGTCTAAAGATTATATATCTGGCATTACTTTCAGTGGTGGTGATCCACTATATGAGTATAACCTTGATGAAGTCCTCAAATTAGTCCAAGAAATCCGTATTTCTTTTCCTGAGAAAACCATTTGGTTATATACTGGCTTTTGTTGGAATGACATTATGTGTTCTTTTGCAGGATTACAAGCTGATTATGTTGTTTTAGATAAAAAAGACATTGAAGCGTGGGAAAAGAGAAGAGAGATAATTTCTAATGTAGATGTTCTCGTTGATGGAGAATATATAGATGAACAACGGGATATTACATTAAAGTGGCGAGGCAGTTCAAATCAACGTGTGATTTCAGTTGTCGATTCTCTGGCTCAAGGAAAAATTGTTTTGTATTGTGATTAAGGGAGAATGAACAATGGTAAATTTTATTATTGGTATATTAACTGGTACTTTTATTGGATTTCTAATTTCATCATTGCTGATAGCAACAAAAAGGAGTTCTCGTGATGACTAAAGAAGATATTAAAAAAGGAACTGTCGTATATTTTGCTCGTATATTACCAAGAGTGGGGATATACGATTTGTGTGAATTAAAAATTAGAACGGTAGAAAATACTTATTTTTGTGGTTCTGATAAGCATGATAAACATGCATATTTGTTCGGTTATAACAGTTTAAATAATACAATTTTTACAGACAGAAAAGAATGTCTTGAAACTATTCGTATTGCTGAAGAAAAAGCACCTAAAATAAGTAGCGAAACCGAATACGAAGAATATTGAATTAGAAGGTGGTGATAACACGAGCTATTTGATTGATAAATTTAAAGGTATATATAGATTGAAATGCGATTATGATTTGAGAACAAATGATTATAATCGTAAATTAAACGGTACGCTCGAAGATATGGATATATATGTTACATGTCAATACGGTAATAAAGTATTCCACTATGGTAGAGATGTTCTACAAGCATATATACCATCATTACAGCGTGGGCATAACATTATTAAAACAATTCAACAGATTGAGCCTAATATTATATTTAATATAGAAGAAACTGATTCAGAAGTCTTATTTCGTTTCAAATATGTCAATTTCAACAAGATTATTCCATTATTAAAACCTAAAACAAATGGTGCAAATATTAGTCCGTTCAGTTCAAAGAATTTGCCTAAAAATAAAGACTTTAAAATTCCCGAAGAAGAATTAGTGACATATAAACAAATCGTTCAAAGAGTACCTAAAGAACGCATTTTAACTCTAACACATAGCACAAATGATTTTATTAAGTCATTAGCAACAAAAAAGAATCCAATAGAGAATATTAAAGCAGATATGAAATTAAAAGGACTAAAAGGTAAGGAGTATATTTACTCGATTGGCAAATGGAATGAATACTTGAACTTTTTATATAAAATGATTTCCCAAATGTAGATAAATTTAGAGTAAAAGGTGGGTAAATATTATGAAACTTGTAAAGAATATTACAGCCAAAAAATTAAAAGATTGTGGTTTTCACTATGTTGAGCATGGAAATTACAGATATTATTCTTCTATGTATAAGTCAAACAACAAAACAGTAATCTATGCTTATTTTTATGTAAATATAGATGAAAACTATTTTTCATACGAGATCCAATCTAATGGAACAACTTATTATCCATATTATCATAAGGATAATAAAAGTATTGTAAATGAAATCATTTCTATGAATATTAGCAAAGAAATTAGAAATTTAGTCAAGAAAGGAATTTTAGAAGATGAAAATGATTAATATTAAGAAAACAAATGAGAATGCAAAAACCCCTACATATGGCAGTGAATTTGCAGCAGGAGCAGATTTATATGCAGTTGTACATAATGAAGAGAAGAAGATAGAAATTCTTCCTGGTGAAACAGCTTTTGTTGACACAGGGATTGTAATGGAAATACCTAATGGATATGTCGGTCTTGTTTATGCTAGAAGTGGTTTATCTTGTAAGCAGGGTTTAGCTCCCGCTAATAAGGTCGGGGTGATCGATTCAGATTATCGAGGAAATATCATGGTTGCACTATATAATCAGAGCAGTGAGACAAGGATCGTGTCTGAAGGTGATAGAATTGCACAGATTATTATTCAGCCAGTAGAACAGTTCGGGTTTAACGAAAAAGAAAATCTTAGTGGTACTAAAAGAGGTGAAGGTGGATTTGGAAGCACAGGAAAGAGATAAACATGTTCCAATATGGCATAAATTAAATCTTACCGTAGAAGAAGCTGCCTTATATAGCAATATAGGCGAAAATAAAATACGCGAATTAATTAATCAACCTGAATGTGATTTTATTATTGCAAAAGGTACACAAAAAATAATTAAAAGAAAACGTTTTGAAGAATATCTCGATAAAATTCAAGTTATATAAATATTGAACAAAAAGCCTTAATATGATATTTTAATATTGTATTAAGGCTTTCTTTTCTATGACAAAGGAGGTAAACAAATGAGTAGGAAAGATAGCAAAGGAAGAGTTTTAAATAAAGGCGAGAGCGAAAGGAATGATGGAAGATATTCCTATAGATGGAAAGATTATTCAGGGCATGAAAAATATGTTTATGCAAAAAACCTTAATGAACTGAGAATATTAGAGAAAGACATTATTTATAAAACATCTTTGGGATTATCTTTAAAGTCCAACATGACATTAGATAGCGTTATTAGGAAATGGTTAGACATAAAACAAGATATTTCTTTAAGTTCCAAAGAATTGTATTCTTTAAATTATAAAAGTGTAATTAAAGGAACAAAAATAAGTCAAATGAAAATTGGAGAAATTAAGAAATCTGATGTTTTATATTTTCTAAAAACATTATCGGATGAAAAAAAGTATGCCAATTCTACAATTGGAACAATTTTTACGGTCATTAATCAGGCAATGCAATTAGCTTACGATGATGGGTTAATTGCAAGAAATCCTTGTCAAAGCATAAAAATTACCAACAAGAAATCTTCATCAAAAAAAATAGCTCTTACACCAAAACAAGAAGAAGAGTTATTAGATAGAATAAATAATTCCCCAAAATCGGAAAGAATATATCCGCTTGTTGCTATTTTATTAAATACTGGGTTAAGAATAAGCGAAGCTATAGGACTTACTTGGGATGATGTAGATATTGACAACGGAATTATTTTTATTAATAAGCAAGCTATACGATTAAAGAATCACGAAACAAAACAAAGTTTAACAATATCTAAGCCAAAAACTGAAGCAGGAATCAGAACCATTTATATGACAGAGTATGTTAAAGAGCTTTTTAGACAACAACAACAAATTTCATATAAAACAAATTCCAATATCAAAATTGACAATTGTTCTAATTTTGTTTTTACTACTAACAGAGGCACAAATTTAAGTGCAAGAGCATTACAATATACACTTAAATATTTGAGTGATGATATGAATGCGAGTAGAAAAGTAATTTTACCACACGTCACTCCACATGTTCTTCGTCATACAGCCTGTACAAAAATGATTAATTCAGGAATGAATATTAAAGCCGTACAAACAATAATGGGACACGCAGATATCGGAGTTACACTTGAAACATATACGCATATTAATAATGAACAGCTACGAAATGAAATTAAAAAGCTTGAATATGTTTCTGATTAA